AAACGCCTTGGTTGGCAAAATTGCATGTTTTTTCTAACACGAAAACTGCCACACAAGCCATAAAATCGGCAAGGTATCTGACAAGTTATATGTTTGATAATGTGAAGACTTTGAAGAAAATATATGGTATCACGCCACACAAAAAATTTGTTAGGATGATTGGTAAAATTGGTTGGGTCCAAGAAGGCGTTCTATCCAAATCATTTCTAACTGAAAATGATGAAATGGTAGATCAATACATTTTTGGTATAACCAGAGACGAATATGAAGAAAAATATAATAACGGAGAATAAAATGGGGATACGGGCAGGGAAGATATGGGGTTCGACAGAATTGATACATGCAAATGGCGTTCTGGAATTTCATAGAATTGAATATAAAGCAGGCTATAAATGTTCCGAGCATGAACACCGTTTCAAATTTAACGGATTTTTTGTAGAATCAGGAAAAATGTTGATTCGCGTGTGGCAAGATGAAGATCAAAAAGGATTGGTTGATGAAACTATTTTGGAAGCTGGCCAATTCACCCAAGTCAAGCCAGGGAAGATCCACCAATTCGAAGGGCTTGAAGATGGGGTGGCATTTGAATTATATTGGGCACCACAGTTAGATGGTGATGATATCGTGAGAAGAACGATAGGTTCCAAGACATGAAGCTAATATATGAAAGGGTTGGCAAAGTCGTATATGCCAGATACTTTGGACAACTAAAACCAAGATGGATAGTGAAGGTGTTGGAATGATAAGAATCATAGCAGGGCCTTGCCAACACGAAAGTTTGGAACAAAGTTTAGAAATAGCAAGCCATTGTAAAGCAGTCTGCGCCAAATATGGCGTGGACTATTATTTTAAAGCAAGTTACGACAAAGCCAATAGAACAAGCATTACAGGTAAACGTGGAATGGGCGTCATTCCTACAATGGGCGATTTCCATGTGTTGAAAGATAAATTGGGCGTTAGAATCTTGACAGATGTTCATGACGTTGAACAAGTCGAACTGGTAAACTATTCTGGTTGTGTGGATGTTTTGCAGATACCCGCCTTTCTATGCCGCCAGACTGATTTGATTGTTGCTGCATGTAAGACTGGCAGAATAGTAAATATCAAAAAGGGTCAATTTTTGGCACCATGGGATGTGAAAGGTATTTTGTCAAAGACTATGGATGCTAAAGAAGTTTGGATAACAGAACGGGGGACTAGCTTTGGTTACAATACACTCGTTGTTGACTTTACTGGCCTTAATTATATGTTGGCTAATTATGATGATCCTATTATATTTGATGTTACACATTCTGTTCAAAAACCAGGTGGAAAAGGTGATAGTAGTGGCGGCAATCGCGCTGATGTTATTCCTTTATGTCGTGCAGCTTCTGCATTAGGTGTATCGAATTTTTTCTTAGAAGTTCATCCTGATCCAGATAATGCACCAAGTGATGGGCCAAACATGCTAAAACTATACGATTTCGAATTAGCGATTGAAAATATTGTGGAGTATAATTATGAATACAAAAGACATAGCCATTCTGATTCCAGCAAGATACGCTAGCACACGTTTCCCCGCAAAAATGCTATCAGACGTTGGCGGCAAACCACTTATACGCCGCGTTTATGATATTTGCGCGTCAACTGGATTAGACACATACGTTTTAACTGATGATGATAGAATAGCAAGTGCGGTTCCCAATTCTATAATAACAAGCGAAAATCATGAAAATGGCACTAGCCGATGTGGTGAAGTTATCGACAAATTTAACTATACCAAGTTCATAAATGTCCAAGGTGACATGCCAGATATCACACCAGAAATTATAGAAAAAATAGCGTCATGGCTTGATAGATATGGCTATGATTATGTTAGTGGTGGAATCGTGACCGCATATACTAAAATGACGCCTGAAAAACAACAAGACCAAAATGCTGTAAAAATGATACACACAGATTCTTTAGCGCATTGGTTCTGCCGTTCTTCTTTGGCATACGGTTCACATCATTTGGGTATATATGGATACACAAAAGGTGCTTTGAAAAATTATGGGAAATTGAAGGTGTATCCAGAAGAACAGATTGAAAAACTTGAACAACTTAGATGGATACAGAATGGCGTTTCCATATCAGTTGTTGAGGTAGACTTCGATGGTATTGAAATTAATACGCCAGAAGATTTGGAAATGTGGAACCAGATAAATAAGTGATGGATATACGTCACAGGGGAATTACATGAAGTCTTTCGTTGATTATAGAGAGCAAGACTATTTTTTTGAATCTTTAGATACGGCTGTAGAATTTGAAATGACGGAAGATACCATTCTTCCTAAACAAATTTATGCAACTGCAAAAATCAATGGTTCTGACTATGGCATGTCTTTAGTGGAAACGACTTACGATAAAGTTTACATGATAGAACTATACCGTATTGTAAGTGTCAAAAAAAGAACGTGGTCTTTCAAGACGCCTTCTGACATTCGCCCTGTCCTGTCAACATTCCTAAAATTCATGGAAGCTTCGTATCCGTTCATTCGCAATAGGATGAACGGAATAATCATAGATATTCCTGGCAAAACTGGTTCGGAAAGATATCAAAGTCTTTTGACCAGAATCTTGAAAAAGACCTACATACAGACATTCCGTGTCGTCCCTGTCAAAAAAATATCAGATGGTGCTCGAAACTACATTTTTGTCACGAAGAAAAGCGTAAGCCCTGAAATGATATTCAAGACTGCGGTGTTCAAAAAGCACTTCGAGTTTGACCCAACAAACATGGAAATCGAAGATATCATAACAAGTGAAAACATCGAAAAAATCACTGTGCCGTATAGAAAGCAAAAAGAAATTGTGAGCACGACTCCAAGCAAGCGTTATGCTTTCAAGAAGTTAGATTTGGGTAACGAAATTGATAGTCAAGACGTGAAACTCATTGACGACATATCGAACAAAGCTGTGAAAAGTAAAGGCGGTTCAAACGTAGTGGATCTTCTGAAAAGCGATGAAGTTGTTGGAGACAAAGTAGAAGAGCCACCTTTGGCGAAAATTTCTTTGACTTACAAACAAGGTGACGATATTCATAGTGACAACATACCGCTTGCTGGTTTGATTAAATCAAGAATGTCTTGGAGTCTTAATAGCGCATTGAATAAGTTGGGCAAAGAAGGTAATAAGATGGATGATAAGTATTTGGTCAGTAGTCTTAAAAGTGTTTTCAAGTCCATATACAAATACGATTCATCAATAACTATGAGAAAGATCATGGTGAATATGGGCCTTACAAATGATAACGGCTTGATGAAGATTGGCGTGAAAAATAAGAAAATGTGGGAACAGGTTCTTAATGATGTTATAGACATGACACCAGAAGATGCTAAAAGCGCACGTGCTGCTTTCATAGCAGTCAAAAACATAGACACCGCAAAAGCTTCTGATATGTATAAAACTACACTAGATTCCGCCAAAGTTTTGGAATTGCCGTTTGCAGTCCAAGCAAAAAAAGAAGCTTTTTCTGGTGATAACGCTACAAAATGGGATAACGGTCTAGGATTTGGAAACACCCAAGAAAATATCACCGAAAAAATAAATGTTGTGAAAAGCTATAAAAGCTATAATCAATTTGCTACCATATTCGAAAAATGGGCAGGAAAAAGCATAGATGATTCTTCAAGTCTAAGTGAAGAAGAACGTGAAGAATTAAAAGCGGTTCGTTCATTTAGATCATACACTGGTACTGGATATAAAATAATAAACCCAAATCTTAGAAAATCACTATCTTCTATAAAAACGGGCGATTTTTACTTAGATAGCAATTCAGACGCCATGTTCAAATTCTATAGTAAATATGCTGTGGAGATGGAAGATGATGTATGGGTTTATCGAAATGCCAAAGTCCCAGGCCAAGGTAAATTTGAACCTGGTGATGTTTTTGTAGATCCTGCTTGGCTATCCACTTCTTTGAGCACACAGGTATCTATGGGTGAAAAGCCCGATTCTATGAGAATGAAGATATTCCTCCCAAAAGGAACAAGATGCATTCCAGTTTTGAATTTTTCTGGCGTCCCTGGGGAAAAAGAAATCATGCTACCACCTTTTAGTAGAATAAGATTCACCGAAGTATATCACACAACGCAAGGGACGTTAAAAAAGCCATATGTCGTGGGTGTATATACAGGCAACGGCGCTGAAAGCTTCTATGAGGCATACAAAAAAGGTGCAGACGATCTTAAAATGCTTTTCGAAAATAAGAAGCAAGACGACAAGAAAACTAAGAAATCTGAATCTGTTTGGGATGAAGAATTGTTGTCGCTTGATGATATGAAAGATTTGGAAGATAAAATCGCTAAGGGTAAAATCAAAATTACCTATTGACAATTCATTCCATAACTGTTATACATAGACAGTTAAAGGAAGGTATGGTTATGAAAAATTTAGAACCCGACAAGACAAAAAAACCCAATACCAAAAAAGAAACGGTTTGGGATGATGAAATGATTTCGCGTGAAGAAATGAATAACTTGAACGACACCTTTGAAAAAAAGAAGGTAGAGTTCAAGCTATAATTAGTGTGACTTATATAACACACTTCATTTGGGACATTTTTATGTGCTTGACAAAAGCAACCAGATGAACTAAATATAACACTACTTAATTGATGTGATTTGCGACAATAGAACCTTTGTTCTATAAAGACAATCCAATAACATCGTTAATTCAACCAACACCCTCAAAGGGGTGTTAAATATCATATATGAAGGAGACTATAATGAAAACTATTCTAGCAACTTTGGCGCTTATCACCACAATGGCAACTTCTGCTATGGCCGCAGATTTCGACAATAACACATATGGCGTTACTGTTACTTCTGGTGCGCTTGATTTCGCGCTTGATGCAAATGAAGATGGGCTAACTGATTTTGAAGTTGGTGCAACTGGTCTTGCTTATACCGTTGGTGCAGTTGATGCAAATGTTCGTGGTGCGCTTAGCTATAACCTTGATACCGATACTATCGGTGTTCGCGGCGAATACAATGTTAATTGGGCTGCTGCAACAAACACAACTGTTTATGGAACCGCAGCAGTTGAATATGCAACTGTAAATACCGACCTTAAAGATGGCGATTTCTTCTTTGACCCATCCGTTGGTGTATCCTATGCGTTCGCTGATGGTGTTTCCGTTTTCGGTGAAGTAGGTTACACTTGGAATGCAAGCGATGACTGGTCACGCGCTGGTGGTTATGTTGAAGTCGGTGTTCCATTCACCGTTGTTGACAATGTAACTGTTACGCCTAGCCTAGTTCGTGGGTTTGATACTGGTTCTGACGAAACCAACTTCAATCTTTCGGTTGGCTTGAAGTTCTAATCAAGAATAGGGTGGTTCCTTAAAAAACCCGTGGGAGGCCAAGGTTAGCCTCCCATTTCTATATAAATAAGATTGTAGTGATGAAGTTCACTGAAAACGTTCTGGACTCGGCTTCGAAGCCGACACCTCCACCACAGATACACTTTAAGTAGCAGGACAACTTGTTTCGGACTGCGGGATTAGGCGAGGCGGTAAGTGTATCTTTGCTGGGGGTGAAATGGGATCGACAGGCGGAATAGGCAGGATGGAGCTACCCCGATCTAAGCTGGGTTAACGCGACGAAACTAAGAAATGCAAACACAAATGCAAAACCAGAGGTTCGCCTAGCGGCTTAATCTCTTGCGGTATGGGTTCCACCGTATAAAATAACGGACCCACTTACACATCACACAACATAGAAAGGTCTATAAATGATAAGACGTATTAATTCACAAGCTCAAGTAGTAACAAATGGTATCGGAATTCAGTCAGGCGGATATGTCAACATGTCGCCAAGTTCATTCCCAAGTCCAATTACACCAGTCCCACCAGTTTATTCTGTAAACAATACATTACAAAAACCAAATCTAGCAGAAGCATTCAAGCCTAAACGTGCTGGAAAAAAAACTTCACATATCATTTTCGTTCTAGACGATTCTGGTTCCATGCAATCATGTAGGGAAGCTACTATTTCTGGATATAACGAATATCTACAAATGCAACGCGAAGATGCTAAAAACACTAGTATCCCTACTTTTGTTTCGCTTTACAAATTCGATGGACATTCGGTGAATTGTGTGTTCAATCGCGTTTCGATTGAAGAAGTCAGTAGCATTGACGAAAAAACCTACAATCCACAAGGCACAACAAATGATTCTATTATCATCACTATCTTGACAGACGGTCATGAAAACGCTTCCAAAACTTTTGACAATACAAACGTCAAGCAAATGGTCGAGAAAGCGGAAGGTAAAAATTGGGGATTCATGTTCCTTGGTGCTAACATTGACGCATTTGCCGCAGGTGCAAGCCTTGGGTTTGGGCAGCAAAATACAATGCAGTATGACACCGCTTCTATGGGAAGCACCATGCGTTCCGCATCTGCTATGACTTCACGCATGAGAACCGCTTATGCTTCTGGCATGGATTCTACACTTGCATATGCTTCTTCCACATTCACAGATGAAGAAAGAATGAGTGCGGTAAAACAAGATGACAAATAAGAATCCCTTTGAAGTTCGTCTTGACGTTCTGAAAATGGCACAAGAAATGCTTGAAACCGAGCATAGAACAAAAGAACTTAAATTTCGTGAAGAAGTGGAAACAATGCGTTCTTCGCAACAAGTTCCTGCAAATGATATCATGAGTCATATAGAACAGAACGCACCGAAACCCTACACTGCAGAAGATGTAGTAACAAGATCATCTGCATTGTATAACTTCGTTTCGGATAAGTCTAAATAAGGAAAGGGGGGATAACCCCCCTTTTCTACAAGGAGTAAGATATGTATAACGTAAACTTCATGATTGATTTTATTCAATCGTCAAAGAAACAGTTCGTTGCCGCTACGGTAACAGACGATAGAATCAAACAAGGGTTGGATGAATTTGTCGATACCCAAACCCTACTTTGTAAAATCATAACCAAGAACGCGACCGATTTTACAAAAATTTTGATGGAAAATCAGAAAGTTGGGAATATTTGTAAGCCATGAGCAATTTGAAAGAATTGACTAAGCATCATCACACGCGAGCAGAAAAGACTGCTTTTGTCAATAGGATGTTGAAGAAAAACATGACGCCTATACAGTATTACATATACTTATCCAACATGTTTTTGATGTATTCTATTCTAGAAGAATGGTCTGAAAAAGCTGGTGTCCTAGAAGGAATTGAAGGCATCAAGCGTTCGGTTAACATGATGAAGGATCTTCAAGAACTTGAAAAAATGCACAATTTCAAAACGCCAAAACCTTTGAAATCTGCTATGCATTACTATGATTATGTTATGCGTCTTGAAGATGATAAAGATAAGCTTTTAGCACACATATATGTTCATCACATGGGTGATTTGTCTGGCGGGCAGATTTTAAAAAGATTCGTGTTTGGTTCGGCAACGCGATACGAATTTGATGGCGACATTGAAGTTCTAAAAAGTAAAATGCGCGAAAAACTACATGATGGTTTGGCCGATGAAGCTAAGACTTGTTTTGATATGGTTACTGAATTTTTGGAAGAATTGGAGGAATCTGTTGGCCATATGGGAACCACTGATTGAACTTACCGATAGGATAACAAACCTATTCGATTCCAAATTTGAAAGATTTCCACTTGATGAAAAAGTGGATTTCGATGGGTGGAATGACACCTATTGGCGTTCCGATAAAATACGAAAATGCCACTTGAAAACGATAGACAATCGCGAAAGTAGAAAAACGTGGTTGCTTCACATAAACATTTTCCCCCATGTTGATATGGATACCCCTATATTGGGATTTGATGTTGTATCTGGCCAAAACAAGATAACAGGGAGCTTTTTTGATTTTTCACCTATCAGTAATCATCATCCATACATGACTACGTTTCGCGATGTTGTTTCAGAAGTTGATTGGAATAAGCCTAGAGAACTACCAGAATGGGCGAAAGAAATATTTTCAGATTCCATGATTGCGGCTGGCAATGTTCGCGATTCTGAAATTGAAAAATTGTGCAACACGACTTATGGGCTTATAGAATATTATGTCAACAATTTGGAAAATGAACAACGAAGTGACAAAAATTACGTTGACATACATAACAAATATTGCTACAATCAAAAATTAAACCCACATCTGCACAATTCTATAATTTCCATGGGGATAAGCAAAGAAGATAAAGATCGTTACGTTAACAAGGTTTTGTTTGTGGAAATTTGAATGGAAGATAGCGAAGCTTATGTTCGATATCCAGAACACAGGATATGGTTTAACAAACTTTTTCTTTCCGAAAATTTAGGTTATGATTGTGGGCCTTGTGGGATTGCGCCGAAAAAAGACGGTTACTACATAGTAAGGCCGATATACAACCTTTCTGGTATGTCGATTGGCGCAAAGAAAATATGGATTGATGGTGGCGACAAGACAAAAGTCCCACCTGGTTATTTTTGGTGCGAATGGTTTGAAGGTAGACACATATCGGCAAGTTTTGTCTATAATAATGGATGGGAATTTTGCTCTGGATGGGAAGGGTTTAAAAATGCTGAAAATCTTAGTAGATTCACTAAATGGGTTCGATTGGGTCACTTTTCATATGTGTTGCCAATGTCACTCAATGTGCTTGCCGATATAGGTTTGATGAATGTCGAATTTGTTGACGGGAAGATAATTGAAGTTCATTTGAGAGATACGCCTGATCCTGACTATGATGAATTGATACCAATTTGGGCTGATGATGAAAAAGGTCTTGACTTTTACACAAAAGAAGGATATATTATCCTTTATCAGCATGACGATGGAGATGGATTCTTGGAAATTCCAAGAATCGGGTTTGCTGCAAAAAATCATTAAAATGGAGGTTTGATATGGGTAACGCATTTTTTGTTGCTGAAGATAATAATGGTGCACAAGCTTCTGTGTATTTTTCGACAGAAGGTATTCACAAAATTGTATTTACAGATTCTAATGGACATAAATTTTTCACAGAAGAGTATGTAGAATTGCCTATTCAGGTAGTCGAACAAGCTGCCGTGGATTGGGCAATGGGTAAACGGGAACTTATTTAAGGAGAAACAAATGCTACTTACGACATATTTTAAGGAAGCTTCTGGCACAGGGGCAAGAGCAGAAATACACGAAACTTCGGATGGTTATACAGTCGAATATTATGGTTCTAATGGTAGTCTGATGAAAACTGCAACGCATCAAGCAGACATTAAAACTGTCAAAACCATTGTTGAAAATTGGGTTAACAATGTTTCGGTGTTAAACGGATGATAGCAGCAAAAACACCCGATAAGATACATCATGAAATATCTAAGATGCTTTCAAATGGCGTGTCATATATCGATGCACTTGTTGATTATTCCAAGAAAGAAAACATGGAAATAGAAACTTTGGCAGCAATAGTCAAAAAATCTGAGATAATGCGCGAAAAGATACGCGAAGAAGGCGTTCGTTTGAGAATGGTGAAAGATGACAGCAATGCAACAGGTAGATTATTTTAACGGACATAAAGCCTATGTTCATTATATGGCTCTGAAACGGCATTTTACTAGCAAGTCTTACGATTTTTTTAAGTATGGCGGAAAAGTAAATTCACCATATGATACTTTCAAGACAAGACATGACGCGCCAATGTTTCAAGTCTTGTCTAAGAAAAAAGACTACCAAAATTTGATTCTTGCCAATATCTTACACAATCCAAAGGTTTGGGTTGGTGGACTTTTGGATCAAGAATCAGAAGAAGTCTATTTTGAATGGAAAAAACGCAACGATTCGCTTTCCTACTTTTTCAAAATGGATCTGAAAAATTTGAAAGACGATTTCCAAGACAATTTTTCTTTCAAAGGTGGAACTGCACCCCATGTAGTTTCGCTGACCATGGCAAAAGACATATCCATGGAAACCTTTACTATATTGTCACACATGACCAAATCCTTCGATTATTGGGAAGAAAATGGATTCGACAATATAGTATATAGTGGCATATTAACCACTTCTAAAAAATATCATCCTTTTCTGCAATATGACAGAAAAAAATTCAAAGAGATGATAAAAGACCGCTTCTTCCTTGTATAAATAGTGTTGTCTTGTGAAAGCAAGGAACAATATCATACAAAATACATCAAAATACATCAAAATACATCAAAATACATCGCAATATAAGGAGACATACGATGGCTACATTTAATTTTAAAGAACTGAAGAAAAATCGTTCTAATTCTTTCGAGAAACTTAACAAGCAACTAGAAGAAGTTTCATCGAAAGGCTATTCCAATCCCGATGAAAATAAATACTGGAAGCCTACGCTTGATAGCGCGGGTAACGGATATGCTGTTATCAGATTCCTACCCGCACCAGATGGTGAAGATGTTCCTTTTGTCCGTCTTTACACACACGGATTTAAAGGCCCTACTGGACAATGGTATATTGAAAACTGCCTTTCTACAATAAAGCAAGACGACCCTGTTAATGAATTTAACAACAAGTTGTGGAATTCTACAGAAGATGACAAGTCGCCAGAACGCACACAGGCTAGAATTCAAAAGCGTAAGCTGAACTTTATTTCAAACGTTTATGTGGTTTCTGACCCTTCTAATCCTGAAAATGAAGGTAAGGTGTTCTTGTTTAGATATGGCAAGAAAATTTTCGACAAGCTGAAAGATGCACCAAATCCTGAATTCGAAGGCGAAACTGCGATTGACCCATTTGATCTTTGGGATAACGGCGCAAACTTCCGTCTGAAAATCAGAAAAGTCGAAGGATATCCAAACTACGACAAGTCTGATTTTGCAGAACCAGCGCCATTGTTCGAAAATGATGATGAATATGCAGAAAAGCTATCCAACATCTATTCGTTGCAAGAAATCATCGATCCTAAAAACTTCAAATCATATGATGCTTTGAAGGAAAGGTTCCATCGCGTTCTTGGCCTAACAGATATGGGTTCTAGAAATGGCGCAAAACAAAATGCGCTACACGATGAAGATGAAGAAATTGACATTTCCAAGTTTGCCGCTTCTGCTAAAGAACAGACGCCTAAAGAAGAAAAGATAGCAATTTCTTCATTCGAAAGCGATGAAGATGACGACGATATGGAATACTTCAAGTCTCTTGCTAAAAAAGGCTAACAGAAGGGGGTTAATACCCCCCTTCTTCCAAATATAGGGAGATACATAATGAAGGAATACATACAGCCATTCGATGAAGATTTTGGTTTCAGTTTTGTTGATGAAGATTTTGAAGAAGTCAAGTCACAAGTTTCCAAGCTTGAAACGGCAACCAAAACCGACAAAGACACAATTGAAGATTTGGAAAGAAGATTGAAAGCTATGCACGATTCCATAGACCCCTTCTTAGAAAATCTAAAGAAAAATCCCGAAAAAACTACTATCTACTGGCCTAATAGGACAGAAAAAATTGGCCAATTTCAACAAAGGCTAAAACAAATACTAGTGGGTTAGTCACCCACTCTAAAACAATCAACACTTAGAAAGGACATTAAATGAGCACGTTACTAGAACGTATGCAGAAATCTGGCTCCATCAAAGGAGCGGCGGTTCTTAGCGAATCTTCTTTTTTCAACGCCAAAGATGTAATCCCTACAGATCTTCCCATTTTGAATATCGCGTTTAGTGGTAGTCTTGATGGCGGTCTGATACCTGGTTTAACAATATTCGCTGGCCTTAGCAAAAGCTTCAAGACATTACTAGGTCTATATTGTATGAAAGCTTACTTCAACAAATATCCAGATGCAATAGCACTACTCTACGATTCAGAATTTGGTATAACACCAGATTACTTGGAAAGCAATGGTATTGATCCAGAACGTGTATTGCACATACCAGTTGAACATGTAGAACAATTGAAATTTGATATTGTCAAAAGACTTGATGAAGTCAAACGTGGTGATAAGGTTTTCATCATGCTAGATTCCTTGGGTAATCTTGCTTCGAAAAAAGAAGTTGAAGATGCAGAAAATGAAAAATCTGTTGCTGACATGTCAAGAGCAAAAGCTATCCGTTCTTTGCTTAGAATCATAACTCCGCACTTGACAATGAAGGATTTGCCGTGTATAGTAATCAATCATGTATATCAAGAAATAGGCATGTTCCCGAAAACTATAATCCCTGGTGGCACTGCTGTAACATATGCAGCAAACCAAATTTTTGTGATTGGTAAAGCACAAGAAAAAGAAGGGACAGAACTTTCGGGGTATAAATTTACCATCAACATTGAAAAGTCAAGATTTGTCAAAGAAAAGGCAAAGCTACCTTTCACGGTTCTTTATGACAGTGGTATTCAAAAGTGGTCATCACTATTTGATTTGGCTGTGGAATCTGGTCACATTATCAAAGTGAACCAAGGTTGGTATAGCACAGTCGATATGACAACTGGCGAAATAGCCGATGGTAAAAGACGCGCAAAAGACATAGAAAACGATGATGAATTCTTTGTCAATCTTATTAAAGATGATATATTCAAAAATTTTGTGGAAAAGAAGTTCAAACTCGGTGCAATGGGTGCAGTTAGTGCTAGCGCCTATGTAGAGGAGGACTACGAAGAAGAGGATTAATTAGATGTCAATGGAAAACACCATACTTGCGAATTTGATACATAATGAAGAATACTACAGAAAGGTTTTCCCATACATCAAAGAAGAATATTTTGACGACAATGCAATCAAAAAGATATTCAACTCTTTTTCAGAATATGTAAGCGAATATCAGGGCCTCCCTTCCATTGAGGCCCTGAAAATAACCTTAGAAGATAGAAAAGATCTCAACGAAAACACATTCAAAGAAGTCGTTGAAAAAATTGGCGAACTGAAAACGGATTCCAAAACAGACCCCGAATGGTTGTTAGATCAAACTGAAAAGTTTTGTCAAGACAAAGACCTATACAATTCCATCAGAAAATCGATTATGATCTATGATGGACAAGACAAAGAATATGATAAAGGCGCTATACCTGAACTTCTTTCTAAGTCTTTGGCGATTAGTTTTGATACACATATTGGTCATGACTTCTTGGAAGATTTCAATTCCAGATATGAATACTACCATAGAAAAGAAGAACGCATACCATTTGATATTGACATAATGAATATGATTACAAAGGGCGGCTTGCCTAAAAAGTCTTTAACATTGTTTTTGGGTGCAACTGGTTCTGGTAAAAGTATTGTCAAGTGTCATATGGCTGCTGCACATCTTCTATTCGGCAAAAACGTTCTTTATATCACCGCAGAATTGAGTGAAGAAGAAGTTGGACGCCGCATTGATGCTAACATGATGGAAATAACGATAGACGAAGTTGCAGATTTGCCTTTAAGCACATACGAAAAAAGAATGTCCAGACTAAAGGACAAAACACCAGGCAAGCTAATCATCAAAGAATATCCTACAAGCTCTGCACATGTGGGACATTTTAGGCACCTTCTTAATGAACTTAGAATGAAGAAGAACTTCAAACCAGACGTTATATATCTGGACTATTTGAACATCTGCGCTTCATCAAGACTAAAAGGCAATTCTGCTGCCAATTCTTACACTTTGGTAAAGTCAATCGCAGAAGAAGTAAGGGGTTTGGCAGTAGAATTTAACGTTCCTATCGTTTCCAGTTCGCAGTTAAACCGCGATGGATATAATAACAGTGACGTTGATTTGACTAACACATCCGAATGTATTTTCGTTGACGAAAAAGTTACTGAAAAAACCAAAGGTGTTATGAGAATTGCTGACCTTTCACCAGGGGATATAATAAAATCTAATGATGGAACAAAAATTGTCACAATGGTCCATCATCCAAAATCTAAAGAATGTGTAAAAATTACGACTAAATCAGGGAAAGAAATCATTGTAAGTAAAAATCACGTATTTCCCGCTAAATCGCCAACGGGTGAGGTGAAAAGAATTTCTGTATCGGGTGGCTTAGAAAAAGGCTTTTATATAAATGGTATCAACGGTGAATGTAATACACACACAGGAGATACAAATGACAAAGAATTTAACCGAAAGAAAACCAGTTAAAAATTTGTTAGAAATGATAAGCATAGATAAAAGGTCATACTTTTTTGCTGCGATGATAAAGTATGACCTTTTTTCATTACCTTTTAATGTAGCTTTAAAAAGATTGCAATGGTTTAAAGACATATTGGTTAATAACGACAATTTTTTCTTTGAAAAATACGAAAAATATTGTAGCTTGCACAACTCTTCATATGAAGCATTGGAAATAAGATACGGAAAAACAAGAGCGGACGAATACAAAGAAAAACTTTTAAGTAGACCAAAAATAGATCGCTCTAAACAAAACAAATATTCTGCTGAATACATTTCTAATATAAAGTCCATATCTTTAGAGGAAGCAGAAAAAGTAGTAAAAAATAGGAAAAAGAAAAAAAGCATAGAAAGTAAGAATATGCACCAAAAATTGAAAAAATCTGGATATTCATATAGAGAAAATAATCCGATGTGCATAGAATATTACATAAAACGCGGAAGTGACGAGAAAGAGGCAAATGAGTTACTAAGATTACATTTAGAAAAAACTAGAAATTCGATTGATGGGTTTTTTATGCGTTATGGCGATGAAGACATTGCAATAGAAAAGTATAGCGAATATATCAAAAACCGTAAGCTCACGTGGTTTGAAAAATACGGTAGAAACACACCAATGTTGCCAAGAACATCTAAAGAATCTTTGAAATTTTTTATACCGCTTTATAAAAACATCAGACGATTGGGGCTGCAAAAAGAAGATATACAATGGGGTATCGCGGGTTCGCGTGAATTTTTTATTGGTGATGAAGGTGATACGTTTGCATACGATTTCACAATAAAAAGTATTAAATATATCATAGAATATAATGGCTCATTTTGGCATTCGAACCCTTTAGGTGATTATAAAGGTTTCTTATCAGAAGATATTATCATAGCAAAAGATTACAAAAAGAAAAATGTTGCCATTAAAAAAGGATTTCGTTATAAGACAGTGTGGGATACAGACGATTTTTCTTTAGTTAGAAAACAAATATTAAAAGAAGTTGGAGATATGTTATGAATGTAGAAGATTTTTGTTTTTTGAAAGCCCAACACATGATAAGTAATGGTTTAGCAAAAGACATGGATTTATTTGATCTTACTGACCTACTTATAAGTATTGAAAAAGAAAAGGAAGAAAAACAATTAAAGAGCGATGCTGCGAGTATCGATTTTAATGATGAAATCATATTAATAGAAGATGTGGGCGTTTTGGAAACTGTAGATATTTCTGTCACTGGCGATCAACTTTTTTACTGTAATGGGATACTCACAAAAAACAGCATGGGTATTACCCACACAGCCGATGCAATTTTTGCATTGATTACTTCCGAAGATTTAGAAGCTATTGGTCAAATAATGATAAAGCAGTTGAAAAATCGTTGGGGTGATTTGAACACATATCGAAAATTTGTAGTTGGCATGGATAAAGCAAGAATGCGGTTGTATAATGCAGAAAAGAAAGCACAGAAAAATGTGACTAACGAAAATCAAAATACAGATGAACAAAAATCTGTATTTGGTGATGGCGAATTCAATCCCGTATTGAATAAAAAAGATGGAAAGAACAAGCTTTTTAATGTAGGAGGATTCCAATGAGTTATTCGGTAGTTAAAAAAGACAAGGGTTTCAATGTTTTCGAAAAGGAAAGCGAAACTGAAATTGTTTTGGAAAGGTCGGAAAAAGAAGCACGTGATATTTGCAGAAAGCTCAACTTAGGTTCGGGGTTCCATGGTTTCACACCACACTTTTTTGCACATAATAAAGGAGTAATAACAATATGAATGTGATACAAAATTCAACATGGCCCATTGTTGGGCTGAAAGAAGAAATCGACAAACTTGAGGGATGCTATCAAGTCGAAATAGACACTTCCACAAAAGTAAAGCTGAAAGGCGGCAAATCAAATCCTATGCAAGATCGCGTCACCAAGAAAACTGTTGGTGCCAAGATGATGTTGTTTTCTAATGTGGGTAATGACGCCTATGAAAAAATGGTCAAGTCTAGAATGGAAACAGAAGGTAAAGATCCCGAATCTTTCGAATTGAAACCAAGGGCATGGGGAACACGCATAGAAAACACCCCCTTTGTAGAACACAAAGGAAACTACTATATAGAGTTATACCATATTGAATCGGGAAAAACGATGTACTTCTTGGATGATGAAGAAATCAATAAAGACGAAATAGAAGGTCTTGAAGATAAGAAGGTCAATGAAGATTCACAAGGTGGTATTGCTAACAAAGTGATAGTAAGGACATATTCAATGGAATCCATTGAAAAGCTGACCGTCACTTCCAAGATAAACTAAGGAAGGCATTACAACATGGAAGAAGATAAGAATCAACAAATTATAGACCTATATAAAGAAATTCTAGTGGAAAAGAAATCTTTGCCCGTATACAAGGATTTTCTAGAACATGGTATAACACGAGACATTCTACGCGGTAGATTTGGTGGGATAGAAAATCTACACGAATACTTTAAAGACAACCATGAAGAATTTCTGGATGAACATTTCTTTTCAGTCGATGGTATATTTTCGACACACAGAAACGCATTGAACAGTGACAAGAAAATTTTTGTCATAACAACTGCTGTTGCCGATAGTAAGGCACACCAAGGGTTTCTAGATGCTATTAAAAATTTCTGCAATCGCAATGATGCCCAAACAATCATCATGCCATGCGAAAGCGTGACAAATAGTTTCGAAAACAAAACTGCAATATTTGATACGGTTTTTAATGACCCCGCTTATCTCTTCGTTCAAGAAGACACCCCATTAAACGACAACATATCTTTGTGTAGTATCCAAGTTTCCGCAAAACAGATAAAGCCCATAACTGGTCTTTCTAGATTGGGTAACAGGGAAGGCTCGTATGTTTTCGCAAGCCCAAAGCAGTTTTTGGAGTATGTTCCTTCTGGAAACAGCAGGGGAAAAAACTATTCGATTATGACAACTGGTTCTTGCACACTTCCACAATATTATACCGACACTTTTGTATCCAAAAGATTGTCATACATTGCAGGCTTTGACCATGTTATTGGTGCTATCATAGTTGAGATTGAAGATGACAAGATATTCCATTTTAGACAAATACAAGGCGATGAAAGCGGTTCCTTCATCGATCTAGGGGTAAAATACTTGCCAAATGGACAAGTGAAAGAAGTCCCTGTGAATGTGGTTTTGGGCGATTTGCACGGGACAAGTGTAGATGAAGAAGCATTGGATTCCTTCATCGGTTTATTTTCACAAATGAAAGTCAAAAACGTATACCTTCACGATGTTTTTGATGGGTATAGCATTAGCCATCACGTCAAAGATATTGCTGAAAAAAGCTTGCGGTCTATAAACGGCGAAGAAGATTTGCAGCAAGAATTGCAATTGACATACGATCTGGTTAAAAAGATTGACGACGAACTGAAGCCTACTGGCGTAAAAATAGTAAAGTCAAACCATGACGAATTTTTGACTAGATATTTGGCAAGTGGTAGATACATCGAAGATCCGAGAAATCACTATCTATCACTGAAAATAGCAACAGCATTGTTTGAAAACGAAGATGTGTTGAAACGTGGATTTTCAATTATTGGAAACAAAATACCGCAAAAATGGGATTTTTTGAATCGCGATCAATCGTCAAAAATTGGTGATGTTGAATGTGGGTCACATGGTGATTTGGGATTGAATGGTGCCAAACCTTCTATCAACAGCATAGAAAAAGTCTATGGTGATTGTGTTGTGGGACATGCACACACGGCGGCTATCCAAAGGGGCGTTTTCAGAGTTGGAACAACTTCTGTTCTTGATATGGGCTACAATCGCGGTCCTTCATCTTGGACACATACTTCTTGTCTTGTATACGAAAATGGGCAAAGACAACTGGTGAACAGCATCAATGGAAAATGTACAACTTTTTTCAAAAAAGATGTTGACAACTGAACGAGCATTGTCTATCTTAATCTTGTAGCTGATACAGAGGTAGATAGACATGCCCACTTTCGAAGTCCCTTCTTTTCGCGCTGAAAGCCTGAAAGAACGGTTGAACAAGCTTGTTAAAAAAGCTAACAAATACGGTAACACCGACATTTCATATTCTGTCGGTGTTCCTTACATGAACACTGTGAAAAACAGCGACGGCGAAAAAATTGACGTTGAATATGTATCTTTCACTGTTTCTGGTGACGCACCAAAAATTGCTGGTTGGGAGCTTCTTGCCCGTATTGAACTTATGGGCGATGAAAATCTTATCCATGTTGTTCCTAGCAAAGAACACGAAATTGATGCACGGTTTCGGTCGCACGGTAACGAGTGTGAACACTGCAAAACTTTGCGGCGGCGGAATGATGTTTACGTTTTCGCTAATGAAGAAAAGCAGATCGCAGTAGGGCGGTCATGCCTCCGTGATTTCATGGGAATTGATGACCCTAAAATGATTGTTGCGCGGGCACAATTCTTTGAAGATATGAAAAAAACCTTTGATGACGAAGAAGAGTTTTCGTTCGGTTCGCACAGATACTTCACTTTGAAGAGCATCTTGACCGTTGCAGCAGCCCAAATTCGGAAAAATGGGTTTCGGTCTAAAGCAGTCTCGCTTGAACAAGGTGTTCTTTCGACTGCGGATGCGACAAAACTTCAAATGATGGATGACCCCAAAGTTTCGGTTGTTATCGAAGATGAAGATGCTATTTGGGCAGATAAGACTGCTGAATTTTTCCGCGCCAAATCGTTTTTCGGTAACGAATATATGGACAATGTTCGGGTGATAATGAAGCAAGATATTGTGAAAAATGATCACGTTGCCTTTGTTGTCAGTGCGGTTTCAGTAGTCCAGCGTGAATTTGCCAAAGAAAAAGCCAATAAAGACAATGCTGCACAAAGCGACTTTGTTGGACAGATCAAGGAACGGATTAAGGGTCTTGAGCTTGTTCTGGAAAAAATCATCTTCCTTGGATATGGTGCTTTCGGTTCTACCTACCTTCACTTGATGAAAGATGAAACTGGTAACGTCTTTAGCTGGATCACTGGAAACAAAATGGAAGTTGATGAAGGTAGCAATATCAAGATTGACGCCTCGGTTAAAGAACACAAAGTTTACAACGGTGTTAAGCAGACTGTCCTTACGCGGGCCAAGATGAACTGAAATTAAGTAAAAGCTAAAAAAGGGGGCCGAAGCCCCCTTTTTTTATAAATAAAGGGATACTTAAACAGAATTCCCAATATAAGTGGTAGTAATGATAAACTATATCAAGAAAGATCTCACCAAGTTATACAACATAGGTGATGCTTTATGCACACCAGATGTGTATTTTGACATATCATCAGAAAAAGAACGCACGATAATTGGTGGTGGCGTATGGAATATTCCAGACCATGCTAGAAAGCCAAATGCCAATAAAATGATCGTGTGGGCGGCTGGAAAGTCTGATAAAGACTTGGGCAAAAAAATACCAGTAAAAACACAAAACACATTCCTTGAATGGACAAGCCGCGATATGGATTTGTTGGAAGACAAGAAAAAGTTTCTTCCATGCGTAAGTTGTCTAAACGAAGAAATTATATCTGAACCGAAAGGTGATAAGATACTGATTTTCACAAACGCCAATCAAGTGGTCAGTTCTAGCATAAACGAAAAATTAGCAGACAAATACATATTGGCCAAGAATGATGAATCAAAAGATAGCTTTCTTCGAAAATGGGAAATGTGTGACAAAATTATCACTAATTCTTATCATGGAATTTATTGGTCGTTGTTAAGTGGAAGGAAGGTAATTCCGTTTGGGTATTCTTCCAAGTTCACTAGCGTCACTAGTTTGTTCGGCATTCAATTCCCCAAAGAAAACTTATACGATGTAAGAAACAGAACGGCAGTTTCGCGAATGATTGAAATGCACAAAAGCAACTTCATTGAGGTCAAGCAAAATCCTTTGCAGCAATTTAGAGAAATGAACTTAAAATTTGCAGATGGGCTTGCAAAGCATGAAGTGGTTTGCAAGGTAAAATGAATCGTTACATAGCTTGTTTAAAATATGGCGACAAATACTCTGCCGATTATGTGAATACACTTTACAGTATGACCCAAAGGCATACAACTTTGGAACACGAATTCATTTGTATGACTGAAAATGCACAAGGGCTAAACCCGCACATCAAAGTCATAGGTCTAGAAACTAAAGGTTTGAGTGGATGGTGGTATAAACCAACATTCTTTTCGCCCAACTTGGGTCTTGATGGGACTGTTCTTTTTATTGATTTGGATGTTATCATATTCAACAATATCGACAAGTTTTTTGAATATGAACCAAGCAAATTCTGCATATCGCGGGGATTTAGTAAAAATAACAAAGACGGGATGAACAGTAGTTGTTTTAGGTTTGATACCAATACAATGAATCGCGAATATGACGAATTCATTAACAACTCAGAAAGCATAATGAAAAGATTAGATGGCGATCAAGATTGGATGCAAGAAACAGTAAAAGATTATTCTTTTTGGCCGAATAATTGGATAATGAGCTATAAGCTGGATATGGTAGACAAAAAACATATTAAAAAAGTAGGCAATAGGTTTCAGATAAATATAGAACCGCTACACGAAAAAGAAACATCAATAGCGGCTTTTCATGGGGAGCCAAATCCACATCAAATCGACAACATGTGGTGCAAAAAGCATTGGAGATAATATGGCTGAAGAGCGCAAAAAAGTAATAACAAAATTTGCTAAAGAAAATGGATGGACATTGGGTGCAGAACTTGGTGTTTGGAGGGGAAGGACATTCAAATATGTTCTTACAAACGTCCCTGAACTAAAATTGATAGGCGTTGATCTTTATGCACCACAACATGATAATGACGGTCCCGAAAAATGGACACCCGGTGAAAATGGACACGAATGGGATCACGAAACTTATTACCAAGATATAACAGATTTTTGTAAGAAGGTGGATGGAAGAGGAACCCTACTTCGTATGAAAACTAGCGAGGCCGCAGATTTGGTAGAAGACGAAAGCTTGGATTTTGTTTTCATAGATGCAGACCATTCGTATGAAGGGTGCAATGAAGATATTAAAAAATGGGGGCCGAAAGTGAAAGTTGGCGGATATATTATGGGTCATGACATTTTTTGGGAAGGTGTAGATAAGGCTATCAAAGAAAATTTTGGTGACGATTACGCGCAGGAAGAAGACAAGGTATGGTATCACATAAAGAAGTAAGTTTTGAAAAATTAGTTCAAAACAAGTCAGTGGCGGTGGTCGGGAATTCACTGTCACTTTTTGACAAACTCTATGGTATGGAAATAGACAGTCATGACATAGTTATCAGATTTAATAAACCCGCGCCGTTATATTGCGAAAATAACGTCACTTTGACTCATGGCAAAAAAATGGACGTGTGGGCTTTTTGGGCTATAGGTGCATTTGTTAAAAGAACGCTTAATGAACCAGAATATGAAAAAATGCGCGAAGCATTCTTCAATGATGATGGGATTTACAAAATACAAGCTGTCATAAATGGCCATAGAAAAACGTCATTAGATCATTGCGATTTCACATACAACAATAGCAAATTTGAAGCGTTGAATGTTAAAGTGGCATCTGCTTCTAAATATCAAGAAAGCAATGAAAAAAGAAGTCAACACCTTTTTTTGAGAAATCAAAGCTTATTTGAAGCATACGAAACCCGCTATACAAGAAGAGGTTTCAAAATTATCAAAGAAACAAAAGAAAGAAGAGTCATAAGACCAAGTATAGGCATTACTGTTCTTGAATGGTTGTCACAATGCGAACCATCTAGTGTTGATATATATGGCATGGACTTCAAAAAGACACCAACCTTTTCAGAATTGAATTTATTTGATAAGGATATTAAGTGCCGTTTTGACGTAAGATGTATGCACAATTTTGCGTTAGAAGAAGCGTATGCAAGAAAAGCATTGCTCAATAAGAATAATTTTACATTAAGAGATTAACGATATGAAACATTGGTTTGAAGGTAAAACAGTCGCGGTAGTAGGAAACGCGACTTACTTATTTGAAAGAGAATACGGTGAAGAAATAGATTCCCATGACGTTGTTGTTAGACTGAATAAAGCGGCTATGTTGTTTACAGAAACAAATGCAGCGAAATCGCATGGCAAAAGAACAGACATTTGGATGTTCTGGAACACCGTTGAGTATAAAAATCATTTCAGAAAAACAAATGCAAAGCTTATGCACATGGGGCACCAAGGTAGAAATGCAATCAATAAGGCTTTAGTAGATTTTGTATATCCAGACGAATACTACGCGCCACTCAAAAAACTAGCTGGAAAACACAACAACCCAACAACTGGTTTGATGGCTTTAGATTATATAAGCAAATGCGATCCTGAAAGCGTGACCGTATATGGGTTCGATTGGAAAGAAACACCGACATTCACAGATCCCGAAAGAAAAAAAGAAAAACAATGTCCGCACGATTTCCCAACTGAAAAGAAATATTGTTTCTATAACTTCTTTTCTAAGGACAATTTTATTCTAAGAAGCTAATGCGAAAAAAACATAAATAATAGCAAAACATACTCAATAGGATTCGATGTAATGGAAGAAAAGACTAAAAAAACCAAGCGTGGCAAAACAAAAGTTCACGACAGTTCAAAGTATATAGAATTGGAACCGAATATGAATGAAGAATCAGACGACATTGAAGAACTGGATGAAGTGAGACAACCTTTAACGATTGCACAAAGACGCAAACGTGGAATGGTCATGCGCCGTTTCAAAACTAAGATAGCGGCAGCAAGAAAGCGCGCAAAGAAAAGAAAAGCGTCACCAGAAAAGTTGAAGATGCGAGCTAGGAAAAAAGCTAGAAACATCATTCGTCAAAGATTGATGAAAAACAAGTCCTATTCGGAAATGACGCCAGCCGAAAAAATTGCTCTTGATAAAAGAGTTGCAAAAATATCACCTGTAGCTATAGATAGAATTGCAACAAGGCAACTTCCACAAATCAGACAAGCAGAATTGAAAAGGCTTTCGAGCGCAGGAAAACCTAAGACCGAAAGTATAAATGAACGCTTTGAAATGTTCTTCGAAAGAAGCGCACCACAAGATTCTGATATTTCTGATAGAGAAGGCTCACAGCCAAAAAAGTATTTTTCAGGTCTTACCAAATCGACCAAAGAAAAGCGCGATGCACATTTTAAGAAAGGTGCAGCAAAAGATGATGATGACGCAAGTGCATATAAACCAGCACCTGGTGATGCCGAAGCCAAAACAAAGCCTTCTAATTATACAAAGCGTTACCATCAAATGTTCACCAAGGAAAACAAGGTGAAGATTGATAGAAGATTCAAGCGTTTCAAAGACAAAAAGTTGAACGAAAGCGCGGAAGACTTCATCGAAGATTCATACGCATTGATGGAAAGTGTCGAGTCTCTTTTTGAAAATTCTGATAAGGCGTTAAAAAACAAAGCAGAAGAAACAGGCATTTCTTATGGTATTTTGAAGAAGGTTTATGACCGTGGCATGGCGGCATGGAGAACGGGACACAGACCTAGGACAACACCAGAACAATGGGGTATGGCAAGGGTCAATAGCTTTGCTACAGGCGGAAAAACAAGAACAACTGCCGATGCTGACCTATGGGCAAAACATAGTGGTAAGAGTGAATCTTTTCATCTTTTCGGTGAAGAAATTGATTTTGGGCAACTTGATGAAGAAACGCTAATAGATAAAGTTTTGAATGCGATGCACAAGCATGTTACCAAAGGCGTTGATATAGGCGATATCGCATGGGAAATTAGTGGTGCTGCAGGCGTCAACATGTCTTCCAGAGAACTGATGAAGAAATATGCAGAACGTTTCGGCAAAACTGAAAAACCCAAACTATCAGATGCGCGTGTTTCCGCATTGAAGAAAAAATATGGGTTTTCGGAAGGTAAAGAAGATCCTAGCAACCGCGAACAGGGAACGGATAGTCTTGTAAAAATATACAAGAAAGATACGCCACTTCAAGAAGTCGCATTAAACGCCGATGTTAGACGTGGCGATAGAGTTAAATTCACAAGAATTACCGTTACAGACCCACAAGAAGATATTGAAGGGACTTTTGTCGGAACAGACGAAGCAACAGGTCGTATGAGAATACGCGAAGATGATGGGAAACTTCATATCGTGAAACACCAAGACGTTTCTAAAATTGGTGGGGTTAACGAGTCATTTTCTAAAGCGTTTGGTGGCCAGAATCAACCAAAATCTTTGCGTGAATTCATGGTTAATATTCCAAAGAAAAAAGACACATTGGGCATCAAAAGAGAAGATATGCCTCAAGTGTCATCTAAAGACATGGACGATTTCAGAAAATATCTGAAAGATAACAACGTCAACATACAAAAAATAACTGTTGATCCAAAAAGCTTGAAGGCGTCACAAGGCGAATTTAGCAAAGACAAGATTGAAACGCAAATAGAACTAATGTCAAAATCTAAAGAACAGCCAAAGGCAATCATCATAAGTGCTGATGATTATGTCATTGATGGGCACCATCGTTGGTTGGCGGCAATGAATCTTGGCATTAAAATGCCTGTTCTTCGCGCCACAATGAAAGCAAAACAGCTAATCGAATTGATCAATAAATATCCAAAAGTGAAAAACGTAGGCATAAAAGAGTCGTATCTATACGAAACATTTGATGTGATATCCGAAAATGACGAAACATGCCCTATAATAACTATGGGACAAATGCGCCAATTCGAAACTTTAGTTGATAAGCTATTTGAAAAGTTTGGTGTCAATTTTGACTTTACTAAGCATTTCAGAGAAAGAATGTCTGACGAAAGAAATAAGCCTTGCATCAACTTGCGCGAACTTGCTCAGATGATTCAGAAAATATACAACAAAAACAAAGCAGATGGTAAAACGCTATCCAAATTCACTGACACGGAAGCTGTTATTAAAGACCTTCAGTCTAACTTGAACATGCCAATTGCAGTAGAATATGACAGAAGAAATGACGAACTTCGCGTTGTTGCAAAAACTATAATGCGTAAAAAAGATTTTAAAACACCAAATCCAATAGTGAGGGTATAAAAATGATAGGCTTCAATCAGTATTTAACTGAAGCAAAAGTTTCAAGAAGCAATCTTGATAAAGTTGCTGACATATTCAAAAGAATAGCTGAAAAAAATCTTAGCACAAAGCTTTTTCGTTTTGGTGGCCCTAGAGGTTACAGCGAGATAAAAAGTGGACTAGGCATCCTTTATTTCTATGACAGAAAGAAAGCCATTCGCTTGAATTATATTGGCGGGGCTATCGAATCTATAACTTTTTGGAAAGACTTTAAGCTTGGTAAAAAAGGTGACTTCACAATTGATTTGATTGGCCTTGGTCTTATGCAAGCTGGTAAAAAGCTTATAGACATTTTCAAAGCACCATCTGCGGGAACTGTAGAGCTATATCCAGAGTTGACAGAAAGCGCGTTCTTGACAGAAGCAAAAAGAATATCACCAGCAGATTTTGCTGAATTGGTATCGAAAAATCTTCCTATGGGTGTACAATTGAATTCTGTGACTTGGAACGTATTGTCTGATATTGCATTAGCAAATGATTTTCAGATCCCAACAATCGTAAGAACAGGCACAAAAGTTTCTGGTACAAAAGGCACTAACACGAAATTTGATTTGTCAAAGCTTCTATCTGGCGACGTGTCGGGCGACACGACAAAGCCCGCTAAAAGTGTGGAGCCTATCTATTACTTGAAGATCACTTCACAAGACCCCGAAACAAAACAGTTTTTGAGTGTCAAGGGTGATAAAAAAGCAGAAGAAATGCTCAAGACTGTTGCAAAAGCAATAGAAAATCCAGACGTGAAGAAAGAAATGGAAAATCCCGATACCAAATTCGGTTTGATGAAGGGTCTTGTTCAAATTGTGTCACGTGGCGCAAGAAATTCACTTATCATTTATGGCGGGCCTGGTATTGGCAAAACATATGTCGTCACCGAAACCATAAAAGGTGAAGGTTTGGTTAAGAATAAAGATTGGTATATAATCAAAGGTAAGATTACAACCTCTGCCCTATATCAAACACTATTCATGCACAGAAAAGGTGGTTTGCTTGTATTTGATGATACCGATTCTGTTTGGGGCGATGCAGAAGCAGCCAACCTACTTAAAGCGGCGCTGGATTCCTATGACGAAAGAACGATTTCTTGGGTTTCGCCTAGAACGGTTAACGTGTCCAAAATGACTGATGACGCCAAAGAAGAATATAACGATTCTATTGATGCAAAGATGGATGAAAATCCAGAAGACACAAAAATAAAGTTGCCTTCTGAATTTAACTTTGAAGGTCGTATCATATTCATTTCTAACTTGACAGTTGACAAGTTCGATTCTGCGGTTCTAAACAGATCAGCTAAGATTGATATGACAATGACAGACGATCAGATTTTCCAAAGATTAAAGAGCATTCTACCCGACATAGGGAATAAAAATGTGCCTTTGAACATCAAGGAAGAAATATTCGAGTTTCTTAGAGGTCAAAATATCAAGGGATTACTAAAAGAGCCAAGCATGAGAACTTATGTGGCGGCAGAAGATTTGTATCGTTCTGGTTTGGAAAACTGGAAAGACTTCCTACCAAATATGTAATAAAGGAAAAGAAAATGAAGTCCTATAAAGAATTTAAGAATGGCCTTAAAGAAGGTTATGAAGAAGAACACGACGACATGTCAATTCGCGAATTGAAGATTGCGTGTTACACTTCTGGTAAAATTCTTGAAATGCTAGAAAATGGCGCAGAATTGGAAAGATGGAATCTTAGCAAAATAACACTTGCAGCCGATTATCTTACATCTGTATACACGTTCATGCAATCGAATATGGATGATGAGTCAGAATATGATGATGAACCAGATTACGATTCACCATTCAATCGGTTTGACGGAAACTATTGATGAAGAACTTTTCTGGTTATATGCAAGATAGAGACTATGAATTATACATGGAAGCGATTCGTTTACATGAAGACGATTCGCTATACGAATTCTTGTCTGGTATAACTGGAAAGCTTAAAAAATACTACGATTTCATCAAAGACTTGGCAGAAAAAGCCAAGATAGGAATCAAAGACATTGCCGAACTTCTGAAGAATAAAGGCGTGTTCGAATTCTTCAAGAAAATAGGGTTTTCCGTCAAAAGACTTTTTGATCTTGTTCGCAAGGGGTTTAAATACTACCGCGATCTTCAAACAACTATTGCAGAATACATAGCCGAAACAAAAGTTGTAAAGTGGACAACAGAAAAAATCAAAGACTTGGATGAATTCTTGAAAAGGCATCCTAAGACAAAAAGATTGGTTGGCATAGCAGTTGGCGCGATTCTTCTTTACATATGGTTAAATATGAGCTTCACTGGCGACTTCGATTACGATTTTGACCAATCAACATTGATTTCCGCACTTCTAGGTAACTTTTCATTAACAGACATATTCACAGGACCAGATGGTGTAAAACTACTAACATTGTTCATTACTGGTTCTTTCCTAAGTTTCCCATGGCCTGGCCCACAAACTGCATTGTTCATCGTATCATTGATATACGGGCTTGCAAAGACATTCAACGTTAGAAAACTTGTTTCCAATTTAAGAGGCGGCGCTAAAAGGTTTGCATCATGAAGTTTTCCCAATACACATTATATCGCGCTATGCAACAACATATCGAATCTGATACACCACTATACGAAAATGTGTTCAGACCACATTCTGACATGAATTATGCGTTGTTTCGTCATGCAAGAAGTCTATATGAAAGTGGCGAATATCATTGTCATGACTGGTTTGAACAAGATATTATGGAATCGGATATAGGGGAATCAGATTACTACGAAGGTGAAAAAGTTCCGTTGGATTTTCCGTTAGAAGAAGAAAAAGATGTCGAACTTAATAGCCCTAAAAGGGGTGGCAACAAAAAATATTACGTCTATGTAAAGAATGACAAGGGCAATGTGATAAAAGTCGAATTTGGCGATACTACTGGACTTACTGCAAAAATAAATGACCCCGAAGCAAGGAAGTCTTTTGCTGCAAGACATGATTGTGCAAATAAAACAGACAAGACAAAGCCTGGTTATTGGGCGTGTCGCTTACCGCATTTTTCTTCTAAGGTAGGTCTTAGCGGGGGCGGAAAATTCTTTTGGTGATGGTGAAATGGAAAATAGAAAACCTTACATCGATACAAAAATAGACGATTGTTCTTGGATAAGAACATTTGACCCACAAGTTGCGGAAAACGATGAATATGTCTGGCACAGGGATTACGAAGATAGAATAGTAGAAGTCTTAGAAGGTTGTAATTGGAAGTTCCAATTTGACGATCAGTTGCCTTTTCTTATAAATAAGGGTGACGTATTACACATCCAAAAGATGATTTATCATAGAATAATTCCTAGTGACGAAAAATTAACAATTAAGATAACCGAAGTGGGGTAGAAATGTTCAAGAAAATTCTAATGGAATACTTGGAAAGACAGGCTAAAGAAAGTGAACCAGTGTATGAACACAAGGAACTGATAGAAGAAACGCAATTCATTCTATCAGAAGCATCATTTTCAAAGGCGCATATTGAAGCGTTGAAAAAGGCGTATGGTGGAATCAAAAAAATCGATCCAGATAGTGAAGCTTATAAAAAATTGATTACTATGCTAAATGGACTTCCAGACAATCAACTCAAGACACTTGCAAAATCAGATGTTCCTTTTGTTAGTGCATTAGCAAGAAATCGTGTTATTAGCCGTGGTTTGAAGATGGAATCTTTGGAAATAATTGAAAGTAAAAAAGCTGATAGTAGTCTTAAAACAGGTGATGTTGTGAAAATAACTAAATCCGCGAGACAAGACGTGGTAGGGGGTAAAAACGGCATTACTCTTGGAGGTAGATTGGGTAGACTCTCAGCAGAGTCGCAAACTATGATGATTCGTAAGATTACGAAAACTAAAGATGGGCGCAAAGCCCATATGGTAAAAGCAGATGGTTCACTAGGTGGTGGTTATGCTATTATGCTTGATGATCTACCAGATTTCATGTCGGTTGAAAAGATTTCTGTGAAAGAAGATTTCGATTTGGATGAAGCTAGTGGATACACAATAAACCACAAGACGTTTTCATCTGCTGTCCAACACGCAATAGATGTAGCAGAAAAAAGAGGCTTCCAAGTTGACGATGATGATTGGGATAGAAAAGTAGCTATGGGTCCAAGAAAACCTAGTAGTGGTAAGACCAACATGTATTCTATAAATTTGATGAAGAACGGCAAAGACGTGAAACAGAAGCTTAACATGCAAGTATATTACGACGAAGGTCGTTACGAATTGAACATGTATATACAATAAATAATACCACAACCCATAATACAAGGAGAACAAAAATGCCACTATGGGGTAAACTATACGAAGAAGAACTAACAGGCACAGTTACCGTATCAGAAGATGCGTCAACTGTAACAGGGACCAATACACTTTTCACAGAAGAACTTTCTGTAGGTGATGTTGTTGCGTTTGACGTTTTGACAGAAGATCGTTATCGCGTTGTTGCAATTGTTTCCAACACAGAAATGGAAATTCAACCAGTTGCTGTAACAGATTATACAGCCGAAGATGTTACATATAGCCAAGTTCCTAAGTATCTTCCGCTTGAAACCGCCACTGCTGACACCGCATTGATTTCAACAGCAGAAGCACAAAATTCTTCGGCAAGAGCACTTGGAATTCGTTCACCAGGTTGGACAACATCGAAAACCTACATTGATCAAAATGGCAACACAAGACGTAAAGTCGAAACATTGGTTGCTATGAAGACCTGATATGAGATTAGATGAATCAACCTTTCTACAGTATGCTATGAAACATTATGACAATCCACACTGTCATGATATATCAGAATTTGAAGAAGATCTGAAAAGATTTCAATACATACGAAAGCTTTTTAATAGATATTCTTCAGATGATGATTTGAAAGAGAGGTTGATTCTCAATCATATCATTATTATCTATAACACTTTCGGCAAAAGCGCAACAGATATGCTATTTTTTAAGATGAAAGATTATCACGAATGCCTCAAACCATTCATAGATTTTTTAAACTACCTGCCAGAAAAAGTGGAATATGAGGGAATTGTTATACATACTAATGATATAGAGTCCAACGAAAAAATAGTATCAAAACTCAAGGAGATATGAAATGACTATCAAACAAATTATAAACGAATCCATCGAAAAGAACCCATTGGGCTTAAAGCAAGTCTTTGAAGAAGTAATAATGGAAAGAATTGCTCTTGCTTTGGAAGCGAAAAAGCTTGACAAAGTTAATCCAGACGCTTTGAAAGGCGACTTTGAAGATCGTGAAGATAAAGATATCGACAATGACGGCGATGTTGATTCATCCGACGAATATCTACACAAGCGCCGCCAAGCTATTGCTAAAGCTATGAAGAAAGAGTCAGTTAAGCTTGATGAAGCCAAAATGTCAGATGCGGAAGTTCTCGCTGCTGCAAAGAAGTTGGCAAGCAATGCAAAAGATGCAAAGACAAAAGAATTTGGTAAGGGTCTTGTTGACTTCTATGCAAAGAACAAGTCATTCACACCAGCACAAGTTGGTGGATTGCAAAACATCATGAAAAATGCTGGATTCCAATTGGCAAAAGAGTCAGTTGATTTGCTTGAAGCCAAGAAAGACAAACCAGCTTTTGGTAGTTCAGGTGGTTTCAGCTATGCCGTGAATGTTGATGGAATCGATAATGAATTCCTAAATCAACCTTTTGGAAGACAGTTGGATTCTATGAAAAAAGTCAAAGAATTCATGGGAAAAGCTAAAAAAGGTTACGCGGGCGCTAAAGGTAAGTCCACACTTGCAGCAGTAAAAGATTGGGTTAAGTTGAACCAACCAACCCAATTTTATGCAAAATGGAAGTCTGATAGCAGTTCATACAAAGACGACAGTGTAGAAATTTACTACACTAAAGAAGTTAATGAGTCTTTGAATGAATCCACTTTGAATAAAATAATACAAATACTTACTAAAAAAGCAGATGGTACAAAGGTCGTCAAAGATAAAAGTGGTTATTTTCATATAAAAACAAAAAACTCGCATAAAGGCCCGTATCACAATCTTGAAGACGTGTTAAAAGATTTAAGTGAGACATAATAAATTTATTTCAGTGTCAACCTTAAATAAGGAAACGTAAATGCTAGATTTGTATCTCGTATACCAGTTCGTTAGAAGACTAGCTACGCCTTTCAAAGATTGGGAGGCGTTCAAGCTAGGCATAATTGATGAACGCGGTAACGTATTAAAAAAGAGAAAGTCTTTGGCGACTAGAGAAGAAAAAAATGCTTTTGGTATCTATGACTTGATGATATTGAACATAAAAAAGTTGATTGAAAAAGTCCCTGGTGGCCAGACAAGACTCGCGTCTTACATGGCCGCACTATATCTCATTCGCGAATGGAATCATTTTTCAAATGACACAATGCTCACAGAAAATGTATCGGACGATTCTATATATGAATCTATAGAATCTTTTTCGAGATACCTCGATTATACACTAGATGAAAGTGTTGTCAAGGTAAAAAATGAAGAAGTTCCTACAATGAATGTAGGTTCTGGAAACATCGCAGGATTAGGTGTAGGCCCACAAGGGGAACTAGGTCTAAATCGAACACAAATGAGACGTCACAAGTCAAGAACAAAAGACGGCAAGAAAAGACTTAGAGACATAATAGGTTCCGCAAACATTAAAGGGTGAACGATATGACAACACTAGAACAATTCAGAAGAATGATACCTACCAACAAAGAACCAGAAGTATGGTATCCAATAGCGATTCGTTTTTTTGAAAAATATCAAATAAACACAACAAATCGAATAGCAGGATTTATGGCGCAATGTTCACATGAATCTGGCGATTTTCGCACACTTGAAGAAAATTTGAACTATAGTGCAGATGCTTTGAATCGCGTTTTTGGTAGATACTTTGGCCCCCCACCAAAAAGAAATGCAGCCGAATATGCCAGAAATCCACAAAAAATAGCCAACTATGTTTACATGGATGAATTTCGTTCAAAGTCTGGCGCATTAGGAAATGTTCGTGAAGGTGATGGATGGAGATTTCGTGGCGGTGGTATAAAGCAGTTGACGGGCAGAAACAATTTCACCAGTTTCGGCAAATCTATTGACATGACACCAGAAAAAGCCGCTGATTATGTAAGAACAAAAGAAGGTGCATTTGAATCTGCATGTTGGTTTTGGCAGAAAAACAATTTGGCAAGCTTTGCAGATCGCGATGATATTGATGGTATGTCTAAAAGAGTCAATGGCGGTGACATTGGTATCGAAGATAGAAGAAAAAGATATGTTGCTGCTAAATCGGTGTTGGGAAATAAAACAAGCGTTAACGAACAAATCACCGATTCAGTGACACAAAAAGCCCCTTCCGACATTGTGTTACAAAAAGGTTCTAGGGGCGATTTGGTAAGACAAGTTCAAGCTGCTTTGAAAATTGGCGCAGATGGTATATTCGGAAACGTGACCGATGCTGCAGTCAAGTCTTGGCAAAGAATAAATAGATTTGCAGCAAATGGTATTCTTAACCAACAACAAATCGATAGACTATTAAGGAGAAACTAATATGTCACTACAAAAAATTATCAAAGAATCCGTGGAAAAAAACCCACTAGGTTTGAAAGAAGCTTTGGAAGAAGAACTTCGCAATCGCGTTGCACTTGCTCTTGAAGCAAAAATGAAAGAAGAAGACGATTACGACGATGATGATGACGATGATGAAGATGATGAAGATGAAGAGCTTGAAGAAGCTACCAAAACAGACTTGATGAAGCAATTGGACAAAGACTTCCCAAATTTCAAAGTCGGTAAAGTTGCATCTGTCAATGCAGTAGCAAAATTCCTTCAACAGAAAGGATTCAAACAAAATGCTGCAATGAAAGCGGCAGTCGATTTTGAAAACTATAAAAAAGGTGAGTTTAAAGAACAATACGATCTTGATGAAGCGTCTTACAACAAAGATGCAGTTGATAAGGCTATTTCGTCTGCTGATAAAAAGGGTAAGCCAACTTCCTCTAAAGGAAAAAAACTTATTCATGCGCTTCTTAAAGGTCATTCGGTTAAAGAAAATCTTGATGATGAAGATCTTGATGAAAGTTATGATGCTATAATATCTAAGGCTAACACAATGGTTAAGAAAGACCAAGCAAGTGATATGCAACAAGCAGTGATGAAAGTTCTAAATAATATGACAGATATTGACGTTAATAAAAGAATAAAAATGAGAAAACAAATCATGGATACTATAAAGAAGAGAAATAACCGTTAATTCAGATGAAATCTTGGATTTTCATAGGTATTCTAATAGCGTTATTAAGTGGTGGTGTATACTATTATTACACCACCACTCAAACGCGAATTGAAGCTTTGACGCAAGCCAATGCTACATTGGTTGTGAACAACGGCCAATTGTTACACGCCAACACTGAAAACCTAGAAACGATTGACGAACTTCAAAATCTACATGAAGAAAACAGACAAAACTACACACAACTAGAAAACGAATTTCAAGTAATTCGTATGGAAAATCATGAATTGCGCGAAAGATTAGGTAGACATGAATTGGACGCTTTGGCTGCTGCTAGACCGACACTTGTTGAAAGAACAATCAATCGCGCATCTGAAAACGCCATGAGGTGTTTTGAAATTTTATCTGGTTCGCCACTTACTGAAAGGGAAATAAATGCTAGAAATTCTAGAGAAGCAAACCCTGAATGTCCTTGGCTATTTGAAAGTGTAGATTGAAAATGATGAAATATTTTATACTACCTGCTTTACTTTTTGTTGCTGCATGTGCATCCACACCTCCAGTCCAACCCGTAACACCTGTAGAAATCAGAACAGTTCAAGTTCCTAGACCTGCACCAATTGTTCCTAGAGTGGATCAATTGGATTTAAGGACTGTCAGTTGGATTGTTGTAACACCAGAAAACATTGAAGAAGTCTTTGCAAATATCCAAGGCGAAAAAGTCTTGTTCGCAGTTACTACAGATGGTTATGAAAACATCGCGTTGAATCTATCTGATGTAAGAGCATTGATTGAACAACAACAGCGCATAATCGCAATATACGAAAGACAATTTCGTTAAAGGATAAATAAACCATGAAAAGTAGACCAGACGAATGGCTTCATTCTTATTGGCGACCAATGATGGCTGTGGTATACATGCTGATAATATTATTTGATTTTATGGTGGCACCAATTTTTTGGAGTCTTATTCAAGTTTGGGGTTCGGGCAGTGTAGCTATACAATGGACACCTTTGACATTGATTGCGGGTGGAATTTTTCATGCTGCTATGGGTGCAGTTTTGGGTATTAGTGCCTTCACAAGAGGTCAAGAAAAATTAAAAAGGCTAGAAACGGATTATCAGGAAGGCGACAATGACAACGGAAGAAATTAACAGTATCAAAACCGATGTGGCCTTGATAAAAAAAGACGTTAAGTTGATTGAAAGATCATTCTTGAAAGTTGATCAATCAGTATCGCAAATGTCTGATATATTAAGAGCAGTCGCAGTTCAGGAAAATATCTTGGAAAATAACGAAAGAAGAATATCTAGCTTAGAAGAGAAGCTCATGAAACATCACGAAGAAGAGGTTGTGTTTCGTAAAGATTTGAATACCAAACTTGAAGATATGAAAACTACCGCTCAACAAGAGCGCGAAAGACGCCATAAAGAAGTCATAGATGCAATAACCAAGTCACATGAAGCACTAGGGAAAAAAATTGACCACCAAGATAAGCGTATCCGCACACTTGAAAACTGGAGATGGTATGTCTTAGGCGTGTCTGCAGTCATCATGCTTATCATAACAAAATTTCCGTGGTCTGCACTTTTTTGATTGACAAGCACCCCGTTTAGGGGTATAATCATTGTTATCATCAATGAAATAATAAGAGATATATATTATGGTAGACTATGTAGATCTGCAACATGCTATGATGTTGTCGAACAGACTCGAACGATTTAAAGTAAAGAAAAAAAGTCCATACCACATCAACTTTAGATGTGTATATTGTGGCGACTCGCAAACATCCAAAACAAAAGCTAGAGCTTGGCTACTTGAAGATAAGTATCAATCCTTTAGATACTTTTGTCACAATTGTGGTGAAAGCCATTCTTTTGCAGCATTCCTCAAATCTTTTGATACACTACTGTATAATCAGTATGTGTCTGATAAATTTATTGACAAAACCAAAGAACATAAAGATGAAAAGACTGATGAAAAGCCTAAACCAGTCGCTAAAAAATATGTCAACCATCTGAAAAATATCAAAAAAATCAGTCAGTTGAAATTTGATCATCCTGCAAAAGAATACATTCTGAATCGTAAGATACCTAGTGACCAACACTATAAAATATACTATGCATCTAAGTTCAAGACTTGGGTCAACTCCATCATTCCAGACAAATTCAAATTCACCAAAGATGAACCTAGAATCATTTTACCATTTTTGGATAAGAAAGGCAATCTTTTTGGGCTTTCTGCACGTGGATTTGATCCAGATGGATTACGCTATATAACTATCATGATAGATGAAAGACCGAAGATTTTTGGGTTGAATGAAGTAGACTTTTCCAAAAGATACTATGTCTTGGAAGGCTCTATCGATAGTCTTTTCTTGGATAATGCTATAGCTATGGCGGGTGCAGATGGTAACACAAATGGTTTGGAAAATGTAGAAAATGCTGTTTTTGTGTTTGACTTGGAATATCGTAACAAGGAAATTATGAAGCGTGTAGAAAAAATTATTGACAAAGGATTGAATGTGTGTTTGCTACCTAAGAATATGGCAAAACATGGTAAAGACATAAATGAATTTGTGTTGAATGGCGTTTCGCCTGTGTATATCCAAGAATGTATTGATGCGAATATATACAAAGGTCTAAGTGCTAAAATACGTCTAGCAGAATTGAAAAATTGTTGAATGGAGATATTGAATGACTGAAGTTAAATTGATGCTTGGCGATTGCCTTGATAAGATGAAAGAATTACCAGATAACAGTGTGGATAGCATTGTTACAGATCCCCCTTATGGTTTAGGCGATAACCTTTATAAGAGGGTCAATAAAGCTGTCTGGAAAAGTTTTAATATCATGCTCCCAAATTTCTACGAGAGTGATATTAAGAGAATCCAATATAGCGACTTTTCTTTCAAATCTAGTATGTGTTCTGATTTGAGCAGGTGTGAGACTATTCCTATCATAAAATCTAGGGTCTCTATGCCAGAAAGTCCCATTTACTTCGACGGCAATGTTGAAGTCAGGGAGATAGAAATCGACAGAAGCACAGTATCTTCCAGTTTTCATATCCCTGATACCATATTGAGGGATAAATTTGACGCCAATGGAAGTAAGTTTATCGGAAACTTCATATTCGATTTTGGAAATTCTATTGATTTTACCGCTGACGATGTTTTTAGTGGTAATTTCGGACAATTTTCGTATGGTTTCTTTAGTGTGCCTATCAGTTCCATTTTTTCTTCTTGTTTCCCAAATTCTGGAATGGATTTCCCTTTTCCTATCTTCAGGGATGGGGTTCCTGATATTGTATGGGGTAGTGATAACATGGGGGATGATTCCTTTGCTCATAGCTTCACTCTTACAGAAAATGGAACAGAAGATGTGCCCGTGCTTACTTTTGATTTGACTAGGGCTTCTGATTATTCCAGTGCCGCAATTACCACACTCAAGAGTAACACTTTTTCTAATTTTATCAGACCTAAGATTGTAAGAACAAACCTTGCTGCAAGTAGTTTGTCTACCGTGCTTCAGCCTGTTAGGGTCGGCTTCATATTGGATACTGCAAACGGGACAAGTTCTGAGTATTTTTTGCATCTTTATGTTCCTAAAAATTTACTTAAATCTGTATCTGATATTTATACAAATTCCAGTGGTTTTATGGGTAAAAAATGGGATTATGACGTCCCTACTACTGAAATTTGGCAAGAATGTTTGCGAGTCTTGAAGCCCGGCGGTCATTTGTTGGCATTTGCTGGCACTAGGACGCAACATAGGATGGCAGTCAACATTGAAGATGCTGGTTTTGAAATTCGTGATATGGTCACATATCTATATGATACTAATACCACAGCCCAACAACTTTTTGAATCTTTGACTCCAGAACAGATGAAGCTTTTTGATGCTACATTTGGTCGTGATGGAATGGTGGGATGGGGTTATGGAAGCGGATTTCCGAAGTCATTGGATATTAGTAAAGCTATTGATAAAATGTCTGGTGCAGAACGCGAAATTATATCAGAGACAAAAACAAACTCTGGCGGAATGGCTCACATTTCTAAAACTAATGCAGAACACGGATTTAGGCCAAACGCATATACTGGAAATTCAGAAGACAAAAGTGCAAAAAATGTTATTCAAATAACTGCACCCGCTACAGATGAAGCCAAAAAATGGAATGGTTGGGGAACTGCTCTAAAGCCCGCATTAGAACCGATCACTGTTGCAAGAAAGCCACTAAGTGAAAATACTGTTGCTGCTAATGTGTTAAAGTATGGCACAGGTGGCATCAATATTGATGAAAGTAGAGTTGATTTGAACGGCACGAAGAAAACTAGCGGGGGTTGCGCAGGGAGTACTGCGCTTCACAACGGAGGCATAACCGAACGGGCTAAGGTGGACGACAGCGTTGGTCGTTTCCCCGCCAACCTCATTCATGATGGTAGTGAAGAAGTGACAGAGTTGTTTCCAAAAACTGGTTCTGGTAATAACAAAGGTGTATATTCTTATGCTGGAAACGAGTATGACAACAAAGATACTTCCATGTTTAATGGCGATAAACCACAATCACCTAGCAATTACAATGACGAAGGTTCCGCTGCCCGTTTCTTTTACTGTGCCAAGACTTCCAAGAAAGATCGCAATGAGGGTTTGGAAAATCTTCCTGACAAGGAATGGAAACATGAAGGTGCTGCGGTTCCAGAAAGAGCAAATAGACCTTTCATACCTTCCAAAAATAATCATCCTACGGTGAAGCCAACAGAACTAATGCGCTATCTTGTGAAACTTGTAACTCCACCTAATGGAACTGTTCTTGATCCTTTCATGGGTTCTGGTTCGACTGGCAAAGCCGCAAAACTTGAAGGGTTCGACTTCATTGGTATTGAACTTGATCCAGAATATATTGAAATTGCGAAAGCAAGGATAGAAGCTGTCCAAAAAAAGACTACGCTAGATAATTTCTTTTCGGATGATGCTTGACAGGCATCATCTGATAGTGTATATATGTAGTGTAGCTTGAAAAGGAAACGACATGAACTACAACATTAACGGTGTTGAAATCGCAACTTCTTCTCTCGGTCGTTCTGGTTATTACGGTGTAACCTTGTCGCCTTCGTGGACCCTTGATCTAGAGCGTCCCTTCATTGCAATGCGGCAAAATCCCGTAAATGACCCTGTTCTTTCTAAGTGGTTGACTGCAAAAGAACGTCTTTCCCTTCACCTTGGCGTTTATGCAGATGCGCGTGAAGCCGCCTATGTCGTTGGTCTTTATGAAAACGATCCCGAAGAAATCTTGATGGAACTGTATCACAATGGTTCGATTGAGGTTGACTTCCCCCAAGAAATCTATAAACTTCCTGTTTTCATCGCTTTAGATGAAGTCAAGAAGCTTGTGAATGACTTCAAGGAAAAGAAGAAAGCCAACAAAAAGCCTGCTAAAATCAAACTGAAAGAAGCACTTGGTGCAGCCCGCGAAGTCTTGAGCAACATCAAAATAAATAATGTTACCTTTGTCCGTAAAGAAATTGAACGGAAGGTCAACCAGAAACTTTATACTTCCATTGATGATGTGAAAGAACACGTTATGGAGATTGCAGCATATGCGTGAAAGGATGTAAATGATAAAACTGTTAAATGGTAACTGTTTAGAAAAAATGTCTGAAATTGAAAGCGGGTCTGTTGATATGGTGGTCACAGATCCGCCTTATGGTATGAATTTTCGTTCAAATCACGGAAAAGATGGTCCTAGACATAAAGCAATTGCGAATGATGATGTATTTTTCACTGAATGGTTAGGTGAAGCTTTCCGCGTCTTGAAAGACGGAGGGGGGCTTATTTCTTTTTGCGATTGGAACACAAGTCATGTTTGGCGTCAATCAATAGAACAATACGGGTTCGATTTGAAGTCACAAGGTGTGTGGAATAGAATGCACCACGGCATGGGTGATCTATCTGGTTCTTTTGCGCCCATGCACGATATTATTTGGTATGCCACAAAAGGCAAAAGATCATTCGCCAATAAAAGACCGAAATCCGTATTTTCCCATAGAAGGCCAAGTCCATCTGAAGATCATGGGCACCCAACTTGTAAACCCGTTTCATTGATGCAAGATTTGATACATGGCATTGGTGATGGTTCCAATGGTATTGTTCTTGATCCATTTATGGGTTCTGGTAGCACAGGTGTTGCTGCACGAAGACTAGGATTGCCTTTTATCGGTATAGAATTGGATGATAAATATTTTGACATAGCGAAGAAAAGACTTGAAGGCAACAATGGCCTGACAAGCTTCTTTTCCTAATTTTAAGGGAGAATTGAATGTCTGTAAATGCTATTTTAGCATGTGATTTAGATTTTGGTATTGGTAATGAAGGTAACTTACCTTGGCCAAAAAACAAGCGCGATATGGATTGGTTTCGTGATAATACAATGGGTCATGTTGTTTTGATGGGTAGAACTACATGGGAATCCATTGGTAGCAAACCACTACCAAAAAGAACAAATGTTGTCGTGACTAGCAAAGTAATAGATGCTGATTTTACTATGTCTGGTGATATGGGTGAAATTATACAATATGTCAAGGAACTTTATGATGGACTTCATATTTGGGTTATTGGTGGTGCGGACATTTATCAACAAGCGATTCCATATTGTGACAAGCTATATCTGACCACTATTAACAAGAAGTTCAAGTGTGATAGATATGTCGAATCAGATATCATCACAAAATTTCCTGTCATAGAATATTGGAAAGAAGATGAAGAACTTACATTTCAAATCAGGAGACGATAAATGAAAATTCTAATCATGGGATTACCTGGCTCTGGTAAAACATGGCTGGCAAAAGATCTTCAAGATATTTTAAAGTGTGCATGGTTCGATGCAGACGATGTTCGGAAAATGGCTAATGATTGGGAATTTTCTGAAAATGCAAGATTGCGACAAGCAAGACGAATGCGCAATTTGGCTAATTTTGAAAAGGGTGAAGGTCGCGTAGTTATATGCGATTTTGTTTGCCCTACTGATATGACACGATATGTTTTTGAAGCAGATTATACCATTTGGATGGATACAATCCCCCAAGGTAGATATGAGGATACCAATAAAATATTTCAACCACCTACACAATACGAAATGAGGATTACGAAATGGATTACAAAAGACCTACTGCACAAATGCTTGGAAGATTCCAACCATGGCACGATGGACACCGAGCAATTTTTGTCGAATCTTGGAAAAGAGTTGGACAAGTTCTAATAATGGTTCGCGATATGCCTATCAGCGAAAAAAACCCATTCGATTTTGAACAAGTGAAGAAAAATATTGATAATAGCCTTAAAGATGAGTTCGAAGGTTATTATGATGTTATTTCTGTTCCTAATATCACGAAGATATACTATGGGCGTGATGTTGGATATGACGTGGAATATATAGATTTACCACCTGAAATACAAGAAATTAGTGCAACGAAAATACGCGAAAAAATGAAGAAGGGTTAAAATGCAACAATATCATGATTTGATTAGACACGTCTTGGAAAATGGTGTTGATGTTGAAGATAGAACTGGTGTTGGAACACGTTCTGTTTTTGGTTATCAGATGCGATTTGATTTGAACGATGGGTTTCCAGCCGTCACCACAAAGAAACTCGCATGGAAATCTGTTGTGGGTGAATTGTTATGGTTTCTTGAAGGCGGCACAGATGAAAGACGACTTGCTGAATTGACATATGGCAAACCCCGTGAGGAATTGGTAGGTAAACAAACGATATGGACAGATAATCTAATACACCAAGGAAAAAATTTAGGGTATGATTCTATCGAATCTATAGGGCTTCTTGGTCCTGTGTATGGCAGTATGTGGAGAAATTGGTATTCTGCCAGCGAACAAATTACAGAAGTTCCAGAACGCAAAGAAACGATAGATACGGCTAAAGAAGTTATTGAATTTGCAGACTACGGCGATGGACACAAATATACGGGCTATAGATTTACATCTAAATCTGGTAGACCCATTAAAATATTAGGTCTGTGCAGCAACGACAAATATCGAAAAACTTACATAGCGCAAGCACTAGATACGGGTGAATTGACTAAAATTTTAGGAAGTAATATACCTAAGAAGATTTGCCTCAACCCTTTGATTAAGGGGGTGGCAAACAATTCATTCAGAGGTGATAAACCATCTTACTATAAGAAAGCATATAAACTATGGATTCATATGATAGATAGATGCTATAATAAAAAACATCTAAGTTATAGAAATTATGGGGCTAGGGGTGTTCGTGTTTCTGATAGTTGGATGGATTTTAAGAATTTTTTACTAGACATAGATAAAATCCCAGGATTTTATGAATGGGTTAAGATGAATAATGACTACGAATTGGATAAAGATTACTATTGCTCTGACATCTATTCTAAACACACTTGCATATTTCTACCAAAAAAGATGAACTTGGCAATAGCCAATAAACAAGTAGACCATCATAGAAAAATAAGAGTTTTCCACTATGATACATACAAAGACTATCTGTATAAAACAGACATATGCAATAGCATAGATGATTTGACACTGGCGAGGATTTCTTATTTGTTAGACACAGGTGAAAGTTATAATGGGTATAGTCTAAAATATATTCAAGCTTCTAATGGACATGTATTTCGTAAAAAGGTGGTGGCCGACCAAATCGTAAATATAATAAACCAAATAAAAAACGAACCCGAATCAAGAAGAATCATATTGTCAGCATGGAATCCTACGGTTATAGATATGCAAGCACTACCACCATGCCACTGTTTCTTTCAACTTATTGTCAGAGAGAACAAATTAAGCGGGATGTTAACAATGAGATCAAATGACGCATTTTTGGGTGCGCCTTTCAACATTGCTTCATATGCACTTCTTATTCATATTTTGGCTAGAGAAGTTAATATGCAAGTTGGTGAACTCGTATATTCCATAGGTGATGCACACATATATAATAATCATATTGAACAGGTTCGGGAACAACTTACGAGAAAAGAATATCCTCTACCAACATTAGAAATATCAGAAGACTTTGTTTTGTCTAAAGGTTTGACATACGGATTCAATTTTAATACGGTAAATATGTTTACACTTAAAAATTATCAGTGCCACCCAACAATTAAAGCACCTATGGCAGTTTAGGTTCAAACTAGATGATGTGTCAAAAATGAGACTAAACAACTATATGTGTCACGAAACCGTGAAAATGCAAATGGCTGTTTGATTTTTGTTCAAATGTGTGAAATAATGGTGTTTTCGGGGTAAGTCATATTATAAATATCATTACTGCCATAAAAGGCAACAGAAAATCCAAGAACGATAAAATAGGTGCCCCTACATGTGTATTTAGGGGTTAGACTTTGTATTTAATAATAAGAAGAGGTAGAAATGCTAGATAACGTTATTCACTTTAATGGGGATCGCGACACAAGAGATATGTTGTCGGATGCTAAATTTTTCGAAGGTTATTCGAGATGGGATGATAAGAAAGAAAGATACGAAACTTGGAATGAAGCGGTTTCCAGAGTCATGGATATGCACCGTGACTTTTACAAAGACAAGATGACAGATGAATTGGAAGAATTGATTAAAGATGTAGAACAAGCCTATAAGCAAAAACACGTTCTTGGTGCGCAAAGGGCTCTTCAATTTGGTGGGGAACAACTAATCAAGCATCAGATGAGATTGTATAATTGCACATCATCTTATGCTGATCGCGATGAATTTTTTGGCGAATTTTTCTACATTCTTCTTTGTGGCGCTGGTGCAGGTGTATCTGTTCAAAAGCACCATGTTGCTAAACTATCTAAAATCCAAAACAGAACCAAGCAAGCAAAAATCCATGTTATCGAAGATAGCATTGAAGGATGGGCAACTGCTGCTGACGTTCTAATGTCGTCATATTTTATTGGTGGTGGCAAACATCCTGAATATGAAGGCCGTCGCGTTTATTTTGACACATCCAAAATTCGTCCAAGAGGTGCCTTGATCTCTGGTGGTTTCAAAGCACCTGGTCCAGAACCACTTCGTCGTGCTTTGGATAAAATCGAACACCTTATTCAAGGCATCATTCTTGAAGGTGGCGACACACTAAGATCAATCCACGTCTATGATATTTCCATGCACCTAGCAGATGCAGTTCTTGCTGGCGGTGTTCGTCGTTCTGCTACAATCTTCTTGTTTTCGCCAGAAGATGAAGAAATGATGACTGCTAAGACGGGTGATTGGTATTTGAAAAACCCACAAAGAGGTCGTTCAAACAACTCTGCTTTGATTGTTCGTAAAACTGCTAGCCGCGAAACATTTGCAAATTTGATGAATTCTGTTAAGCAATTTGGCGAGCCTGGTTTCGTATTCGCAGAATCCACAGAACACACATATAATCCATGTGTCGAAATTGGTAAGTATCCTGTCCACATTGACGAAAATAAAGAAAAGCATTCTGGATGGCAGGGATGTAACCTTGTGGAAATGAATGGCGCGGAAGCCAATACAAGACAGGATTTTCTAAACGCTTGTAGAAGTGCAGCTATTCTTGGAACACTTCAAGCTGGTTATACCGACTTCAAATTTGTTGGTGAAACCACAAAGAAAATCTTTGACCGTGAAGCACTTTTGGGAGTTTCCATTACTGGATGGATGAACAACCCACACATTCTTTTGGATGAACAAATTCTAAGAGAAGGTGCGGAACTTATCAAGAAAGTCAATAAGCATGTCGCAAAGCTAATCGGTATCAATCCAGCAGCTAGAACAACTTGTGTGAAGCCTGCTGGTAATGCTTCTGTGTTGCTTAAAACTGCTTTTGGTGTTCATGGTGAACATTCGCCCTTGTATATTCGTAATGTCCAAATGAACAAAGACTCGGAAGTTGCACAACTTATCAAAGAAAGAAATCCATACATGGTTGAAGAATCTGTGTGGTCACAAAACAAGACTGATTATGTCATTTCTTTCCCTGTTATTGCACCTAAGACGTCAATTTTCAGAAAAGACCTATATGGCGTCAAGCTATTGGAAAAAGTCAAGTTGATACAACAAAATTGGGTAGAGTATGGCACAGACGTTGAATTGTGTGTTGACCCTACAGTTCGCCATAATGTGTCAAATACTATTTCAGTTCTTCCTGAACAATGGGATGAAGTTGAAGATTATCTATTCGAAAATCGTCAATATTTTGCTGGTGTAAGTTTGCTATCTGCCACTGGTGATAAAGACTTCAACCAAGCACCAAACACTGAGATATTGACAGAAGAAGAAATCATCAAAACTTATGGCCGTGGCGCAATGTTTGCTTCTGGACTTATTGTTGATGCTTCCAGAGGATTTAACAACCTATGGGATGCAACAATGATTGCGCAAATGGAAAGCGATTTTGGTGATAAAGAAAAAGCAGATTTACGTGCTGAATGGATTCGTCGTTTCAGAAACTACGCGGAAAACTATTTTGATGGTGACACGAAAAAAGCTGAATATTGCTTGAAGGCCGTACATCTTCTTCATCGTTGGGTAAAGATACAAAATACCCTAGATAATGTTGATTTTGCTTTGGAACTTGAAGCGAAACGATTTACAGATATAGATCTAATGGGTGCCCAAGCCTGTGCAGGCGGGGCCTGCGAGTTGGCCTAACCTTTTGGTTTCCAATGGCGACCAGATTCCCATCCTTGTGGAATCTGGTCGCCTTTTTCTAACAATGCTGTTTCATAACCATTGGTTATTAAAAACTTTTTACCTTTGTGTTTATACGTTGAACCTTGTTTTGTATATCCGTTTTCTACTCTTTTTCGGTTGTTGTAAGTTGCTGCACAAGATTTGCCACATGTTATCTTGTTTCTATTTTTTATTGTATCACGCTTTACGCATGAAACCCCGCACACAACGCACTTCCATAGAAATGTATCGGTGATTTTATTTACTGGTTCGTGGCCTATAGTAGTGAACTTTGTTGGAGGCATTTTAGATTTTGCTGCTTCTGGATTGTATTTATAGAACCATTTTATTGCACACGATTTGCTACCGCAAGTTTTCTTTTTCAACTCACCTGCTGTTTTTCTTCTTTTATTAAACTCGCCACATATCTCACATACATGAATAAAAGTATCTTTAATTTTACACACTGGTTCTATGCCAAGAGTGGTAAAGTTTTCACTTATATTTTCAGATAGGTATTTTTTTCTTTCTTTACCTGCATCTGAATTCCAAAATTTTTGGCTGGCGATACTCGTCGCGTGTTTCCACTCTTCTGATTTTTCAACTCCATATACTTCTTCGTATGTTTTACCCTTTAGTGGATTGGGGTTACTCTCTGTGGTCCTGAAATGACCTGCGATGCTCTTGTTGATCCACATATCCTTATGTATAGCACCTACACGAATAAGAATTTTTTCTTCCCAAAGAAGAGCGCTTCGTGCAAGTTCTTTTTCGTCTTCTTGTGATTTTGAGGAGTCTGATGGAAAAGTTTTCCTGACTTGTATAACATCTGGCTCGCCATGTTTTTCCCTGAAATCTTTAACATGTTTCGAAGATGTGAAATAAGTGACCCAAAGTTCGTCTGGATGACAACCACTTTCATAAAGACATTGACTTTTTCTTGCATATCTTACGCCATAATACCACGTATTAAGTCTTGACCATCCGATAAGATATGTGTATGGTGAATAAATAGCCATAAGCTGCGTTCCTTTCTTTCTAAAGCTATAAACGTAGAATAGGTGGGACTGGTACTCCGCGACCTATATTATTATTTATAAAAAAAGGAGATTTGATTATGATTGAGATAAAATCGCCAGATGATAGCAAATTTGAATCTTTTACCAGAATGTTCTTAGCTGGTAGTATTTCTGGTCAAGGTGGTCTAGGAACCATGGCAGATAATTGGCAGGAAAGACTTACCAAAGAACTTAAAGATGAAAAAATTATCGCTTTCAACCCTAGACGCGATGATTGGGATTCGTCATGGGTTCAAGACCCGACACCTAACACTCCTTTTCATCAACAGGTAAATTGGGAACTGGATCATATCAAAAGATCTGATTTAGTCGTATTCTATTTTGACCCCAACACAAAATCACCAATTACGTTGATGGAATTAGGATATTGTATTGGCTTAAAAAAGAACATTGTGGTATGTTGTCCAGAAGATTTTTATCGTTACGGCAACGTGGTTATTATGTGTCGTCTTGTTGGCGTTACACCTGTTCACACATTTGATGAATTTGTTTCCAAGATTCGTGGCAAACTACCAAAGAAAGAAAGCATCGTCATGGATGAAATGGCAACCACACATAACGATGACATAATTCGTGAAAGTGAATTACACGTCCACGAAAAATAAGTCTTGACAAACCTTTCTGTTTTCTCTATACATACTTTATAGGCAACAAATTGCCTAAATAAAAAACAGCTATCCGTAAAACACGGGCAGCTAAATTCTTACTATAGGCTACAAGTAGTCTATGCCAAGGAATAAGGAAAAAACATGAAAACGATAGGATTGGCTATATTTGCCATACTGTTGTTTTGTAGTCAATCTTTGTCTGAGACATGTGACTATGAACGACAAATAGAAGTGCTCGCGCTAAACATGTATCATGAAGCGCGTGGTGAAGGACCAGATGGTATGCAGATGGTCGGTGAAGTAACATTAACCCGTGTAGAACACGAAGCATTCCCAAATTCAATTTGCGCAGTTGTGTATCAGCGTAGACAATTTTCTTGGACTCATATGCGAAAAAAACACACACCAAATGATGAAGAATTGTGGAATGTCGCGCTTGAAATGTCTGAAAACCTTATCAATGGGGAAATTGATTATTTTGATACTGGCGCAACACATTTTTTGAATCCAAATGCGGTGAAGAGTATGCCGCGTTGGGCAAAAACTTTTGATAGAGTTGGGCGTGTGGGAAACCATGTATTTTATGAAATGTAAGGATGTGAAATGGAAGAACAAAAAGATCCTTTAAGACTTTATGATTATATTGCGGTCGGTTTTTTTGCTGATATGTCGGCTGGTGTCGTAATGGCTATTTTAGGTGGCCAGATACTAGCCTTAAATATAATTCCTCTTTTGGTAATTGCATGGCTTGCATATGAGAAATTTACATTATGGTTAGGATCAAAAAATGATAGTAAGTGATGAAGTGTATCTTGAATTGGAAGGTGTGATATGCGACTTGGAGTTGGTTCACAAAGATGAAGTCGCCGCTGCTACATTGAAACGTGTAGCAGAACAAGTATATAACATTGAAAAGAATTTCAATGCTCTAGTTGAAGCATTAGGCTATCAACCTGACATGTTTTCTACTAACGAAGATATGGAAAAGCTTGTTAAGGTTGCTAAATACTTGCAGAAGGTAAAGACTGCTTTGCTTACTTCTGAACCAGAAAAAACAGGCGCATTGTTTATTACTGGTGTAAGCGGTGAAAGGGATGACATGGGGCTACCTGAATATATATCAGTATGCCCAACACATGGATTAGATGGGTTTGCTATGTATAAAAAGCATACTGAATATAGCGCACCTGGTTATTGAGGAGATTTGATATGTATAGGACCATTACGAAAGATGTTACTGTAGACACTACTGTAGATGTGGAAATTGATTTGGATGATTTTGATGATGATGAATTGATTAAAGAATTAGAAGAACGCGCTTATAAAGTTCTATATAAAGACGAGTATCTCGGTAAAGACGAATTGATAACATTGTCTAACATGCTTGAAAATGCCCGTCTTGGTTCAGATGAATGGAAAATAAGAGAAAAGTTGTATGGATTGTTAAGGGCGTAATGATAGTATCTGTAGGTAAGCGTATATTCGAGACAAAGTATTTTCCGTTTTTTCGTCAAGGGCAGCATGAAGATTATGCTGTCTTTGGCATGAGATTTCCTTCTGGACATATAGAAGAAATTGTGATATTTGATGAAGCAGATTACATGGAAGAGTTGAAAATGCACATGGAATTCTTGATTCGCGAATATGCTTTGGAAGAAGATGATATGCTTACGCCAAGAGCTATGAAAATGAAACTTGATATTTTGGACATGATAGATGAAAAGGGATGAAGCGATGTTGAAAGAAATGATTGAATTTTACGGCAAGGAAAATATTCCTAACCCCGAACAGTATCCATTGCGTTTTGAGTTTCTAACTAAGTCGTTTGAATTCTATAAGAAAATGCAAGCACAAGCAGAAAAGAATGAACAACATGCAAAAACTTGATTTTAAGGTTATTGTGTGTGGTGGTCGCGACTATGGTTGGACTGTCAATGCAAACAGACAAAAAGTCATAAATCAGCAAGAAGTTAAGTTTTTGTTCGATAAGCTTGACGTGCTGAAAATGTCTGTAGAAGAACTTGAACGTAACCTTATTATAATTCAAGGCGAAGCAGTTGGCGCAGATTCTTGGGCCAAGAAATGGGCTGAAGTAAACAATGTTGAATGTAGACCTTATCCAGCCGATTGGGATAAACACAAAAAGGCGGCGGGGCCTATCAGAAATCAGCAAATGTTAACTGAAGAAAATCCAGACTTGGTTATAGCATTCAAGGGTGGCGTTGGCACTTCACATATGTGTCAAATTTCCGAAAAAGCTAATTTTCCTGTAAAGAGGTATTAAAATGAAAGCACAAAAACCAGCAGAAGGCGTATTAAAAGTTGGTGACTATGGTAATTCGATGTGGTATCATATCAGATGCGAATGTGGTAATGACACGTGTTCACATGAAGTTGATATTGAAGCCGATGATATGAATGTTCAAGTTCACACATATGTTACTGTAACTACCAAGTGGTGGCATAAAAACCGTTGGAAGCAGATTTGGCAAATATTGACTAAAGGATACGCCGAAATGCAAAGCACCATTGTTATGAATGAACAGACAACATTGAACTATGCAGAATCTTTGAAGTCTGCTATTAAAGATGTTAAGATTTTTCGTGATGAAAGAATGGATAAAAAATGACAAACTATTGGTCGTGTAGTAAATTTGCTGACAAAATTCGTGGGTCTGAAAAACCATATGCTTTGTCTGGCAAAGATTGGAAAGCATGGGATGCAGAAGCCAAACGAAAACATCCAATTCGGTATTGGATTGCAGAAGAAGGCTTTGATAAAATTCAAAAATTCTTGAATTGGCCAATTGATAAGCTATACAATATCAAATACTACATCGTAAATCGTTGGATTGATCAAAGTCACGCGCTTGTTGCACACCCAAAGCATATCAAGCGTGGTCAATGGCGCGATCTTGATTGTCGCATTTTGATATGTCTTTTTGATGAGCTTGTCGATTTTGTCGAAATTGAAAAGGCGTATAGCAATTATCGTTGGTCTGAAGAAAAGCAAAAAGGTATGAAGTGGTGGCAAGTTGGGCGTTGGCGCACCAGAACTTGGCGTAGTGCGGAAGCAGGTCTAAATCATTTGGAATGGGAAATGACATTAACAGATGAAGAATGGCTTGAAGAAGATAAAAAGCATGAAGCCAAACCTACAGTACAAGCAGAAACTGCCAAAGAAATCATTGAGCTTTACAAGTGGTGGACAGAAGTATATCCAAACCGTCCAGAACCAATGGAAGTTAGTGGATGGTCTGCTTATTGTGATAGTAAGAGTGATGGCATTTTTGACATTTTTGAAAAAGATGATGGTGTTGATACTGGACCAATGCTTGACAAGATGCGTGAAATGGAAAAGGCATATGAAGAAGAAGATACACAAATGCTGATCCGTCTTATCAAAATTCGCGGCAGTCTCTGGACATGAAATTTCCAATTCTGTTGAAAAAAGGCAAAATCTTTGTGCGGTATGGTGGTCATTGGATCAACATACCGCTTTCCACTCAAGCACATGGCGGTGGTCTGAAAGGATATTATCGTTTTTTCAAAGGATGGATTTTGTGCATTTTAAGTAAACATACATACGGTCATGTTTTTAGTATGCGAGATATGAAGACCCATATACAGTGTCAATATTGCAGAAAGGAAAAACATGATTAATGTTAAAAAAGCACTTTGGTTCAGTTTAGGAGTCATTCTAATAGGCATAGCATATTTGGGCCTAATATTGCCTGGGATTCCTTGGAGCACACCCGCTGTTGGCGCTGCATATTGTTTTGCCAAGTCCAGTGATCGTATGCACAATTGGTTATATTCACATAAAATTTTTGGCCCATTCCTTATTGGATGGCAAGAAAAAAGAATCTTTCCCCAAAAAGCTAAGTATTTAATGGTCTTGACAATGTTGATTTCTTTGGGTATTATGTGGTTTACAACTGGAAATTTGATTGCTATTGCTTACTTAGGAATCTTTATGACTCTTGTTGCTATATGGGGTTGGAGATATCCAAGTTCCGAAGAAGAACATGAAAGACGTGTGAAAGAAGGTAAAAGGATAGCATGGCTCAAATAACGTCATTTTCAGGTGAATATCGTTTCTTGTCAAATTTTCATCCATCGGAATTTGCATACATGGGCTACAAATGGCCTACTGCTGAACATGCTTACCAAGCTATGAAAAGCATTAATGAAGATGTGTGGAATCATTTTGCTTATGGTGGTATTAGTGCTGGCCAAGCTAAAAGATTAGGTTCGGAAATCAACCTGAAACCTTATTGGGAAGATACGAAATTACCTGTTATGCGAAGTGTAGTCAGCGCGAAGTTTGATCAAAATCCAGAATTGATGGAAAAACTTATGGCTACCAAAGGTTGTGAACTTATTGAAGGAAACACATGGGGCGATACTTTTTGGGGGCAATCCCCATTAGGTAAAGGTAAAAACGAATTAGGAAAAATTCTTATGTCAATTCGTGATGATATTACAAGGATGTTTAGATGAATCATAAATGGGTATACTGTGATCTGTGCGAACACGAAGTTGTAATTTGCGGTAAATGTCGGAACAACACTTGTAACGGTGGTCATGGAACAGTAGATGGGAAACCATGTGACGCATGTGATTCCGCATATGAATTATATTTAGAAAAGATGAACAAGAAGTGAAACAATATCCTTGGAAATTTAAATTATGCCGTGAAGGCATTGAATGGGGACAGTCTGAAAAGACGCTTGGCACGAACCGATATTTTTACTACTTCAAAATTGGCCTAATGGATAAAGAAATGCGTGGTGCTTACAGTGAATTTGATAACGACACCTATATTCGTAAAATTTGGGGATTGCAAACAATCGGTCTACATAAATTCTGGTATGACTGCCCACACGCACAGTTAAATTTATACTACTTCGTAATTTATTGGTCTACACCTTGGACCAATATGCCTAAAGACTATTGGAAATAACAAGAAGGAAAAATTATGCCCAAAAAAATTGATTTGATGGAGTTGTTCGGCGGCGGCGCAAAGCAAGATGAAAGAATATACTCTAGACCAATTGCAAATCTTCATGAATTCTATTTGTCAGGTGAGATAGACAGTCCAGAAAATTACATTGAATGGTTCCAGACGATACGTCATTGTAGTCAAACAGACATCATCAAAATATATATCAACTCTGGTGGTGGAAACATTGACACGACTATTCAATTACTTAGGGCCTTGAATGAGACTGAAGCAACAGTGATAACTTCCGTTGAGGGGATGTGTGCTTCGGCTGCAACAATGATCTTCCTTCAAGGTGATAACTTTGAGGTGTCGGAATATTCCATGTTCATGGTGCATACATATAATGGAGGATTTCTAGGGAAGGGCAATGAGATTCATTCGCAGGCTCTGTTTGAACGAAAATGGTCTACAAGTTTTATGCGGTCTATCTATGAAGGGTTTCTGACTTTAGATGAAATAGATCGTGTTATTGATGGGGTGGACATGTGGATGGACGGTAATGAAGTAATAAAGCGACTAAAAAATAGGGGTAAAATACTAAAAAAGAAACAGTCTACCATCTCTAAGTCAGATCATCAATCCTAAGTAAACACCACCCAAAGGTATTTATTGTTGTTGCGTTGGCGTTATTAGTTTTAGCGTCAACGCTTTCAACTACACTTCCAATATTTTTCATAAGCAAATATCTTGAAAGATTGTGTGTTTTGCAAAATCCCTTAAATGATGATGTTATATGCTTTGTATTGTTTGGATCTAGTATTGTATAGCTATAAGGTTGTTTCTTTTTTGTGCTTTTCCCAAAATTTTTTGATGATGGATTTTTTGAGCATACTTCTTCGTGTTTTACTAGATTATATTTACCACCACCAATTTCCTGATCACAATAATGACATTTGATTTTTTCTGTTTTCTTGGCACCTATTTTAGCTTTTTCTATTCTAATTGCTTTCTGCTCTTCAGTTTCATTCGTAAAAAATCTTCTTCTAGAAACCGAAAGTTTATCAGAATGTGATTTGTAATCTGTTTTTGCGTGGGTTTTTTTCATGCGTTCTTTGCGTTCATCTTCACTCATGGAATCCCACATCTTTTTTATGGAAGCGGAACTTTTTGCCGATCTTTCGCGTTTACGCTCTTCCGTGTATTTTTCTGTGGTACTACTTCTTTGGCCACCTATAGTCATGTTATACTCTGGCTCCAGTTCCGCTATCCAATATATTTCCCTTGGGTCTAGAAGGCTCTTGTCCTGAACAACTTCCAGAACTTCTACTATGAAATTTTCTTCGCCGTATTTGTTCATAGAGTTATATAGTTGTGTCTTTAGTCTTTTACTTGTGTATACATGCTGCCTAAATCTTTTTTCGGGTGTTTTTGTAGTTTGACCAATATAAATCTTGTCATTGATGATATTGCGTATCAGATAAATATACATGTGCTGTGTTCCTCTCTTTGGGTTACTAAACATAGAGTCAGTGGGTTTCTTGGCGGCAACCGCGACTGGCACTTATATTTATACAAAAAGTACTTGACATGTGATCCTTGTCGCTATATATCTTAGTTGTAGCGACAAGGAGAACGCAAATGCACCTCGGAACACAAACAGCAAGCTTCGTAAACAATCTTTACAGCCGCATGACAAAAGATGCACCCACACCAGAAGTCGGCATGGGCGCTACTATTCTTATGTGGACAGATCGTCAAGCTGCTACTGTTACCGCTGTAGAAGGTAACATCATCACTGTTCAAGAAGATACTGTTACTCGCATTGACGACAACGGAATGTCAGACATGCAAGAATATCGTTGCGAGCCGAATGTAAACGGTTGTGTTTACAACTTTCGAATGAACAAAGACGGTAAATATGTAGAAGTTCGTAAGAACAAAGAAACTGGACGGTGGAACAAAGCTGAAGGATGTGGACTGATTATCGGTTTTCGTCGCCACTATCGTGACTTTTCCTTCTGAAATGAAAGGTGTTCAAATGGAAACGTATGTTGAAAAAATCAATCGGTTTGTTGTCGAGTATCACGAAGATCTTCCTGCCCAACACAAAGCCGAAATGCGCTTGAACGGGATTGATCCCGATGAACATTGGGTCTTGAAGTGGTCTTTTGAAAATGAAGAAAATGCCATTGAACAAATGAAAGAAGATGAAGAATGGTATGCTACCTTCTGTCTTAAAAATGGATACCCGATTCGCAAGGAGTTTCGGGTTCGTGATTTGGGCGAAACGCAATATATCAAGCGTAGTGCTTGGCTTTGATTAAGGAGAAATAAAATGGGTAATATTATTGCTGGTGCTTTTGGCGGTGCTTTCATCGCTGTTGTGATTGGTCTTATGATCTTTTGGCCTTTCGTTCTTATTTGGGGTCTGAATACCCTGTTTCCTGTGTTGGCTATTCCGTTCACTTTTTGGACATGGCTTGCTGCACTTGTTATCACTATGACTTTTGGTCACACCACTGTTAATAAGAAGGACTGATATTATGGGACTTGATATGTATCTTACCGCAGAACGCTATTTGTGGGATTTTGGTGACAATAACGACAAAGAAGTTGCTAATGCAATTGGCAAACTTTTTCCTGAAATTGGTGACAAACGTGTAAAGCAAGTAGAAGTAGAAATTGCATATTGGCGTAAAGCAAATGCTATCCACGATTGGTTTGTTCAAAACGTTCAAGATGGCGTGGATGAATGTCAAAAAAGCTATGTGACACACGAAAATCTGAGAAACCTTTTGAATATCTGTAAATCTGTTTTGGCTAATCCAGATCAAGTGGAAACACTACTTCCAACACGAAGCGGATTTTTCTTTGGTGGGACTGAATATGATGAGTGGTATTTTGACGGTATCAAATATACTGTTGAAGTTCTAGAAAATGTGGTTCCTCGTATGGAAACAGATTTCCGTGGATGGATGTTCTACTACCAGTCAAGTTGGTGACAGTCATGTTTAGAGAAACAATCCTAACTCTTTCTGAATTTTTCTTTTGGATTCTAGGGGGTGTTCCTTTAATGAACACCCTATGGATTTTACCTTATGTTGTTGTAATGTCTCTGATTATGGCATTGCCCTTTATCCTGCTAACATATGGTAAAAATAGACCAATTAATGTGTTGCCATTGTTTTTGATTTCATTTTTTCCTGTTTTGTTAGTTGGTATGGGACCGCCTATTATTCAGATCCAAATGTTGGAAGAATGTGAAATGGTTGAACAAGTCATTTCAACAGATATGGTTGAAAATCATAATATGTCAATTAAGCAATGTCGTATTAAAGATAACTACTATGGCGAATTTGGTGAATGGGCAATCTATGGTGATGGGCGATGAATTGGTCTAAAATACAAAAAACTGAATTGGCAACCGAAGCCTACGTTCTAATGAACGAGAATGAAATCAGAGGTTGTCAATATCACAACAATTCGCATATTGAAGCTATGTATCAGTATCTTGAAGAAACCGATGAACCGTATGACGAATCCCTTGATTGGGCAGTCATGTTTCATGATGTGGTGTATGATGCAGAACCTAAAAAAGAATGGCGTTCCTCACTTGCTTTTAGTGAAATGAAAGATAATTATAGGGGCTGTAATTTAAGTTTGTGGGATGTGAGTAAAGTATCTGGTCTTATTATGGCAACAGAAACACATCTGCTAGAAACAAGAAACTTACCAAAAAATTATTCTGCTATCATTCGTGCCGATCTACATGCTCTTACATCAAAGGTAGATACTGTTAATAACTTCACAAAAATCATGAATGAATCAATGGCACTATACGATTGCAACATTCAAGATTTTGCTGCATCCAACATTCAATTTATGTCTGGCCTTCATGCAAGAATGGCTATCAACATTTTGAACGTGAACGAAGAAGAAAAACTGTTCTTCTACATGGTTCAAGAAGGCATCGATCTCACAATTCGCATGGCACAAGCTATAATAGATACAAAAAACGCTTGACATAGGCGAATCGATCACTTATATTATAAGAGTAATCAAAAGAGGTTCGCTATGAAAATCACTGCCGAAAATATCACTTCTGTCGCAATCGGAACCGAAGTCATTATGAATTGGGGTGCCTATTACCCGATTGAAGAAGGTCTTGTAGTTGATTATCGTGTAACCCCTCCATCCAAATATTTTTCTGTTACCTATGAACTTGTCATCGAAAAACCGAATGGAGAAGTTCACTACACCAAAGAATTTGTTGAAAAAGGTGTCGGAACCTATTTGAAAAATGTGTATATGAAAGGTTAAGTATGCCTACTTGTTTTGTTCTTGTCGGACTTCCTGCGAGTGGGAAGTCCACTCTTTTAAATTTTGTTGAAGATCCTGAGTTTGCTGACACTGTGTTTGTCTATAGCACAGACAATGTTCTTGAACGTGTTGCCAAACAACTTGACAAGACTTACGATGAAGTTTTTGATAAACACATTGGTCCTGCCAAGTTGGAATCTGACATTTGGCTTGCAGAAGCCATTAAAATGAAAGTTGACGTGTATTGGGATCAGACAAATCTCGGTGTAAAAAAGCGCCGTTCTATCATTGAAAAAATGAAAAAATTTGGATACAGGGTTGAGGCAATTGTCTTCACACCTCCCGAAACCGTAGAAGATATTACAGAATGGAATCGTCGTTTGCAAAGCCGTAAAGGCAAAACTATTCCTGATCATGTTATCAAGTCTATGGTTAATTCATATGTCGAACCTGCACTAGATGAAGGTTTTGACGCGATTAGAAAATATGACATTTATGGAAAAGAACTATGAAAACTAGATTTATTGGTGACGTTCATGGTCTAAAATACGAACTGAGCATTCTTTTGGATAACATTCCACAAGATGTTACTTCTGTCGTTCAAGTGGGCGATATGGGTATTGGTTTTGGGCAAGGCGACTATTGGCATGAATCGCTTGATGATATGATGCAAAAAGTCAATGGACGTTTCATTCGCGGCAATCATGACAATCCATCCATGTGTAAAACCATGAAAACATGGATTCCAGATGGCGTGGTGGAAAATGACATCATGTATGTTGGTGGTGCGTGGTCTATTGATTATCAATGGCGAACCAAAGGCATTGACATTTGGGATGATGAAGAACTTTCGTATGAAGAACTAGAACGCTTGATTGATGTATATACATTGGTCGCGCCTTCGATTATGGTGACACATGATTGTCCCCTGTCTGTTTCAAACAAGCTTTTCATCGAAAATGGGAAATCGTTTTCGAACAAGCAATATAAGACCAGAACTGGCATGGCATTGGAAGCTATGCTTGAAATTCACAAGCCTAAACTGCACGTATTTGGTCATTGGCACAATGATGCTGATCGTATCATCGATGGAACAAGATTTATTTGCCTAGATGAACTGAGTTATGTAGATATCGATACGGAAACACTAGAAGTTAAGTGGCCTGATGGAAGACAACCAAAGAGTTAAGTAATTTACAATTATCAAAATGCCATCTTTTCATTGCTCTATATTGTCCAATTTTATTGCAATGAGGGCATACACTTTTGTTGTTAGGATGAGTGCCATTATTTATTCTTTTTGTATATTGCTCTTTACCTCTTTCTTTACTATGTTCTCCAATCAATTTTCTAGTTTCATCAGAATGTGTTTTTCCGTAAAATGAATTTGTTTCACCAGTTTGTCTTACGATAGCAGATATTGACATTTTTCTTTTAGTTTCATCTGAAAAAGTTCTACCCTTTAATATTATATGATCCCAACCCCCATCGCCATTTTCCAATTTCAAATTTGCCCATTCTCGTGATTTTACTATATTCCATAATTTACTAAAGAATAGGCCAGTTTGCTTTAATTCTTCTTTGTTTTCAGTAACAAGTAATATTTGAGTTGTGACATCATAACCGTGCTTATTAATATGCCGTTTCCAGTATTTTCCTGAACCCCTATATTTAAATGGATCTTTAGATTTTGTCTTTCCTAAATATTTTAAACCCGTTTTATTATGTGTTTTTACATATAAATAATGCATGCTGGAACTCCTTTGTGTTTCTAGAATGGTTGGGATGCCTGCCAAGAAATCCGCGAACCATACTTATTTATAAACAATCTATCTTTGGCCATTGGCACAGCAATGCAGATGAAGTCATTGATGGGACTAGGTTTATTTGCTTGAACGAGCTTAGTTATTGTGATATTGATGTGAACACTTTGGAAGTTAACTTTCCAGAAATGCAACACAAAAAGATGAAAATGTGATGAATGACAACCTTAGAATTTGGAAATTTGGTGCAGAAATGTCAAAGCAAGGCATGTCATTAAGTCAAACATATAAGGCATTTGGCGACTCGCGTGATCCTGATATCAGAAAATCTATCAAAGATGGTTGGAATGACTTTCAGAAACATCTTATCTTGAAGAGGCTCCTAGATGAATAAACTTATCCAAATTATAGAACAGTTTGATTCTGGCCATTTTAATCGAAGGGGTGAAACCCTTGAAAAAATGCGGGAAAAAGCCAAAGAACTAGGTTTTTTTCCTTTACCACTAACACAAAATGATATAGAATGTTTTTGGATTAGAATAGAAGCAAAAGACGTCAATAGAAAACACATAAGTGTGACTTTCGAATCTTTTGAAGATGATTCGTATCTGGTTCTTTTGAGGGATTATGCCAGATACGAACCCAACAAACCAGAAACTACCGAAAAAATGCGACATGCCATATCTACAATGGAAGAAGTGTGGGTAAGATCATGTTACAAGTTTTTTGAAAAGAATGGTTTTTGGGATTGGTTTCAAGTTCCTGAAGAAACGGCTTTCAACGAAATAATGATGTTTTCGAAAGGCCAAGGGAACCCTAAACTTTTCAAGGAAAGGGTTAATGAACTGTATAAGGCGGCAGGGGTTAGATAATATGAAAAAGCGTTGGTATAAGTATCCAGAAGGTTATATTGAATACGCACTTCCGTGGTATTTGATTATTCGCAGATTGATTTTTCTACCTTTTGTTGCAATCGGCTTTGTGTTTCTTTACATCGGTATTGCACTAGGTTGGGGTATTGATGAAGCAGAAAGAATGAGAAAAGAGATTTGGTGATGAAAAACGATGAATTTGGCGATAGGATGAAAGACTATGAAGGACGGTTTACAAAACAAACCGTTGTGCCTTCACAAATTCTATGTGTCCGTATTGATGGTAAAGGATTTAGTAAATTTACAAAGGGATTTGTGAAGCCTTTCGATTATCGTCTTACAAAGACAATGGTGGAAACCACAAAAGAACTTGTAAAGCTTACCAATGCTGATATCGGTTATACGCAATCAGACGAAATCACACTTATCTATGGTATGGGTGAAAAGCAGAACGAGCATATCTTTGGTGGCAAAACATCCAAAATCAACTCCATCATTGCTTCTATGACTACAGCAAACTTCAACAAGTTTCTGAAAGAAAACGCCGAAACCGATAAACTGGCATATTTTGATTGTCGGTCTTGGGGCGTTCCTAACAAAATTGAAGCATCAAATGTTCTTTTGTGGCGTGTTCAAGATGCGCGTAAAAATAGTATTTCTGCTATAATGCGTTGGACATGTGGTCACAAGGCCATGGAAAACCTTAGTGGTGAACAGATGAAAGAATATATGCTTCAAGAAGGTAAAGATTGGAATGATCTTGCTAACGTGTGGAAGTATGGTGTTTATGTGAAACGTAGGAACTACGAAACAGAACTGCCAGATGATGTTTGGAATAAAATTCCAGATGGTAAAAAACCACTTGACAGAACTGTAATTCGTAGTAAAATAGACGAAATTGACTTGGGATATTTTGGCGATCTTAGCCTTGAAGATCGGGTCAATGTAATTTTCGATAAGTGAAAGGATATAAAATGACCGAAGAAATGAATATCGATGATGAAATTAATGAATTGGATGAAGTAGATTCTCGCGTTAAAAAAATTAATACAATTTCTGCACAAAAGATGGAAGAATTCCTTACTATGCTGGAAGATAATGAAATTGACGTTGATGAAATGTTAGGCATCGCGTATGCCTCTATGGTGGTCGTTAATACTATGGGGTTTTCTTCAATGAATATGGCAGAAGATGCGACGATAGCCGCAGAAAAACTTATCGAACTGCTAGTAGACGAAGAATAATAACGTATAAATAAGGGTGTGTCCAGTGAGGACACACCTAAAAATAGCTAAAGGAGGTTTAGCAATGGCTACGTTATGCTATGAAAGCATCGGCAAGACAAGATGCAGAAGGTACGTGGCATGACGTGTTCAAAGACCCTATTACCGACAAAGGAAAAATTTCCAAAAAAGGTCGTTTGGGGTTGGTATACGAATGTGGTGTCGGTTCGTGTGGATATCACACTGTTCCTAAAGAAGTTGCGGAGAAAAAAGGTAATATTCTCCGCACTGTTTTCAGGGATGGTGAACTTCTTGTAGATGATTCTTTTGAAGAAATCCGTAATCGTGCGGCTTTGAAAGAACAAGAATATGTTCCTTCTACGGTTGAGCGTTACTAATGGATACACACTCGAAAGAATATGTAGAATGGATGGCAAATGTTTGGCGTCTAAATGACGAAAGAAATAAGTCGCTGAAAGCAGTCGAAGGTACTTCCATACTCGGAAAACACGATGGGAAGCTTCCAGAAGATATTAACGATTTACTTGAAGCACTCTAAGAAAAGGCGGGGAAACTCGCCTTTTTCTACTTGACATGGTTGGCAATATCTCTTATTGTCTAATCAAACATGACATGAAAGGTTGAAAACATGTGGAATGCACTTGACGGTAACATGATTGCTGCAGACGAATATTATGCTGGTCCTTGTGATGAAGATATTGCACAAGATATCCTTGATAGCCTGAGCGATGCCGAAATCTTGGATATTGCGGCTGAACTTGACATTGAAATCAATGACGGAAAAGGTGGTTATACCTCCGAAGGTCTTGATGCAATCTTCGATTATATCCTTGAAAACATTGATTTGTATACGGCTGAGCAAGATTAAACATGACAAAATTATTATCTGCTAGGATAAAAGCTAGCTATAAAAGAGTTGAAACTCCCTATGTAGTCCCTAAAAAGACTGGAAGCAAATACAAAGATTGGATATGCAAAACAGCATGGCGCTATCTTGAAAAGTGGGGCTACATCCAACAACATTTTGATGATGTTAAAATTGAAGTGTTTGACTTCACCGAAAGCAAAAGAAAACAGATAACAGAACGCATCATCGAAGAAATTCGGACGCGGGCTAAATACCATGACGAAAATGTTATGCCAGACACACATGTTATTGTCATGGGCGAAAATACATTTTTTGAAATCATGAATGAAAAAAGAGACGCATCTCCCTTTCTTGCGGATAACTACACTTTTATGACAAACGACATGTATTACAATGATCCATATCGCGGTAAGCGCGTTTTACATTTTAGTTGTCATGTTATCAAAGGTATGGAAGGATTTGCAATAATCCCAAAAGTGTTTGTAGAAGTAAGGAAATTTTGATGAAATGGAACAGCCAACAAGAAAAAGCTTTGAAAGCTGTGGACACGTGGTTCTACACCGAATCTAAAAAGAAGCAAATTTTTAGAATTTTTGGATATGCGGGGACTGGCAAATCTACACTAGCAAGACACTTCGCAGATAACATTGATGGTGATGTATGCTATGCTGCTTTCACTGGAAAAGCTGCACTGGTCATGCGAAAAAATGGTTGTGTTGGTGCGCGAACAATTCATAGCCTAATATACAAACCAGAAGTTAATGACAAGGGTCAAGTGACCTTTAATTTGAATAAAAAAGACAGCATCGTTAAAGATTGTGCTTTGCTAATCATTGATGAATGTTCAATGGTTGATAAAGACTTGGCAGAAGATCTTTTATCTTTCAAAAAGCCAATTCTTGTTCTTGGTGATCCTGCACAGTTGCCGCCAGTTAAAGGCGCTGGATATTTCACAGAATGCCAACCTGACATCATGCTTACAGAAATTCACAGACAAGCAACTGACAATCCTATCATCTACCTTGCTACAGAAATTAGAAATGGGCGCATTCCTGATTTCGGTGAATACGGTGAAAGCAGAATTGTAGATAAGATTTCTGTCGATATGGCTAAAGAAGCTAGTCAAATTTTGGTTGGTAGAAATGCCACAAGGGAAAAATACAATTCCAAATTAAGAAAAATGCATGGCATTGACAGCGATCTTCCTGTTGTTGGTGAAAAATTGATTTGTCTGAAAAATGACTCCACACTAGGTATCTTCAACGGTGGTATGTTTACTGTTGATAAAATTTTACAGACAAACGCAAAATTCAAGACCAACTTCATTCACATGAGTCTTCAAAGTGACGACTTCGAATCTATTCCCCCGCTTGTTAAGGTTCATAAAAGCTTTTTTGATTTGAGTGTCCCTAGACCAGAATGGAAAATTTTGAAAGACAGTCAAGAATTTGATTTTGGATATGCTATCACTACGCATAAATCACAAGGTAGTCAATGGGATGATGTTTTGGTCGTTGATGAAAGTTGGTGTTTCAGAGACGAATGGCAAAGATGGCTCTATACTGCTATCACGCGGGCTAGTGAAAAAATTACTTTGGTGAGGACATAAAATGAAATGGGAAAATCTTATGGTAGGAGAACAAGCGAAATATCGTTCAAAGGCTATGTTTCTTATCGATAAAGGCTACGTTCCTGCACAAGATGAAGAAAAATTAGCCAAGAAAATATATGAAGCAGAACAGAAATCTGAAAATGAGGATGAGTGAAAATGGAACATATGACGAAAAAAGAACAGGTTGCTATGGCTTCATTACAAGGAATGTTGGCACATCCAACAAGATATAAACCACGGGAACGTGATAAACATCTAACTTGGCATGAAGCAATTTGTCGTGAAGCATTTGATATTGCAACAAAATTTGTTATCGAATCGTCTAGACGATAATTTTTTTCAAAAAAGGTGTTGACAAGCCAAATCGATTCGCCTACATTACAAGAGTAGTCAGAAAGAAAGGTAATCGAAATGACTGAACAGACCCAACGCGACAAAATCCTTCAGCGTGTTATGAACCTTCGTGCCAAAGCTGAAAATGACGGTGCTTCAGAAGCTGAAATGCAAAGCGCCTTCACCATGGCTGCAAAGCTTATGGACGCCTATAGCATCGAAGAAGCCGAACTTGCACTTGCTGAAACAGAAGGTCGCATTGTTCTTGATATCATCAACAAAGTTGTCGATACCACCTGCATGAACGGTAAACAGCGTCACAAGATCATCCTGTGCCTTACTGGTGTAGGTGCCTTCACTTCCACCAAAGCGGTTTACAATCGTTATAGTGGCGAAATCACCTTCACTGGACACCGCCCCGATGTTGAGCTTGCCAACTATATCGTTGCAGTTGTCAAAGAAGCCCTTGACCGTGAATATGAAACCTATCGCATGAATAACAAGTCGGTTGGTTACGGTGCAAAAACTGCTTTCCAAACTTCCATGGCTTCGCGTGTTTCTTCGCGTCTTTACGAAATGGCGCGTGAGGCAGAAGCAAATCGCCAGTCTGAAAAGCGCCAAGCAGAAAAAATGCAAATCGAAAACGCTGCAACATCTTCTTCTACTGCCCTTATCGTTGCTGAAATTGCAGAAATGAAGCGGAAAGAAGTCAATGAAGCTTACAAGAAAGCGCACCCACGGCTTCGTTCCATGCCTTCTTTCAGCTACGGTAGCAACTATACTGCGCACGGTGCAGGACGGGCAGCAGGAGACCGCGTAAACCTGAACCGCGCAATCAACACCGCAAGCACCAAAAAAATCGCTTAAAGGTTGGGGAGAAATCCCCAACTTTTTCTTGACAAGACACTGAAAAACAGATATACCCCTTATTGAAAGGAAATTTATCATGCTTCACACTCTTGATTTTCGTGGTTGGGAAAATGTCACTGCTTGGTGCGTCCCTACTGCCGTTGCACTTCTTACTGGTGCGCCTGTAGGTCACATGCATAGTCGTGCTGCGATGATGCAAAACAAGCCTCGTAAAGATGTTCAAGGCGTATATCTTGAAGAAGCCGTGTTGCTTCTTCGTGAACAAGGCTACAAGGCTATTCCTATTGATATGGAAAGCCGTTGGCAATCGCCGCCTTCAATTCGTAAATTTCTTTCGGAACGGTCATCTTATGAAAAAGTGATGCCCATCATGTTCGCTACTAACGATCACATGATGACAGCACATTATGGTTATGCCGCTGATAATTGGACTAAAAAGCCTGTTCCCATTGAAGAATTTCCGAAATTGGAAAGAAAAGTAGTTGCGGCATGGATTGTAATGGTGAACAAATAAAAGGAAAATTGATGAGTAGAGATATTTGGGTGATCTCGGATACACATTTTAATCATGATAACTGTTCAACAATTGCATTTTTGCAATTTTCATAGTGGTATCTTTTGATGTTTGATGCGCCACCACACTTTCCACAATAAGGGCATATTAATTTTTTCTGTTGTCCTTTAGGCTTTCTCATTTTCATCTTTGCTTTTTCTGTATGTTTTCTTCCCTTTCTGACTTTTCTTAACTTTTTTCTAACTTCTTCACTAAAAGTTTTTCCAGTATTGGGTCCAACAAGTTCGCCAGACTTTATTCTGTGATCGTCTACAGAAACAAAATGAAACCTTCCATCAGCATCTTTCACAGTGGTCATTCCTTTGGTGTGACCAACATAGTTTACACTATTATCAAATTCTGTTTTTGCTATCCTTACAGTCAACCCTTCTTTGGTTTTTGCCTGAACTAAATTTTTAGAATTTGTGGAAATTTTATCGGATATTTTATTCTTTTCTTCGATAGACATGTTTAGATGTTGTTTGTGAGTCCTAGTAGACTGCGTTTTTATAAATTCTATCTTCAAATTTTCGTATAATCTGCTATTTACTTTGGTGTCTTGATAATTTCGCATGGAATGAGCAGCATATGTCATACTGGCTATATTTGGATATGATTTCCACAGTAGTATATGAGCTATGAAATGTTGCCTTGGCGTAAGTAGTGAAAGGTTCCACTTGTTCTTTTTAAAAGATGCGTATTCGGGAAACATATCTTTGGCTTTGGGACAAATATGATGCTTTTCGGCATATCCATTATGATTGACGTTTTTATGTTGACATTGCTTAATAAATCTAATATATCTATTTAAGTAGTGCGTATTGTGAGGCTTTGAAGCCAATATGGAATAAATATCCATGTGCTGGAACTCCTTCTTTAAGGTTGACAGGTTCTAGAGTTAGTGGGTATTGGTAGTACCGCGACTAACATATTTATACAAAAATGAGGTGAAAAGTGACTAAAAATATATGGGTTTCTTCTGATTTGCATTATAATCACTCTAATATATTATCATTTGTTGATAATAAAGGTAACAACATTCGCGAGTTTGATAACGTAGATCAAATGAACGAGTGTTTAATTGAAAGGCACAATTCTGTAGTTAAACCTGGTGATATCTACTATTGTTTAGGTGATGTATTCTTTGGCGACAAAGAAAAGTTTAAAAAAGATTGGCCTAAGTTGCAAGGTTCAAAGCGTCTTATTGTTGGAAATCATGACGATATCAAGTTTTTGTCGTCTGGTGGTTTCTTCAAGAAAGTGATGATGTGGCGCATGTTTCCTGAATTTGGCTTGTTGATGAGTCATGTTCCTTTGCATGAAAATGCCTTGTGGCGCGGCAAAGAACATGATAAACAGATGGTTAATGTTTTCGGCCATATTCATCAAAACCCTTCACCAGAAGGGCCTTACAAGTGCGTTTGTGTTGAACAGATCAATTATACACCCGTAAACATCGAAGAATTGCGGGTTTGGTGAAAAGGAGAATATGATGGAACCTTACGTTATTAATCGCGATTCGTGGCACTATAAAATGATTTCCAATGGTCAACATTGGGATGAATATTTGTCCCATAGGGCACCAAAAGACTTCTGTTCTTATTGGCGTATGGTTGTTGGAAAGCTCCTCACGTATGCTTTCTTCATTACCTTGGGAACAATTTTTGTGGTATTTCTTGGATATAACATTTATCTAGATCCGATTCCAGTAATCGGGGGTATTGTAATGGCTTTTGGTTTATTGTTTGGCGCTGGTTTCATAGCTATTTGGCTAGAAAAAAGAAGCGAACAGAAGCGCCAACGCGACTATGATGAAATGTTCGGTGATGGCCCTAAAAAGCCTGAAAGTCTTTTGAAGATGCAATATCGCGCATGGAAAGAAAAAATATGTCCTATGGTGGAGTATGAGTGATGGATGAATATACACCAGATAATTGGGTCGTTATCAAATTAACATCAGAACAATATGGAACTGTATATAAAATCTTAGCAGGTTGGTCTGGTGGATACGCAACTGGCGATTCTTGGCGTATGAATAGCGGCATTGTCAGATGTGAAGAAACAGTCGAAACTAGCGTGTATAACAACAAAGAATACACCGCAACATACTACAATTTTTATGGTTCAAGTGGCAGTTGCTATAAGTGCCATAAAGAAGCATATGGACTTCGTATGAACAATGCTTACATATGGAATCAGCTAGAAAAAAAGTATGGCGATAAAGTTCAGATGATGGATGAAGATACAAATTGGTTGGAAATGGATTGGATTGTCAAATGAGGCCCTTTACAGCAGCATATGTGACTACTAATGGTAAAGAATGGGATCAACCACTTTGCGTAGAAAATAGTCTGAATAAATGCAAAGAGGCATTTTGCAATTGGTATAAAAATGTGGACCACAATGATTTGAGCGTAAGATATGCGCCTGTTACAATAGTTGAATGTGAAAATTGATTGGATTAGGAAAGAAGTTGGTGAACAAAGGTGGTGGAAATGAAGTGTTATAAAATCCGTAAAAAAGCAGAATTTATGACAGAACACGATAAGAAATTCAATCCAGATGGATGGTGGTGTTCTGGTAAAGGACGTGATCTTTGGCACAATCTAGGTGCTACGCGGGGTTCTATCAAAACGTCATATATACCCGATGGTGATAGTATCGACATGTATGAAATTGTCGAATTTGACATGAAAGAGGTTGACAAGCACAAATTTAAGTAGTAGTGCGCCCTTTATATTATGATTCATTGAAAGGAAATGGCATGAGTAGACTTCCAAAAAATCCTGATCCGTTTGGTCTTACAGGTTGTTATATTGCAGGCGGTGTAATACTGTCTTTAGCAACAAAAACAGATATCAACGATTATGATATTTACCCAAAAAGTGCAAAAGGCTTTGAAGATGTGATTCACACGCTTCATGATAGCAACTGTTTTGTTGTCAACATTTCTGATAGGGCTATCACATACAAAAGCAATGACGTAAAGAATGACAAAGAAGAACGTGCTATCATTCAAGTCATGACATATGACTATTTTGACACTCCAGAAAAGATCTACGACAATTTTGACTTTTCGGTGTGCATGGGCGCGTTTGATTGTGACACCAAGTCATACAATTTTCATCCTGATTTTTATCCAGACATTGCCACAAAGACATTGAGGTTCAACCACAAGACACGCTATCCTTTGAATAGTCTTTTGCGTGTTCACAAGTATGCCAAAAAGGGTTTCTTTATCAGCAAGCCCGAAAGCACAAAGCTTGCATTGACTATTGCCAAAACTGGTATGCCTAATTCTTGGGAAGAACTGGAAGCACAGATCGGTGGTTCTTATGGTCGTGAAATCGAACTTCAACGCAAAGACATGGAATTTACGTTTGAAAATGCAATTGAATTGCTTAGCGATTTGGTGTTTGATTTTGACCAATATTTGAGCATAAGTGAAGAAAATTACCATGATATTCCACCAGAAGACATTGTAGCGTTCTATAACAATGGTGAAAAAATCAAGTATCTTGAAGTTTCCCTTAGTGGTTCTTCTTGGAATTCAACTTCTGCAAAATATTCATATTTTATTCATGATGGTTCTTTCCTTGGCGGAACATTTAACACTGCCATGGTAGAAAAATTTGGTATGCCAGAACACTTTGAATGTATATCAAATACCCGTCTACATGGCTACAAAGTTGTTAGTGTCGATAGTGAAGGCAAACTCGTGCCGCCAATTTCACCTAAGAATGGGGTTATATATAGTCTAGATGAGGAAACTGTTTGGGAAAAAACACCTTATCTATACGTTTTCAAGACCAAAAAAGCCGCTGAAAATCGTATGAAATCAACTAAAAATTCTAAAATGTTCTTTGTTTCATTCGATTCTAGTGACATCAAACAAGTATCGTCGGATGAAATCCAAGTCACAAAAATGAAACTAGAAAAAGAAATAACGGAGTGATAAAATGGCGACTAAAAAGCAATATGCGATTTGGGCATTGAAACTAGCAGAAGGGGAAGATTTTTTCGTTGATGACCTATATGAAGCTTTGATTGAGGATGGTTATGTTGACTATCGCAATAAGCTTGTTGACGAATTTATGGATGAAGAAGATGAATAACAGGGCTTTTTATTACACGATACAGTTTTTTATTGCTTTGGTGATATTTTTTATGATATTATGTTCCCTACTAGGTGCAGTCATGCTACTTTTGATGTTCATAACATGGTCGTTGCCTGTAGCTAGTCCGTTTACATGGTGGGTCTTTAGGATCATTCTAACCTTGACGTTTGTTATAAGTTCTTTTTATATCTTTTCGCCACAAGCAAAAGAATGGGTTGATGGTTGTTTGGGAGATACGAAGTGAAACACACTGTTATCATACAAGCGGAAGTTGCCAAAAAAGATGTGATAGATGACATTGATAATGTTCGTGTCATCTATTTCACCGCAAGATATAATCCAAAATGGCGCGAAAACATTTCTGAAATTGCTAAGAATGTTAAAGGCAAATCTTTTGTGTTCTGTTCCATCCAAGTGGCCAAATTCATACAAAGTAACGTCCCTGAATTGGCGAGTGGTCTGATTATATCAAACAGACATCCCGAACCACAAATCGGGATGAATTCTATTTTTGATTGGAACCATTATTCGACTATTATACCTTCTGATTTGATTTTGAATGGGCATGGCGTGATACATAGATTTGGTGATTTGGACAAACCTTGGGTAGAACTTCCAAATGATATGTTTGTTAAACCTATAAGTGCATGGAAGCCTTTCACTGGTTTCAGTTGCAAGAAAAAAGATATTAGATTCGAAGTCAATGCTTTAACACAAACTGAACATGTAGCACCGCACGAATTGGTTGTTGTGTTCCCATCACAGAAAATCGAAGCTGAATATCGTTATTGGATTGTCGATTCTACAATAGTGACTTCATCTTCTTATGGTTGGGATGATGAGCACCAATACCATAAACCAGATGGTAAAATGGACAAATTTGTTGAAAAGGTGATTCAATATCTTGACATTAACGGTTTAACAGAGTATGTTATTGACATTGCTCTAGTTAGCGAAAATCAATATAAAGTCGTGGAATTGAACGCTATGTCAACTAGTGGTTGGTATGGTGCAATGGATGAAGTCAAGCTTATAAAAAGCATAGCAGAATTGGTGTATGTATGAAGATAACACTTGAACAGTTAGCAGATTTGGCTTACGAATCGGAATTTACAGATCCCATTGATTGGGATTATCTTATGATAGAAGAACGTAATGCGTATATGCTTATGGCTTCACACGTTTTGGAAATGATTGATGATGTTCCGCAAGAAGAACGCCTTGTCGTCTGTATGGCGTCTTTGACAAAACTTCTGGTGGAAAACTTCATTCTTAACATGAAATTGGAGAATAGGAATGGCGGAAGCTGAAAAACTTTACAAACTAGACACTAAAGGAAAGCCGCGTGTCTGGTGGATTGAACATGACGATGAAAAATATCGCACACATGCTGGCATTTTAGACGGAAAAATCGTCACTTCTGGTTGGATTTTTGCCGAAGAAAAGAATATCGGTAAAGCTAATCACACAAGCATTAAAGAACAAGTGTCACTTGAAGTGAAAGCCGAATACGAAAAAAAGAAGTATCAAGGCAAATATCACGAAAGCCTAGATGAAGCAGAAGGTGGGGCTAAATTCGTTGAACCCATGCTGGCACAAAAATTTGACTTGAAAAAGGATGTTGGCTACCCTTATGTGTCACAACCAAAGCTTGATGGTGTTCGCTGTTTGGTTTCCAAATATCACATGCAGACGCGAAATGGCAAAGAATTTGTATCTTCGCCACACATTCAAAGAGCCTTGGCCAAGTTTTTCGAAAAAAATCCAGATGCCGTTCTTGATGGCGAACTATACAACCATGACTTGAAGCACGATTTTGAAAAAATTGTCAGTTTGGCTAGAAAAACTAAACCGACTGATGAAGATATCATGGAATCGGAAAGCATGGTTCAATATCACGTTTATGATGTGATTACGCCTAAGCCTATGGGATATGTCGATAGATATTCTTTTCTTTCAACTGAACTTACAGGGACTAACAAGTGCATCAAAGTGGTTCATGCAGAAATGGTCGAAAATGTCGATGACGCTGTAGAAATGCTTGGCAAATACATTGAACAAGGATACGAAGGTCAAATGCTTCGGGTTCCTAATATGCCATATGAACACAAGCGTTCTAAGACTCTTTTGAAGCACAAAGAGTTTGAAGATGCGGAATATGTGATTGTTGATGTGGTAGAAGGTGTGGGCAATTGGTCTCAGATGGCAAAGTCCATCGAAATTCAACTGCCAGATGGCACAACACAAAATTCTGGAATGCGTGGCACATTTGATTTTGCCAAAAACATTTTGGAACAACGCGATCAACTTATTGGGACAGAAGTGACAGTAAGATATCAAGGAAAAACTTCTGATAACAAACTTCGCTTCCCAGTAGTAACGACTTTTTGGCATGGAAAGCGAAATCTGTAATTTAGGTGTTGACAAGCTATAGAAAAACAGTTACAAAGAATCGAATCAGATGAAAGGAAAACACATGATTCGGTTCTTTATTCTGGAAGCGGCAAAGCTTCTTATTATAGTATCGTTGTTTCTTGCTTTCTATGTGATGACCCCGTAATATGGATATGCTAATAGAAGCACTGTTATTGCTGTTGATACCCATATTGATAATATGGTTCTTTATCGGCGCGATAAAAACTTTCCAAAGAAATTTCCTACTGTCTTTGGTGTTGTTAATTTTGTTGACACCTCTATGGGTATGTTGGGCTGTAATAGAAATGTTTACTGGATAAAGGAGAAAAATATGGTTGCGCTAGCTTTGATTGGTGTTATCATCATGTCTGGTCTAGTTGGTTGGGGTGTATGGACGATTGTTAAATCCGTTTCACTGAAAAAAACGACTGACCGATATCGTTATGTAAAAGCAAAAGATGAAAATGGTAATGAAATCACAAAAGTGATTGATCTTAATGATGAAAACAAATGAGAAAACCAAGTAGTTACGATTTTCGCACACGTGCGGAATATGATCAAGCAATGAGTGAATATAAAGCATATGAAAGGAAGAAAATTATGAAAGCAGTTTTGGGTATTGGTGGTGCTGTAGTAGCAGGTATCGTGGCGCTAACTATTCTTGGTGGAAGTTGGTATACGGTTGACCAAGGTGAACGTGGCGTTATGTTGCGAAATGGTGCTATTGTTGGTGTTTCAGAGCCGGGTCTAGGGTTTAAACTGCCAATCTTTGATCGTGTTGTTCGCATCAGCACACAAGACAGAAGCAGAATGTATGAAAATGTTGCGGCATATAGCCGCGATCAACAACCTGCCATTCTTGCACTTAGCGTCACATATCGTATGCCAGAAGGCGAAGTCACTTCTATCTATGAACGCTTTGGTGGTGAAGATGGATTGGTCACACGTGTTATTGACAGACAGTTGAACGAAGCTATCCGAACCGTTTTTGGTCGTTACAATGCAGTAGAAGCAGTCCAGCAACGTGAACGTATGGGCATGGATATTCGCGAAGCAGTCGAAAGGGCGGTTCAAGGTCCAGTTACTATCGTAGGCGTCCAACTTGAAAATATCGACTTTTCAGACGCATATGAAGCAAGTATTGAACAACGTATGCTAGCCGAAGTTGAAGTCCAAAGGATTCAGCAAAATGCGGAACGTGAAAAAGTCCAAGCTGAAATTCGCGTAATTCAAGCAAATGCAGAAGCAGAAGCGCGTGTGGCACAAGCAACCGCAGAAGCAGAAGCTATCACATTGACTGGCGAAGCAGAAGCAAGCGCGATTCGTGCAAGGGGTGCTGCGCTACGTGACAATCCTGCACTAATCGAACTGGTCCAAGCTGAACGCTGGAACGGTATCCTACCAACTACAATGGTGCCTGGTTCTGCTGTCCCATTCTTGAATGTTGGTGGAACCCGTTGAGTCTAGCAATTGCCATGCTTGTTGCTTATACACCTTTCTTTTGGTGGATGTATAAGCAAGCTAAGGAAGACCTTAGAAAAAGCAACCATAGGGATAAATGAGTCTCTCCTTGTCAAAAGGATAACTAAGGCGGGGGAAACCCCGCCTCTTTTTTAAGGAAAATACATGAAAGATAAATCAGATTATCATATTTCCGACTACAACTATATTGGTAGCGCGATAGGAAATGCTTATTTCAGTGGTGTATCATTTGACCAACTTTGGGAATGTGTAGCCATGGCAGAAAATCGCGAGCAATTAGATGTAGCCGTGGAAGCGACAATTTTACTAAATGAACTGCAAAAAAGAATTGACTATTAATCTGCCTTACACTATGTCTATATTTGTAAGTAAAATCTTGGAGGAACGTTATGGAAAATTTTGTAATCGTGTCTGGTAAAATTCGCGTCACAGATCCTTGTTATACCAAAGACACTTGGTGTTCTGGTGTTCTTGAAAACTGTATGAATGGCAAGTGGTTTGCTGGAAAAGTTGTTTGGGGTAATGAAGCTACTGGCGGTTGGGGTAATCGAATCGCAGAACTACAAATCTGGCATGAAAGCCATGTTGGAAGTGAATGTTACGAAAACAGTGGAATCGATGTTGGTGTGGATTCTGGACAAGCTGGATTTTTCGATGAAGGTTCTTATCCAGAAGGCGAAACTGGTGAATATGGCGAACTAGACACGTTCTATGGAAAAATCTGCGAAGGAACCGCAAATGAAAATTATCTTGGAATTGCAAATGTTGGATTTGGTGTTGCTACAAGTTCTGGTTATGGCGATGGTGGTTATGACTGCTTCATTCGCCGCGATCATGAAGGACGCATCGTTGCCGCAAAAATTGTTTTTATCAGTGCCGAATCCGAAGAAGATGAAGAAGACTATGAATGGGATGATGAAGCATAATTTTTGAAAAAATGTGTGGAACCTACTTGACATGGGTTCCACACTATACTATCTTAATCATGTAGCGGATGAAAAGGAGAGTCCACAATGTCTGTAGAAATGAAAGCCCTTTACGATAGTGCCCACGAAGCGGGTATGAATGCTGTTTCCCAACTTCAAGTTGTTCCAATGATTGTCGGTGAAGAAAAAGGTCTATTTTCAGGTAAAATTGACTACAGTAAACCGACCTATTTTGTAGAAGATGGTGTCTGTGGGTTTGCATGGGTAAACGTCAAGCCTGGCAATTCCAAGTTTGCAAATTGGCTGAAAAAGAATAAACTTGCGCGGTCTGATAGCTACTACGGTGGTGTGACGGTTTGGGTTTCTGCTTTCAATCAATCTATGCAGAAAAAAGAAGCCTATGCGCGGGCATTCGCAAAAGTCCTTGATAATGCAGGCATCAATGCCTATTCTGCTTCGCGGATGGACTGATGAACAAAAAAGCTTAAATGGTTCAAATAGGGGATTGACAACAGTCCCCTATTATATTACGTTACATATGAAGCCCCCAAAAGGATATCGACATGACTGTTTTCGTTTTCAAGATGGAAAAAGACGCAATCAACAGTGATAAAGGTTCCGTGTTTTTTGAAATGCGTTATGAGCCTCGGACACACTATCCTGAATATCTTAGTCGGTTGATGAAAGAACACCCTGTTACTGTAGAATATAAAGCTAAAGGTTATGTTGGTCCTACTGTAGAAACGCAGTATATCAATGATTGGGAAGAAGAACTTTCCAAAGCTGATGAAGAAATTGTAAAGCGTGAATCCCACAAAAAAGGTTTCCCTGTCCAGTATTGGGATGCTGTTCGCAACAAAGAAAAGCTGCTTCGGGCAAAAGAATTGTATGAAGCTGGTCTTGTGATTTTGGAGAACTAAAATGAAATACAAATTTCCCGAAATTCGTCACATTGATGATGTGCGCCCTGCTATTGCTGGTCGTGATGAATTTATCATTGCAGAGCGTGACTTTGGTTTTGTTGTCAATTATGTGGTAGCAACAAGTGATACATTTGATATGAGCGGACCAGATGATACCAAGGGCGCAATAAAAAGAGAATGTCGTGGCATAAAATTTTCACCAAATGGCGAAATTGCAGCACGACCCTTTCATAAATGGTTTAATGTCAATGAAAAAGAAGAAACGTTGATCCGTAATATTGACATGACCAAACCACATTTTATAGAAGAAAAACGAGATGGTTCGATGCTACATCCTATGAAGGTCAATGGCGAAATTCGTTGGATGACTAAGATGGGCATCACAGAAGTGGCAATGCAAGCAGAAGAATTTATTGAAAAAAATACCAGATATAAGGACTTTGCTGCTTGGTGTATACGTGAACAACTAACCCCCATTTTCGAGTGGACCAGCCCAAACAACAAAATCGTAATTACATATAAAGAGGAACAATTGACACTTCTTTCGGTTAGGCATAATATCACTGGAAAGTATTTGATGTTGCGGTAATTTACCGCAACATCTTACAATTTTCGAAATGCCATCTTTTCATTTGAGACATAGCGCCGCTCTTGCTGCAATGCGGGCATTTTGTTATTTGAGGTGTTCTTTTTATGCCTTTTGAAACCCCGACTAATTCGCCTGAAATGTATCTTGGGTCTTTTTTACTAACTTGCATTGTATTGCCATGTTTATCCTTCACACTTACCATTCCAGTAGTATTGTGAACCAATTCACCAGATGTATATCTCGGATCAGTGGTATATATACTCATAGTTTTACCATCTGTAGATTTTACAGTAACCCTACCTTTTGTAACATGCTTTATTTCACCCGTTTCAAATCTTACGTCACCCCTATTAACCGAGAACTTGTTCCCGTAAGTATCCATTACAGGAACGAAACCGTTACAAATACCGACTAAATTTTTTGTTTGGTTGAAATCATCTGTGGAAACTCTTTTAACTTTGCCCGTAACGGTATCCAAAGCGACAGTCGTCCCTTTTGAAACGTGTTGCAATTCTTTTGTGATGAATCTAGGATCATCAACACATATTTGAAACGTATTTCCATTTTCATCCTTTACCACAACTTTTCCTTTGGTGTTGTGGAAAAATTCTCCCGATCTGTATCTGGGGTCATCTACTCTAACTTTAAAATTTTCACCACTTTTGTTTTTTACTGAAACCATGTTCGTATTGTCCGTCACACCCCAATTATTTTCATGCCCATTTAAGAAACAAGAATTACTTTTGGCGTTTACTTTTTTTAGAAATTTTGTTTCATATTCATATGTATCATACATATTTGCAAAAGTTTTTATTTTTCGAATCTTAAATGATTGCAATCCGTTTTTTTCGATTAGATATTTAACTAATTTTGAAGAGGTGTGATAACCATTTGGGGTTAAAAAATCATTAGGATTTGCGTCTTTCGCCCATTTCGCACCAGCATAATACATTCCAGTAGATATTTCTTGAATTATATAAAAGTAAGGTTGATAAATAGTCATAGCTGTAACTCCTTTGTTGTTATAGAGTAGTTGGGGAGACTCTCACATATCCCGTGAACTACGTTACTATTTATACGAAATAGCAATTGACATTCCCATAAAATTAGTATATTATGAACTCAAATGAAAATGGAGATGACCTATGCTACTAGAAAAAATAAAAGAATTTCGCATTCCTGTGGTTGATGTAATAGAACCATTTGATAATGTAAATATATTAATTGATTACACACGCAGTCTTAAAGGCGCGGAAGGATTTATTATAAGTTTTTCAGATGGACACAAAATTAAAATTAAAGCAGATCAATACGTGATGATACATAAGGTGAAAGATGCGATTCGCACTGAACGTCATATTCTTAACATTATCGTAAACGAAGAAATGGATGATTTGATTCCTATTCTGGATGAAGAAGATGTCAAGACTGTAAAAGACTATGAAACCCGTTTCAAAGTTGCTTTGGATAATGTCTTGGGTCGTCTTGAAGGTTTGGTTTTGCTTGCAAAAACCCTGCATGGTGGTGACAAGAAAGAAGTTGCTATTAAATTTGTGCCTAACTTGATTCATAAGCAAGATGCGCGTTTCATCTTTTCTGTTCTTGACGGTAAAGATTTGCGTCCTTTGGTTCTGGATCATATTGCTAAAAGCGTGACTAAAACTGAAAAGTATGAAGAACTTGTGAAGTGGATGGATATGGAATGAAGTATAAAGTATGTCTTGAAAGTGATTATGTCGATGATTTCGAACCAGATTGGGAAATTGTATGCGAACCAGATTGGTTGGACTACGAATTAAAAGAATATTGCGATCATCTTTATAGCAATTGTGACGGATGGGAATGGATGAAAAATTCTTCTGACCGTATTATTGCTATTGACGAATCGGGAAAAGTATCGTATTATAGCTTCGAAGTAGACTACGAACCCGTATTCTATGTGAGTGAAGCGAGAGATGAAAATGCTTAAAAAAATTATCGAATTTCCTGTCCTTGTAGTTTTTGGTGCTATGATGCTTTTAGGTCCAGCATTTTGGTATGTGATTGGTGCGCTTGTAGGCGTGTTCGGTTTGGGTATTCTTGTTGGGTTTATGATCTAAATGATATATGCTGATGTGTTAATGCGTAAAGCTAAAGATGGCGGTCCTGAATCGCCTGTTGATGCGGATTTTCTTTTCGAGATAAAGTCTTTGGGAAGTGTGGCATTAATGGATAAATGAAAACCACAAACAAAAAGACCGATTTGACACACCTTGGATTGACCATAAAATTGGGCATTCCAGAAGGAATCTAATTCCATTAGATGAATGGAAAGAATGTTGTGAAGATGGTGGTTTCATTGACTATGATGGTTATGGAAGTGCGGTAGATGAAAACTACAAAATTATTGAAATTGTAGATGGTATGGATTACGAAGGGAACCACATATGGCCTTCTGATTATACAGTATTGGGCGGCGCAAAAATACCTCTTGAAACAAAATACATTTTGTGGTATAATCGCTAAAATCAAAATATGCTAAACTATGAGGAACAAAAGGATGAACTGGTATCAATGGTTGGGTTATAATAGTATGGATGTTAATGCCGATACAGAACTTGATGCTCTTGAATCAATGAAGAAAGCGTATGTTGCTGGTCTTAGGCAAGCGCACGACTTGCTTGATAACGCAGAACCAGAAAGTTTTCATTTTGTTAGGCGTGAAATCGAAAAACTAATAGAGGAAAGCGAATGAAAACAAACAATAAAATACCATGTATTGTCTGTTCAAAAGAACTTGACAACATGGAATATGACATGAAGGATAAAAAGGTAGAAGTTCATCCTATGGGTGGTTAATTATCACATTTTACTAATTCGTGAGGCCATTTATCCATTCCCCTTGCTCTTGCACGGCAAGTGAAACCTGATTTAGTTGAAACTAAGCCTGTCTCTTGACACACCCATTTCTGTTTATTTGGATGTTTGCTTCATGTTTTTTAAGATGATTCTTCCATTTAATACCTGAACCTTCATAATCTTCTATGTCTCTTCTGACTGATTTGCCAAAATATTTCAAATCACAGTGTGAGCACTGTTTTATATAAAGTCGTGTATGTTCTATATGCGTATATAAATAATCCATGCTGGAAACTCCTTTGCTGTTTTTAGAGTCGTTGGGATAACCACCACGAAATCCGTGAACGACACTTTTATTTATAAGAAAGGTTATTTTTATGATAAACTCAAACGAAATAAAATGTATATTGTGCGAGAAAAAAATGGAAAATTGGTCTTACGAAAATAGAGATGGTTCGTTTACAGAAATACATCCTGTTAGCGGCGGGTTATCGTTTCGCACATATGGACATTATGGGTCTGTTATATTTGATCCTATGGGAACTGGCGAATGTCTTGATATCACAATCTGTGATTTGTGCATCATGAAAAACCTTGATTCGGTTAAAGGAACAGGCAAGCAGGGTTTGCTTGATAATGTAGATATGTTGGTTGATGCAGCAGAAAGGCATGGATGATGAGTAAAACAACAGAATTCATGAAAAAAGTTCTTTTAGATTATGAAGAAAGTCTAAGACAGACGGGAAGAACATCACACCTAATCGAACAAGCTAAGGCGACAAATTCTGTCATAGTATGCCACAATTTCAGTTTTGTCTATGCCATTAAGAAAGAACATGATGTAGAAGCCATATCATTGGACACATACTTGTCAGAAGAATACCATAGAGGGAAGAAGCCTAGAAGTTTTATTTTTGACAGTCCAGCAGAATATGAAATCATAAGAATGAAACTTGAAGAAGCCGAACAGATTATGGGTATGGGAGAAAAATCGGTATGGGGAAGATTGAACCGCCTTTCGCCAACTACAATCGCGCAAAGCTAGAAAGACTTGTAGTGGAAGGGTTTGAAGAAATAGAACGTAATGCTTATGACATGAACAAAAATGCAACTTCATGGGGGACGCCTACTGGACTACCCATTGACCCATTTGATTTTCAAGTTTTGGTCGCAGCCGACTTCTATCTAAGGATGACAAAAAATGATGACAGATGAAGATATCCAAAGAGCAATGGAAAACATGAAAGACACGCCACAAAAAAAGTTGCAAAGAATGTCTTTACATTTTGATGGTATTGGTATATACACTAAGGCTAGTTATTGCATAGAGATTGCAGAGTATATAACTGAACTTGAACAACGGTTAGGAGGCATACAATGAAGATCTATATTGTTGCAATTTCAGTACTTCTGATTGGATATGTTCTAGGCGTGGAAGTGTCTAAAGAACTGAATGCAGACACTGGCGAATATTGTATGTCCGTTTATCAGACTCCTGAAGATATATCCGAATGTCTTTGGATATTGAATCGCGAAAATAACTAAGGAGATAGTCATGTTTTTTGATTGGTTTGGTAAGAATTGGACGCCACGTCTAAGCGAACCTACGCCTTTGTGGCGCTATGGGCCAGAAATTAGAACAAAAGAACAACCACCTAGAAAAATATCTGCTAATGATGACACTATGACACGAGCAGAAAATATTGTGTGGGCACTCGGTTTCGAAGGCGATGTTGCACATCTCGAAAAAAAGGTGTATGAAGCCCTAAACGAATACGAAAAGTTGGATAAAAATGTCAAAGACGAAGTTTGATATTACTGCCATAATTTATGACAAGCGTGGGCGCGTTCTTTCGGTGGGGAAAAATAGCTATTTCAAGACACATCCACTACAGGCTAGACATGCAAACAAAGTAGGGCTTCCTGACAAGACCTTTCTTCATGCTGAAATTCATGCTATTGCACGTTGTCGCAACTTGGACAAAGCGCATAAAATAGTTGTAATGCGCTTTGATAAAGAAGGTGTGCCTAAGAACGCGAAGCCTTGCCCCGTATGCAGAAGCGCAATTGAAGCTTCTGGAATTGAATATGTTGAACACACATGAGGATATAATGAGAGAAATGCGTGATGATGTTAGCGTAGAAGATCTGGTAGGTTTCACTACCATGATTCATAAAATGCGACCAGACTTGAAAAACAAGATAGTCTTACAAATTGAAAAAAGTCGTGAAGGGGATAAGAATCTATGTTTCCACTTATACGACAAATATAACAAAGAAACTCCGACACCCATCGAAAAAAGCGAAAGCACACGAATTATGATTTCTTTGGAATTGGTGATGGAATTTTTTGGGATTGATATTAATGCAACAGATGCGAAGGAAGTATAAATGGATTTTTTATTGTCAGAATTACATAGGGTAGGTATAGACTCACCTGAACAGATTAGACTTGTAGCACAGCTTATTATGATTAGCATGTTGGACAAATCTGTGTTAACATCGGCTCAAGAACTAGGCCCGATGGAAGATTCAAAAATTGAAATGGTGCGCCAACAAGTTTTTGGTGGTCGATAATGTCTGTTAAAGTAATTTGTGGATATAATGACGCTGAATTTATCAATATGACCAGATTCAGTCTTGAGGAGGCATTTGATATAGCCAATAGATATTGTGAGAAAATGAAATACGAATGAACGCACCTGAAAGTGTTGTAGCAAAAATACGTTCCCTATCTTTGAAAACTGTTAAAAATGGCGCGACAGAATCAGAAGAAAAAGCGGCCAAAGAAATGATTGTCAAGCTTTCCGATAGATACGGGTTTGGCAATAAACCTGCTCCTGTCAATAAGAATTCACAAGTAAAGTCTAGTGAAGAAACAATCAAGATGTTCAAAGATTCGATGGCGTTGGGAACTGTAGAACAAAAAGCGAAAGATATTGATTGGGATGTGGTTGCGAAAGAGTTGCTTAAAACATATGAATATAGCAAATACGTTCATATGACACATACGGCATGGGAAGCTTACAACAAAACAATTCGTGGTTTGCAAGACTCGACAAAACGAATATCGCTTGACATGTATAGGAAACACTGTTACAAGGTATTCATGTTATTACATAAATGAGGATGAAATGTCTACTATTGAAAAACTAAAAGTGGTTACACTTGAGCACCGAAAAAACAAGACTGGTCTAGGTCCGTCTTTGCAGTTTCATACGAGCGAAATTGTCAATGTGGGTAAGAACCAAGGAAACCGTGAAACTACAGAAGATGAAGCTATTCAATATGTAAAGAAGGCTGTGCAGAAGCTTAAAGAGAACCCACATCACAATCCCCTTGAAGTATCTGTTCTTGAAGGTCTATTACCTAAAATGGCATCTGAACAAGAAATTCTTGATTTCCTTCGTGAACTTTTCACTGGAAAGCGCGATGGCGAAATTCCAAACAAGGGTGTTGTGATGAAAGAAGCAAAACAAAAATTCGGCCTTAGCGTTGATATGAAGCGTCTAAGCCAACTTGCAAATGAAACTTATGGAGTGTAAAATGACAAAGCTTATTAACACGATTTGCCTCATTGACCCTGCAAACATTGCAGCAATGATTTTTGGGGCAACACATCTTATCTGACAAAAATACTGCTCCCTATAAATACAACTAAGTATTTGTGGGGAGTAGTCTTATGACATTAGAAAAAATAAAAAAATATTTCATTAGGGTAGGAATAGCCTTATCTATATTAATGAATGTGATATTAGGCGGTTATAGCAATCAAGCATTCAGTGCAAGAAATTACGGTTGGTATCTTGAAGGCAAACCAAACTTAGTATTTCTTATAGATTTGCTATTTTTCAAAGACCCCAATCACTGCTTGAATTCATGGATTTATTGGGTAAAGAGAAAGGACATAGATAAATGATTCGTATTTTCGGAAATTCGCGCTGCACATGGTGTAATAAAGCTAAGAAATTGGCAGAAGATTACAATCTAAAATTTGAATGGGTTGACACTGACAGTCCAGAAAAATTAAAAGAACTAAAAACTCTACTTCCCGAAGTTAGAAATATTCCGCAAATTTGGTGGGGCAACCGTCATATTGGTGGGTATGAGGGATTAGTTACAGAAATCCAAAATAGCGTTGGTGGGTATGGCGAAGGCAAGCTTAGTTAAGGCTATGGTAAAAATGGCATATGAAGCAACACTAATCAAATCCATGATTCAGTATGATATCACGCTTCTTGAAGCATTGATGATAGACATGCAAGAAAATGCGGTTGACACTGAAAACGTATTCGATTTGACGGATTATCTCGAAGAAATGTTTGATCAAAACATGGACAAGGTTGCCTACTATATGGAAATAATAACAGGCTCGCAACCAGACATGTATCTGAAACCCACGTAAAATCGCATAAATACTCCGAAAAGGAGTGTTTAAATGATTGTTTGTGGTATAGATTATAGTCTGACGAGTCCATCAATATGCGTCCATAGCGGCGAACAATGGGATTCGAAAAATTGCGTGTTTTACTATTTGGTCAATTCGGCAAAAAAAGTTGTGATAAACTCACAATTCAAAGGCCAAGAGTATCCAGAATACGACAGCGATACGAAAAGATATGATAATCTTTCGTCTTGGTCGTCATCTATCATAGAACAACATGATGTGGGCAACTGTTTCATTGAAGGTTATGCTTTCAATGCAGTTGGCCGCGTTTTTCAGATAGCAGAAAATACGGGTCTGTTGAAATATTACTTGTGGAAAAGTGGGCGCAAATTTGATGTTTTTGCGCCTCCAGCTATCAAAAAGTTTGCTACCACAAAAGGCAATGCCAATAAAGAAATGATGTATGAGTGTTTTCTGGAAGAGACTGGCATTGACATTCGCAAGGAACTTGATATAAAGAGCAACAAGCAGTGGAACCCCCTTTCGGACATTGTAGATTCTTACTTTATAGCTAAAATGGGGTTTAACTACTTGACAAATAAATAATTTTGTGATACAAAGATGTATTATGTAAAGTAAAGGAGTTGCTTCTATGTTAATCAAACGAACAAGTTCTATCAGCGGTATCACACGGGAAAAAGACATTCCAGTAAATCCAGAAGATTATATCAATTGGAAATCGGGAGCGGGGGGTATTTCGGATTTGATGCCGTATCTCACCAGCGAAGATCATGATTTTATTTTGTCTGGTATCACGAAAGACGAATGGCGTGACTTTATAAAAAAGGGACTAGAACAAGTAGAATGATAATCGTTTTTAATGGGCCACCAAGAAGTGGTAAAGACCAATCTTGTCATTTCTTGGTGGATAGAGGATTTGAACATCTGAGTTTTAAAAAGACGCTATTCGAAAAGACAATAGAATACTATGACGTAGATGAAAAATGGTTTATGAATGGCTACGACAATAGAAGCATAAAAGAAAGAAAAGAACCTAAACTGGACAACCTTTCTAGACGCGATGCCATGATTTTCGTAAGTGAAAAAGTTTATAAGCCAAAATACGGGTCTGATTTTTTTGGCGTACAATGCGCAAAAAACATAGAAGATGGTAAGGACTATTGCTTTAGCGATGGTGGATTTTCGGAGGAAATTATTCCTATTATAAATAAGTGTGGGACTGAAAATATTTGTCTAGTCCAATTGACACGTGATGGGTGTGACTTTTCTACCGATTCAAGAAGATATCTTAACGGAAATTTGGTAGAAGAATTTGTCATAAATCATAAAACACCCATAGAAAAATCACACATATTATCTGAAAAGTTTGCTATTAGAACTTATAGGATACACAATAATGGGGATGTACATGAGTTACATGAATCAATCGAACGAATCTGCCAAAAGGAAAAAAATGCAATCAACAAAGAAGCGTGTTCTTCTTGAAAACCCCTATGACATAGAAACCGTATTCGAGTCATTAGAAATTGCGAACGAAAGTGAAAAAGAACTGCTATACATGGATAGGCTTATAGCAACGATAAGACTCGATCCAGAAGGCGATCTGACAAACATCAACTATAGAATACTACTAGACTTAGGTCTTATGAAACTTTGAAAATTTAACATACAGGAGATTTGTTATGGGAAAGAAAGCATCAGGTAAAAATTACACCTCTAAGGGCGAGCGTCGTAATGTTAGTCGCGCAACCACATCAGGCATGAAAAAAATGCGTGATCCGTCTGAAAAATTGATCAATATCCAAACAGCGTATTGGAAGGGTCAGAATCCTTGGGTTACTATTGACAACCCTAACAAGAATGAAACAAACAAGCGTTTCATCCGCGTGAAGGCAAACACTCTTTGGGGCAACCCTAAAGAAAGATTGAAAAAGACATACATCATCGGCGGCGTTTCGGATTAAAATGAGTTGCGTTCTTAACGGTCAAGTGATCGATACAGAACTGTCTAAAAATGCGCGTGGGGGCACAGAAATGATGCGCTCACGCCTCATTCATAATGTGCCTAGCGAATTGTTGCAAGGATTCGCGATTCATTTTTCTAGACCTAGACAGTTATATAAAGACGTAATAAACATTCTTTACTGCCATGATTTGGCAGAAGATGGTGAAAACGATATTCTTAAAAATGGCGGCTGGACAGCGTTTGACTATTTTGTATTTGTCAGCGTGTGGCAAAGAGACCATTTCATAAAAGCGTTTTCCATTCCATACTCTAAGTGTTTCGTCATACCCAATGCAATTGAAACCGAACACACACAAAGATCCAAACCAGATGACGTGATAAACTTTGTCTATCACACAACACCCCATCGCGGCCTTGAACTTTTATATCCAGTTTTTGATGCCTTGACAAAAACATACGACAATCTACATTTGGACGTATTTTCTTCATTTGAGATATACGGTTGGGAATCCAGAAATAGGCCATATGAAGCATTGTTCGAAAGCCTCAAAAATCACCCACAAATAACATATCACGGAACCAAGTCGAATCAAGAAGTTCTAGACTCCTTGGAAAAATCGCACGTGTTTTTATATCCTTGCATATGGAAGGAAACTTCTTGTATTGCGATGATAGAAGCCATGCAATCTGGTTGTCTGGTCATACATCCTAACTACGGGGCCTTACCAGAAACAAGTGGTGGAAGAACAATATCATATGACTTCACAGAAGATGTAAACGCCCATGCAAATACAAGCTATGCGATAGCAAAGCAAGTTCTAGACATGGAAAAAGCTAATAAAGGATGGATAAATAGCTATACGAACAAACCAGAATATAGCTTAACAAAAACCAACTCAATGAGTGTTTTTACCAACAAATGGATTAGTATTTTACGTCATGTCAACATCAAAAGATAAGATAATCCCGTTTCCAAAGAAAAAAAAAGAAACGCACCCACAAAGCATAGAAGAATATGCGGCACGTGCTGCTGAATACGGCAGGAAGTATTCACAAGAATTTTGCGAAAAACTAAGCAAAATAGTGTTTTCTGAAATGGCGCGTGATGGGATAGACTTCGAAAAAAGAAGTGATGAACTAATGCCCAATTCGGTATTGGTCATGGAATCTATTTTAGCATTACATCTGAAAGCTAGTGGTCTAACCCATCCCCTTCAAGAATTCGCAGAAGATGCTTTCGAAGAAATGAATGGTGACGATGATGAAATGAATGGCGATGATGAAGAAAACTCTTGACACGGAACCCGTTATGCTGTATGGTAACAAAATTATATAAATTAAACGAGGTTCAAAATGGCTATACTATTAGATTATAATCAAGTGATGTTGGCGTCTTTATTTGCCAGCATAGGAAATCATCACAATGCTGATATAAATGAAAGCATGATTAGACACATGTTTCTTAATTCGTTAAGAGCGAATCGCCAGAAATTCATGAAAGAATACGGCGAAATTATCATATGCGCAGACGGCAAAAATTCGTGGCGCAAAACAGTTTTCCCATACTACAAAGCTAACAGGAAAAAGACACGCGACGAATCCGAATTGGATTGGGGCGAACTTTTCAGGATTATCAACACTATCCGTGAAGAATTGGAAGAATTTTTCCCATATAAAGTTATTCACTTTGATGCTGTAGAAGCAGATGATGTCATAGGAGCAATTTGTCACACCTATGGAAGTGAAATGAACATAGGTGAAAAATTTCTTATCCTTTCTGGTGATAAAGACTTCGTTCAGTTACAAAGATATGGTAACGTCTTTCAGTATGACCCTGTTAGAAAAAAATCTATAGAACATTCGAAGCCCGATCAATATCTTTTTGAACACATCTTGAAAGGCGATTCGGGTGACGGCATTCCGAACATACTATCAGATGACAATAGTCTTGCAGTAGGCAAAAGACAAAGACCAATGACTGCTAAGAAAATAGATATGTTCACGGCTGATTTCAACACTCTTTCAGAACCTGAAAAACAGAAGTTCGAAAGAAACAAGCAGTTGATTGACCTAAATTACATTCCTGATAAATATAAGACTGTGATACTTGAAAAATACACACAAGAAAAAGAAGTCGGAAGAAAGATGCTTTACCAATTTTTTGTTGGTAAAGGGTTGAAAAATCTTTTGGAAGACATAGGCGATTTTTAAGGAGTTTTTAATGTTACTTTCGCTATCTGAAATAATTAACAAAGCCATTGAATTGAAGACGGTTGACGAAAAAGTTGAATGGCTTGCCAAAAATAACAGCATATCTTTGAGAACAATATTGAAGATAATGTATGACCAAAGCATTTTACTTTTGGTTCCTACTACTGCACCGCCATATAAAGAAAGCGAAGCTGTAGGAACTGAAGGTATGTTATATAAAGAAACGAGGCGGTTGCGCATATTCATAAAAGGTGGTGGATATGACGAACTGAATCAAGTGAAGCGTGAAAATTTGTTTATTCAGCTTCTTCAAACGGTGGACAAAAATGACGCTAAGCTTTTGATAAAAATGATACAACAAAAGCCCTTGACAGGGTTGCCAGCTAGTGTTATACAAAAGGCGTTCCCAGGACTTATTACACAACAAGAGGAGAAGTGAGATAAAATGGCAAAGACGTTCAAAAAGTTCCGCGAGCAGCGTTGGGACGATGAATGGGATGACGACGATATCAATTCTAGCAAGAAAGAAAAGCTAGAAAATCGTCGCCAAAAAAGACGCCAGAAAGTAGAAAGTCGTTTTTCGGCTTTTGAAAATAATGACGATGAATAAACCCTCTTAAAGGAAACCTTATATAATGAAAAATGTGAAACTGTTCCTAGACCTCGACGGGGTTATGGCAGATTTTGATTCTCGGTTCCAAGAATTGTTTGGCGTGAATCAAGATACGATGACCGATGATGAAATGTGGAAAAAAATTAATGCCGTTCCAGATTACTTTGTCGGCATGTCCATGTGTGAAGGTGCAAAAGAATTTCTTGAATCTATAATGCATCAGAACCCAACTATTCTTACGGCATGTCCAAAAAGCAATTATCGTTCCGCTGCACTACAAAAGCGGCAATGGGTTCGGAATAATTTGTCTAAAGACATTGATATTATCCCTATGCTTGGTGGCAAAAACAAGTGCCTGTTTATGAATGGTGTTGGTGATGTTCTTATTGATGATTTCGAAAAGAACTGTAAGCCTTGGAATGAACTAGGCGGCTTTGCAATCGTACACAAAAATTTCAGCGACACTGTTGAAAAAATGAAGGAAATTGGCTTTGTTATTTGATAATGTGATTTTGGTAGATGCCGATGGGTGCTTTCTATACTGGGAACATTCATTTGATATGTGGATGATTATGAATGGGTATAAACTCAACACTATTGGCGAATATGATATAGAACACCGCTATCACGGGATCACCGCAGAACAAGGTGTTTTTCTGGCCAAGATGTTCAATGAAAGCGCCGCATTAGGAAAACTTCCTCCATATAAAGACGCCATAAAATACATACGAAAGCTACATGAAGAACATGGATATGTTTTCCATTGTATTTCAGCAGTACCTAATGACCCACATGTGTATGATATGCGGATGCAAAACATTGAAAATCTGTTTGGTAAAACTGCATTTGAACGGGTTATCCTATGTGGCGAATCCGAAAACAAGAAAAAGCACCTTGAATTTTACAAGGGCAGTGGTTGTTTCTGGATTGAAGATGTCCCTAAAAATGCCGAATATGGACTCCTTTATGGTTTGGAACCCATCTTAGTGGAACATCATTACAACAGAGATTATGAAAATCCATACATGCTAAAAAAAGTTAAAAATTGGAAAGAAATATACGCTATTGTTACTGGTGAGAGAGACTGAAAACGCTAAATACAAGCGTAGGTCATACAAATGGTTATTTGAAAGGCGATCTACAATGGGTCGCCTTATTTTTTTACGGGAGATATGATGCCAATATATTCAATTCGTGACAATACGACGAATGAAGAATTCGAAGTTAACATGAAGTTTTCCGAAATGGAAAACTATCTAAAAGACAATCCACACTTACAACAGATATTCAACAAATTCCCTGGTTTGGGGGATTCCGTTCGTCTTGGTATTAGAAAACCAGATGACGGATTTCGTGATGTTTTACGGAACGTTAGACACCATCACAAAAAAGATAACATCAACACTTGGTAAGAAGTTCTTTTCTTTTTTTGCCTTCTTTGGAACGAACTACAACATATTCCCAATCTTCCATTGGGCCTGTTTGACGATAGTATATATCTTTTGAAATTTGAACGCAATTGCCTGTCTTATCTCTACATGAAATTGAGCCTAGAAAATTATGTGTTTTATTCTTTATTCTATCATGTGATGGATTTTTTTCACCTAAAAAATTATGACTTCCTTCAACAACTCTTTTTTGTTGATAAGCTTTCAAATTTTCTTTTCCTAAATCTGATGAAAAATAGTGGTTTCCGTTATCTATAGCTTTCTGAGTTCTACTTTTTGCTACACTCTTTTGCCAGCTTATATCCAAAAAGTGATGTGTTCCATCTGCAACTCTTTTATGCGATGGGTTATTATTACCTAATAAATTATGCGTCCCCTCATCAATTCTTTTTTTATTTGATTGTTTTTGTATGTCGCCACATAAAAGATGATGTGTCCCTTCTTTTACTTTTTTCTTGTGCGAATTACTCATTTTTTCTCTGGTGGACGCCAGACCCGAAAACCCCATGTCACCACCATTCCCGCGTTCTTCCGTCAAATTTGCCCAATCACTGCTTTTTACTATGTTCCACAACATAGAAAAAAATAACCCAGTTCTTTCAATGTCTTTTTTGTTTTCTGTGGCGAGTAGAATATCAGTCGTATATTCGTATCCATGTTTTTTAAGATGTCTTAACCATCTTTTACCCGAACCAGTATATTTGTGAGGGTCTTCTTGTGAAGTTATACCCAGATATTTTAAACCTGTTATTTTGTGTTTTTTGATGTAAAGATAAATAGTCATAGCTGTGTTGCTCCTTTTTTAATCAACATAGAGTTAGTGGGTGTTCCAGCACCGCGACTAACAACTATATTTATATAAATAGCTATGTGGAAAGGAGTGTTTGTATGGTATATATTAAACTACAACTTATTGAAACATATACATTTGCGATGATTATCGCTCATCCACTTTCTCATCAAAAATATAACACAATAAACGACTTCTAAGGAGAACAGAATCTTTGAAGTCGATAAAGGAGGTTTCATGACAAAACGTCTTCCAAAGCGCAAGCGCACCCAAGTAGTAAGAGAAACCGATTATCTTGTCAACAATAGATTCGTTATGAAGCGAATAAATCCGATAACACAAAACCAAGACAAGTTGTTCCAATCATATAGAGAAGGAAATCATATCTTGGCAATCGGTAGTGCGGGGACAGGTAAGACATACATTTCTTTATATTTGGCACTTAAAGACGTAATGGCAGTAACAGGAGACTATAAACAAATAATAATCATTCGTTCATCTGTTCAATCAAGGGAACAGGGACACATGCCCGGTAGTGCTAACGAAAAGATGGCCAACTTCGAAATGCCATATATCGACATTACAAACAATCTCTTCGAAAGGGGTGACGGCTATACAATAATGAAGCAAAAAGGCATGATAAAATTTATGAGCACATCTTTTATCAGGGGTTTGACATTCGACAATTCAATCATCATTGTGGACGAATGTCAGAACATGACAGACAGTGAAATCAACACAATCATGACACGTGTTGGTGACAATTCAAGAATGGCGACGTTAAGCAAGATGACTTGATTTTGTCAAAAAATAGAGCAGACATTTCTGGTCTTAGTAAATTCATCAAAATTGCTAGAAAAATTCCGTCTTTCGACATTATTGAATTCGGCATTGATGATATTGTCAGATCGAACCTAATAAAAGAATATATAATAGCAAAAGAAACAGTAGAATCGGAATATAGATAAAATACTTACTCTGGATTGGCATGAGATTATATAAATAATATAATAACAGCCAATCCAGAGGTTTAAAATGTTTCATATAATTTACAAGACAGAGCACCCAAATGGCAAATACTATATAGGACGCCATTCTACCAATGACCCGAATGACTTATATTATGGGTCTGGAAAATGGGTTAGGTCTATAAAAGACAAGAGCGTATTAGTTAAAACGATATTAGAGTTTGCAGATTCTTTAGAGCACTTAAAAGAGTTAGAAGAAAAATATATCAACATGAACATCGAAGAAGAAAATTGTATGAATTTCAATAACAATTCTTGTGGTTTTGCAAGCGGTGAACTCAATCCTAGTAATAGAGAAGAACGTAAAAAAATCATGTCAGAAAAATTTAAGGGGAAAAACAACCCTATGGCAAAAAAAGGCAACCACACAGAAGAATCTAAAGAAAAAATTCGTGAAAAGATGATGGGCGAAAATAACCCATTCTACGGTAAAAATCATACAGAAGAAACCAAAGAAAAATTAAGAAGAATTAAGACTGGTCATAAACAATCAGAGGAAACACGACAAAAATATAGAGATAATCATAAAAATGGTAAATACGCACATTTAGACATGGGGAAAAACTTTAGGGGCAAAAAACACAACGAAGATACTATAATTAAAATGAAAGAGTCGCATAGTAAAATATCAAAGCAAAAATGCATTTATTGTGGCTTAGAGGCCAAACCAAATGCTATATCAAGATGGCACAATGATAATTGTAGAAGTAAAGGTGTTGACCACGCATGAATCAAGTAAGTTACAGTATATCCAATACGACAAATTTTACAGAAGTTGGGATCGGTTTTGAAGATCCAGAAACCATGTTTCCAAATATATGGGGTAATGTCGATTTCGGATTTACTGTAACTTTTTCAGTATCAGAAGGGACCGTAGTTGAAGTAAGTGCATCTACGGTCCCTTCACCTTACACCGTTGAAGTCATATCACCAAACAGTGTAAGGATAGAACGCAACCCAAATAATAACACATTTCCTAACGAATACTACGATTTTGTAAGATTCGAAAATGACTTCCAAGACAAGATAGAAGAAAGATTATTACCCCAAGAAGCTGAAAATTTTGATTCTGAATCAACAGTTTTTCTTTGGAATACGCCTTCTATAGAAGTAGTGACAAATACGCTACAGTTTAACATAAAATACTTTGATGATATGTTGATGATTGAACAGACTACAAATAAAGACTATACTCAAGAATTGCATTGGTTACAGACACTCGGTCTAAATAACTTAGTAGATTTTGTTCAAAGGAGTAAATATTAATGCCAGCATTAGCGGTATGCACAGTTGATAAAATAGCAACAGGGCACCCATGCACTTCTGTTGCCACCATACAAGGTTCTTTACAAAGCAAGGTTACTGTAAACGGCAATCCAGTAGCGGTTCAAGGTGACGCAATACAAGTTCACACTATTAAAGTTGGTAGATCCTGTGTCCCCCACGGCGCAGTCATAAATGGCGGTTCGTCAAAAGTAACCATAGCAGGTATTCCAGTTGCCAGAATAGGCGATTCGGCAGATGCAGGTGCAATAATTTCTGGTTCGTCTAATATTTTTGTGGGTGCATAATATGTCCTATACCCGTAAGTATGTTTCAGTGATTTATGATGATAGCACCCAAAAAGCCCTTAGAAAATGGGCTATTTCTAACAATTTAGACTTGGCGACAAAATATAGCGGCGCATCGCAAGACGTGGAAGATTTTGAATTTCACACTACTATATACTATAGTCTAAATCCTATTTACATGACCAATAGGGTTTCTAAGTTATTGTCTAGCAAAGCATTCTTTGCAGGATTTGATTTTCTAGGATATGAAAATGATATTCCAGTAATGAAAATAGAAAATGTTGGCGTCATGAGTCAATTACGCGAATTCTTTTCGGGATATGGAATCGTGGAGGAATGGCCTTCGTTCAATCCACACATTTCACTTTCATATGCGAGACAGCAAATTGATTTGGATGCCCTTACCAAACCTAAGTTCGATTTAATCTTTGACCGCGTTGTAGTAGAAGATATAGAGGAATGATATGCAATTTAATCATGTTAACAACTTTGTTTTTCCCGAAATGGGAGTCACGACTACTGAACTTGGTAGATATTATGTAACGCCAGAAGGGAACCGATATCCATCTGTCACGACTGTCATATCTAAAGGAACAGATCAGTCATGGAAAGAAGAATGGATAAAGCGTGTAGGTAAAGAAGAAGCAGAACGTGTATCCAAAAAAGCTACAATTAGAGGCGAATCTGTTCACGAAATTATTGAACAATATCTTAGTAATAATCCGCAATACAAGTATGGTAAAAACCCTTTCGATATTGAAAGCTTCAACAACATTAAGCACTTGCTTGATAAACACATAGGCGACATAGAAAGACTAGAAGTTCCGTTATATTCAGATTTTCTTAAAGTCGCGGGGCGTGTCGATTGTATAGCACAATGGGATGGTGTTTGGTCGATTGTGGATTTCAAGACCAGTAAAAAACAGAAAAGTAAAGAACAAGTTTTCCACTACATGTGCCAAGAATCAGCATATGCGTATATGTTCTTTGAGAGGACTGGAAAACCAATACCACAAATAGTAACTGTAATAACAGTTGACGACGACGAACCACAAGTGTATATAGAAAGATCTAAAATCTATCTACCACATTTCATAAAAATTAGAGAAAACGTAAGCATGTGAGGTTTAAATGGCACAAATGGAAATAATCAAGCGTCTAGACAGAGTTGCAAGTATAATTGAAATGGACTCCAAGAATCCTGACAACGTAAATCGCGCTAAAGAAATTCGCGTATTGTTAAAAATGTTGGAAAAGAACATGGAATGAAATATATCATCATTTGCGAAGAAAGGGGCATTTTTCTTGGGACTTATGCCCGTCTTGGTTTTTTCAGCATGTTAGATGAGTTTGGTTCGTATAAAGCTCCCTTGTTCGATACATTGAGGGAAGCCGTAGATTACTCCAAAAAATATATGGACGTCGAAAAAGAACACAAATACATGTATCCGTCTTTCAAGACAGGTGAAAAGTACGTTTCAGTGATCGATATAGTCAAAGCAGGATACGGCCAATATGCGGGCGATATGATGTCAAACCTACCAAACTATTCTGATACCATGCACTAATTTTTTTCAAAACACCTATTGACATGGCCTTCGTTCTATACTACATTCTAACTGTAGACAGAAACGAAAGGAACTTCTTCTATGGCCTATATTTCTCAAGAAATGAAGAAAAAGATCGCACCCGCTATTAAAGCAGTTATGAAAGAATTTGGTATCAAAGGAACTATTTCCATTAATAACTATTCGTCTCTTATCGTGACTCTGAAAGAAGGTGAAATAGATTTTGGTCGTGACTATTTACAAATTCATAATTCCCACGGTAGCAGCTTTTCAGGTAATGCGCGTTCTTTTGTCGAAAAAATCTTTGCTGCCATGAAAGGCGATGAATGGTATGACAATAGCGATTCCATGACTGATTATTTCGATACTGCTTATTACATGCGTGTAAATGTTGGTAAGTGGGATAAGCCCTACAAATTAATCGAGGAATAAAAATGAAGCCTTCATCTGCTTTAATCAACGCATCTATACAAGCTTTTGCAATTATTGGGGTAACGCATCTTGCATTATCTTGGGCAATATATCCATTATTAGTTCTTGCTGGTTTCATGATTTTTGCGCAGACTCTAGCGGCTGGATTTTTATTTTCTGGTAAAGAAAGTAAGATTACGAGAAACGAAAATGAAAGTAACGCATTATCTTTCATGATAACAGCTATATACGCGATTTCCACATACTATTTGTATACGCTCGGTTTTGTTTTCTTTTCTGGTATAATGGCGGCGCATGTAGCTATAATGTTTGCAACTACAATAAACAAAGGATGAAAAATGACTGACGTTCTATACATTTTAATGAGAAACGACATGGATAGTATGAACTGCGGAAAAGCAATTGCACAAGGTTCACACGCATCTAATGCATTCGTAAAACACATGGAAGGCTTTATCCAAGAATGGAACTTCAAGCCTGTTCGTACAGATCAAATAATGGCAAATATCAACGGATTTGCCAATTGGGAAAAAGAAACTCCACAAGGTTTCGGGACCGTTCTTGTCCTTGAAGCAAAATACAATGACATTAAAAATACTATTGACATCATGGATAAATTGGGGTATGTTTCTGGAATAGTTTTTGATCCAACTTATCCTATTCTTGATGGGGAAGTTGTCCATCACATCCCACTAGACACTTGTGGTTACGTTTTCGTTCCACAAAAAGAAACAGATTTTGTATCTGGTAGCCTTCTAGGCAAATTTCAACTACACAAATGAAGGAGTGAATAAATGAATGATGATGCTTACAATGTGACCGCCGATGAACTTCGTCAATTTATCGAACGTTGGGAAAGACTTCAAGCAGAAAAGCAAGACATTACAGACCAACAAAAAGAAGTTATGGCAGAAGCCAAAGGACGCGGATATGACACAAAAGTGATGAAAAAAGTGATTGCACTTCGCAAGCGTAATCGTGATGACATTGCAGAAGAAGAAGCAGTTCTTGAAATGTATATGTCGGCTTTGGGTATGATGTAATGGGGAGTGTTAGCTTGGTATGAGTAAAAAAATACCAATACCACCAAAATCCGAATTAGAAAGTATCTATGCCAAAGAAGGGATGACAATCTCTTCTTTGGCGAATCTATACGATACTTCTAACCCAACCGTAAGAAAATGGCTTATAGACCATAGCATAAAAAGAAAAAGTCATAAACAGGCTTCCACGGAAGCAAATTCCAGACACAAAAAAAGAATAAAACCTGATAAAAAACAACTCGAACAGCTATATTCTGAATCTACAATTGAATCGCTATCTGCATATTTCAGCGTGAGCCAAGCTACTATATACGAATGGATAGAAGAATGTAACATAGAAGTTAGAAGTCTTTCAGAGTCTACCAAATTGGGGAAGCAAAAGCAACATCAAGACATACATTTCACTAAAGAATTTCTTGACAAAGAATATGACAGAACAAAATCTATTATCACATTAGCCGAAAAGCTTAACGTGTCCAAAACACATATAAGAAATCAACTTTTGTCAAATGATATAAAAATAGAACCTATCAATCCACCTTGGCGTAGCAAAGCAGAAATAGACCTTTATGATTATTTGAAGGGTAAATTTCCAAACGACACGTGGATAGGGTGCGACAGATCTATAATAGCCCCATTTGAATTGGATATAGTTAACTTAGACAAGAAAATCGCTATTGAATATTGTGGTTTATATTGGCATTCAGAAACATCAAGCGGAAAGAAAAAAAATTACCACAAACAAAAATACTTGAAATGTAAAGAAAAGGGGTATAGACTAATAACAGTTTTCGAATCAGATGACATGGAAAAAGTAAAGTATCTAGTTTCAAAGTTGGTAGGTAGCACCAAAAAAATAGGGGCAAGAAAAACTCAAATAGCTAAAATAGATTCTAGATTAGCTATGCAGTTTCATAAAGAACACCATCTACATTCATCAGTTGGTGCGAGCCATCACTATGGTCTTTTTAATGGTGGTGATTTACTTATGGTAGCTTCTTTTGGAAAAAACCGTTTTAGCAAAAAATACGAATATGAGTGTTCAAGGATAACTTCACATAGTGAATACACAGTTGTAGGTGGCGTATCAAAATTAATAAATCACTTCATAAAAGAAGTGCGTCCTGAAAGTATAGTGACGTTTTCTGATCTTAGATTTGGCGATGGTAATGTATACTTGAAGTGCGGTTTTAACTATGTGGGCATGACAGAACCAAATTACTGGTATTGGAAGAAAAATACCACTACGCTATTTTCTCGTGTGAAGTTTCAAAAGCACAAATTGTGTGATATATTGGAAAATTACGATCCATTAAAGACAGAATATGAAAATATGATGGATGATAATTGGGATAGAATATGGGATTGTGGCAACGCAAAATTTATATGGGAACAATAAAAAAGGCGGGGAAATTTCCCCGCCTTTAGTTCGATCTGGTTGTTTCCAGATTCTTTTATGTAAAAATTACATAAGGTTCTTAACGCGCATCTTACGGTAGTAGACGTTTGTATTTGCTGTAAGACCACTTGGGTTGTTTGGACCAGCAAATGCGTTTGCACCTTGTGCGAATGGGTTTGCGACCATGCCGTAGCGTGTCTTGAACCCGATTTTTGGCTGGAAGGTGTTCTCACCGATTGCACGGACCATTTGTAGCGGAACGTATGGGCAATAGAACAAACCAGCGTCAAATGCACTAGAACCTTTGTAACCAACAACTAGGTAGTTGTTTGTTGCATATGGGTCAATGTAAACGCGGAAGCGTCCGTTAAGGATACCAGCAAAAGTGTTGCCAGTGTCATCAACTTGAAGGTTATTGCTGTTAAGTGCAGGGGTGTAGTCAAGAACACCAGCCATTTGCAATGCGGAAGCTACGTCCGAAGAACAGATAACGATGTTACCCTTCCCTCTACGGGTCGCTTTTGCGATTGCGTTAGCTTCTTGTTCGATTTGGAACATCAAGCCCTTGAACTTTTCAACAGACCAACGACCGTTTGCGTCAACATCAAGGTCGAATACGCCTCTTGCAGCAGTTGCTTCAGCACCTACGACAGAAGTTGCATAGATTGTGCGGATAACTTCGCGGTTGATTTCAACAAGAATCTCGCTAGAAAGAATGTTAGCAAGTTCTGTTTCAGCGTCAAGACCATGAACAGCACGAAGGTCTTGTGCAAGTTCAGTGGTGTATTCTGCTTTCAATGCGCGGCTTTTTGCTTCCACGGCAACTTTCTCAATCGAGAATGCCATTTCACCAAATTCGTTACCTGTGGTTCCAAGTGTTTCTGCTACGCCTGTTGCCATACCTGTTCCGAAGTCAACATCTGTGTTTGCAGATGCAGGGAACAACTCAGTTGTTTGTGCACCAGCACCAGAGAATGCGCTGTCTGCTTCAAGATAGAAAGCTTCCGAAGAAGTGTTGCCAGCCATCTTGTTAAACTTTGAACGCATAGCGAAGATAAGGCCAGTAGGACCAGTCATTGGCTGGACGCCAGCAATATCGTATGCAATCAAGTTTGGCATTGCGCGACGGACCAAGCTGATTAGAACAGGGTCATAACCCGCGACAGGGCCTGCTGCGTCTGCACCAGAAGAAAGTCCAGGTGCTGCACCCCATTGACCAACAGCGTTGGTCGATGTTTCCATTAGAAGGGAATTTGGTGACATTGTTGTGCCTTCACGGAGTGCGATTTCTGTGTTTTCCAGAATCGTAGCCGTTACAGCTTTCTTGTGGTTATTTTCGATTGGAGCAAAATTGCCGTGCTCCAAAAGTGGTCCCCACTTTTTAATTAACTGATCATTTGATAGAGTCATTTTGTCTCTCCTTGTTTTATTGTTCTTCAATACTTTTATTTATACAAAACCAATTTTTGCTTATCTTAGATTTCTAGCATTGATTGCAGCTACGATTGCATTAACAGAGTCATATTCAGAAACGCGCTTTTTGGTTGTTTCTTCTGTGATGATTTCCTGTTCTTCATCAACTTCTTCAACGATAGCGCGAGCTTTTTTGAAGAAAGATTCTTTAATTGTTGACAAATCACTTTCATAAGAATACAAGTCATCGTGGTCAAGCTTTTCAGAAAGAACACGCATTCTTTCGATTTGTGTTGTCGTCAAACCTTCACAAACTTCACCGAAAACTTTTTCTGCTTTCAAAGCCTTGACTTCTTCTGCAAGCGCAATATTATCATTGATCAACGTGTTTACTTTTCCAACTGACTCATCGATTTGCTCTTCCAAATCAGAAACAATATCAATCGTTTCTTCGTCAATTTCAACGTTGTGTTCGTAGAAAAGTTCTTTCAATCCATTCATGAAAGATTCGGCCATTTCTACTTTGATACCACTTTCAATTGCGACTTCATTTTCTTTTACCCATTCTGCAACAACGTAGTCGAGATATGCGTCTAGATTTTCGACAATATCTTCCATCGCTTCATTGACAGATTCGGTCAATCTGGTTTCGAATTCTTCTTCAAGTGCTTCAAGAATCTCAACAGACTTATCAGATGCAGCTTCATTAACAGCAGCTTCAAAAACAAGGGATAGCTTATCCTTGAATTCTTCGTTGATATCCATATCCTCGAACAAAGACTCGAAAGATTCTTTTACATGCTTCTTGCCCTTGGCTTCTTCCATGTCATCTTCGTCGTCTTCGTCATCTTCCATGTCATCTTCTTCTGTGATTTTTTCAGCTTTAGGATGAACCGCTTTTTTGACGTCAGCTTTCGCTTTTTTGATAGCGCCACCAGCAGGTGTTGCAGGGCCTTCTACTTCAGACACACCATCGTCTGAAACGATCTTGCCTTCATCCAATTCTAAATCTAGTTCTTTTCTCATTTTATTCTCCTTTTATGGATTATATTGGTATTTTCATAAACTTATTTATAATACTTGATTTTTCGTGAACGAATTATCGCTTATTAAGTGTGCTAATGAACTTTTCGAACACTTGAACAGCCTTTGCCTCATCCAAAGCAGAAGCTTTTTTGCTAGGCTTATAAGAGTTTTTCGTTTCCTTGATGAAAGAATACAACTCGTCAAGCTTTTTCATAGCAATATCAAATTCAGAACGTTCTACGAAGTTTTCTCTAGGGGATTCTTCTGTTATCGCAACAGATTCCGTGAACGGAACCCAAGATGATGCAGCAATGTCAAAATAGTATTCGGTATTTTCCATTATACCATTGACAAAGCAATTAGGACCAGAAGGATCAGTAACAATATCAACAGTAGCCAAATGAAAGTCATCTTGAACTTCCATGATACCTTTGTTTTCTTTTACAGTTCCGAGACCGCGTGTTGAAACACCAAAATAGACGCCTTCATCTATAAGCGTCTTGACGATTTCACCCATAGGTGTTCCAAGAATTTTTGCTTTACCATAGAAATTTGAGCCATCGCGTCTCATTTCTGTAATCAAGTGCGATACGCGATCACCATTTATTTGTGGGCCATTTGGGTGCCCAAGTTCGCCAAGAGCACGTTTGGTTTTAATGAACTGATCGTTGTATCGTTTCATTTCTTTTTCAAGAACAACGGAAGGATATATTCTGCCATTGCGATTCTTGATATCGCCTTGCATGAATACACCTTCTATGAAATAGTTTTTCTTTCCGTTTTCAGATGCTTCGGTTAAAACGCTGCATTCCTGATCGTATACTTCTGTAATAAGTTTCATGTTACCCTCTTTTATTTTTATTTATAAGCATCATGATTTATAAGAAACAGGAACACATTTTAATGCAGCAGTTGCAGAAATGGTATGATGCTTTTCTTTTTCAAGATATTCGATTGAATTAGCAGGCATTGTGAAAGAACCAATTACCGTGTTGGCTTCTGGATCTGTTACAGTAACGACAGACAATGAAGATGAAAAAATTCTAACCAATTTAGCATTGTTCACATC